CCGCCACCACCTCCACCTCCCCCGCCACCGCCATTCATTAGGTCGGCCGCAGAAAGGGAATTAAGCAAACCTTGCCATACGGATTTTGCGCGACGGACTGCCGCTAAAGCGGCACCGATACCAGAACCGCCTGCGAAAGCGTTGCCTTCTACTAAGGCATTACCAGTGTACATTGTAGCATGTTGATAAGCGGCATTTAATTGAGTGCCACGAATCTTATCAACTTTGCCATCAATGATGCCTTGAGTTTGGAGATGGTTAAAGACGATCGCATCAGAAGGTAAATCAACAAATTCTGCGCCATCTTCGCCAAGTAGATGGTATTTATTATCATAAACTGCTAACTCTGGGCCAAGTTCGCCAACAAGAGTTTTACCTGCCAAAGCAGCACCATAGGTTTGACCATTTATAAGAGCTTTACCGTCTACGTTACCTGTAAATTTAGTTGTGTCAGTTCGTTTTCCACCGCCAGTGATTGCTGTTGTAGCATCGCCGCTAGTCTTACTAATACGAACCGTACCAGAGAAATTAATTGGAATGTTGGTTTTAATAGATTCAATTAACTTCTAAACTTGGTTTACAACGGATTTAACATTGCCAGTAGAAGCACGGAAAGTAGTAAAATGAGAAGTATCAACATTTGCAATATAGCCTTTAACAGCTTCGGCAACTTTCTTAACTTCATCGCCATTAGCAGAGAAAGTAATAGTGCTTGTGCCTTGTTCGTTCAAAGAAACAAGGGCGTTAGAAAGCAATGAAATACCATCAGTATCTAAATCAAAAGATACACTACCACTAATTTCTTTAAGGCGGCCAGCCAAAGCTTGAAGTTCACCGACAAGGCCATCAATCTTACTTTCTGCCTATTGTGCAGATTGACCGATTTGGTCAATTGAAGTGTGGCTACCGCTTAGTTGTTGAAGAGAAGCGGCGATTTCATTGATGCTTGTAGAAACTTGTTGTAATCCAGAAGTGTCAATGTCGCCAAAGTTAAACATCTAAGACAAGTTCAATTGCGCATCAGAAGAAGCATTTAGAACTTGAGTAATGATGTTTTCATAGGAACTAATGAATTGATATGCCGCGTCATTATCTGCTTGAGCGATTTCTACAGGTACGTCAATTGGAGTGCTGGATAGAGATTGTTGAATTTCTTGTTCTGCAGAAGAAGTATCAGCCTCAACAGTAACAGGAACTGTTTGCGGCTGGCTAATATCACTCATACCGGCAGAAGCAACTACTGCACGAGGAACTAAGCTTGCACCAGTTTTTTCAGGAATGGCAATAATTTGAGGATTTTCAGGGGTAGGAACTTCACCTGAAACAGAAGTTTGAATCTCAATTTTAGCATTATTTTGAAGTTCTGCTAATGCCGCTGCAATACCATTAATTTTAGTAAGTGCATCAGAATCATCAACAGTAATTTTTATGCCATTAGACAATGAAGATTCAATATTCTAAACAGATGTTAGTAATGGGTCTACATTCTCATCGGTTGTTACTGTTTGACTAAAAGTAATTGTAGTCTTACCATTAATGTCAGGTAACGTATAATTGAAATTACCAGCATTTGTAATTCCTAAAGAATCTTCTGTAAATTTAGCAAAGTCAGATTGCTGGAATTTGCCATCTTTAAAGAACTAACTTGCATCACCGGAATAAGTGAAAGTACCAGTTTTTGCATTAACATCAATATTAGCAGTAACTTCTGCTTGCCCTTCAATAGGAGGTAAAGTTACTTCTCTAGTAAATATATCTTCATTTCCTTTGCCAACTTTTTGCTGGAATTCAGGATTATTTTCAAGATAAGTTTTTATAGATTTAATATGATAATTAACGGTAACATTACCTTCACCATCAACAGTAAAATCAACATCAGTAAAACCTTGAGATTCATATAAATTAATTAACTGTTGTTTTAATTCATCAGTTAATTTACCATCTTCAGTTTTAATAGTAAACTTATCTGCACCGCTAAATTCAACAGGAATACCCTATTGCGCCGCGGCTAAAGCTAAGTTAGAAGATAATGCTGCGCCGATAGTTTCAGGAATATTGCTCCAATCTTGTTCACTAATAAAACTGGTTAATATCTTTGCAATTTCTGATTGAGCGCCCTCTGCGAAACCCGCGAATTCTCCTGATTTTTCATCAAATACTAAATATTGACCTATTTGAGAACGTAAAGCTTCTGCAACAGTCATTGCCTAACCTTCAGTTAAATTAGGCAGAACTTCACTAAAACGGCCAAAAGCCTAAGCTAAAGCGGCTTCGCCAGCATCAACAAAGTTAAAACCATTTTCGCCAAAAAACGCCTTGGAAAAATCTTCGCCAAGTCCTAAGAATTTAGTAAAATCGTTATATCCTTTTCCGCCAAGTTCTACTAACTTTCCATTAACTGCTGTTTGTAAGTCAAGTTTTTTCTCTTCATTATCAGGTAGATTACCAAATTGGTTCCACAAATCTACAAAGTTAGATAATGTAGCTTCAACTTCTTCGCCATTACCAGTATTAAATTTAATACCTAATTTAAGGTCAACATCACCAATAGAACTTAAAGCATCTAAAGCTTTAAGCATCTACTCTAAACCAGAGAGGTACTTAATCTATTGACGAGCAACATCCTTCAGCCCATCAGACATACCTTCTGATATGGCTGACATTGCAGCTTCTACGCTAATACCCATCTATGCGGCAATGCCTTCAAGATTGACCTTACCCCATTTATCAGTATTAGCGACGACAGCATTTACAAAGTCCTCATAAGTTTTGCCGTTTTTGGTAAATAATGTGTTTAAATGCTCTAAACTTGCAGGAAGTTTTCCACCAGCATAACTTTCTATTGAGTTCTGTAAGAAATCCATCATATTATAGAAATCTTGATACCCAATATAGCCATCTTTGCCTTGAGCCTTTAATGATTTAAAAGCTTCTTGAACCGTATCAATCTATGAAACAAAGCTATCAAAATTCTTCGTTAAGCCTTTTGTCGCATCTTGCTCCATAAAAGTAAATTCATAAGCATCCTCAGAAAGCATCGCAGCAGAAGCAGCAGCACGTAAGGCATCTGCATAATCCCAAGCGCTCTTCGCGGCCTCATCAGTGCGTTCACCTCTATCTTTTGCAGCAAGTTCGGCGGCTTTCGCAGCTTCTTCAACTTCTTGATAGCTCTTAAATAAAGGCTCTTCAGCATCTTGCCAAGCTTCCCAAAGTTGTTTACCAAATTCGCCAGTACCAAGTCTACCAAAAGAATCATAAGCATTACGATATAAGGAAGCAGTTAAAGTTTCTTGGTCTTTTTTACCTAAAGAATAGCCTTTAGGAGTAGATAATGCCTAATAACCTGTCAACCCATAACGGTCTTGTAGTTCAAGTAAATCCGCGGCAGAAAGAGTACCTTCAATACTATCAGTAAGGCCACCAAGACTGGAGCTGATGTTTTTAATGAGATTATCAATATTAGTAGCTTGTTGTTCGGCAAGTTTGTGATTTAGATACTTTTCGCCAGCAGAAACTAAACCAGCATCTAAAGATTGGAGATAAAGTAAAATCCAAGCTTCAACAGAATTATCCATTGATTCAGCTGCGTTAAAAATTTCTTGCTCTGTATCTGTCAATTGTTGCAATTGAGAGCGATTAGTTAAATCATCTTTCCATTGCAATGCCGCAGTCTGATAAGTCTTTTTGAGTTGATCATAACGAGCAATTCGTTCAGTATTGCCTTCCCAGTCAGTAGGATAATATTTTTGATAATTTTTATATGGATTTTTTTCGGCCCAATCAGCAAAGATTTCTTGCTCTTTTGCATTTTTTGCCCTTAATTGTCCAAGAGCCTACATAGTAGTTTTAGTCTAAGACTCATTAATGCGTTGTAAAGCAATATCACTATTAACAAAGAACTTATCACCAATTAATTGGAAATCAGTATCTAGGTTTAAGTTCGCTTTCTTCGCGGCCTTAATAGCATCTTCTAAACTTAAACCATCCGCCGCGTCTGTAATAGCATCGCCCATTTTATCAAGTGAGCTTGCCATTTTATCAGAAAGGCTATCAAATGCAGTAATAAGATTTTCCGCACCAGTGTCAATAGCCATAACTGCATCAGCAATATCAAGTTGGCCAATATCACGTAATTTTTCTGCGGCGTCTATCTTACCCATGGTGGAGTCAAATTCAGATTCACCAAGAATTTGACGGACTTGCCCTTGAATGGCAGCATCAGTAATGGTTGCGGCCATAGACCATAAGTTATATTGACTTTGTAATAAATTATTACGAAAATCACTAGTTATTGTGCCTGCTTCCACTTGTGCTTGAAGAGTTTTAGCATACTTAATAATACCTTCAGAATAGGTTTCTGGGATTAATTTAGAAAGCTAATCAAAAGTCTCACCCATTCCTTTGGTTTTATCTAAAGCGATGAGATTGCCTTCTTGATCTCTATATTGATTTATTAAGGCTTCATAAGTACTCTCTTGAGCTTTCTAAATATCTTCAAAATATGCATCAGAAAAAATGTTTAAACCATGAATATTTTTAAACTAATCACGAGAAACACCAAAAATTTTGGTTAATTCATCAGCATATTGCTGTTCGGTTAATTTCCCTTCTTGAGTAAGTTGAATTATTTCGTTGAAATCTGAAATAGAACCATTCTTAGAAAGACGTTCATATAATGCTTGGACGCCGTTATTGGCACTATCGAACCAATTGCTAATCTAAGCATCAGTAATTTCATCTAAAGGAGTGCCAGTGGATTCAGCCCATTTTCGCACCAGCTAACTAACTAATGTATCAGCGTTATTTAATTCATTATACCCTTTCCCAGCAGCGTAACGATCCGCACTAGTTTGTTCTCCAGCGAGAATTTCATCCTATACTTTGCTAGAGATCTTTGCAGAGAATAATTTTTGCTAAGCCGCTTTAATAGTCGCATTTTGCTGCTCAATTTGCTAAGTTAAGTCTGCATTAGTAGAAAAATATTCTTCCCATGTTTTTGCAGAAGTGCGAACTAGCCAAGTAGGTTTTTTGGCATCTTTTGATGACGCGGAAAAGATTTCATCTCCATAAGATTTTACGAAAGCTAAGAAATTATTTATAAAATCTTCTTCAGAATCACCTAAATGCTCTTGCATCCAATCTTGAACTATGGCATTATCAGTATCAATGCGTTGTAATACAGCTGACTTGTTTTTAGATAGCATAATCGCATCTTTTTCGCCAGCGGTAGTACTCATACCATATTCAGTAATATCATATTGTGAGCCAAGCTCTTCGCGTGAAGAAACTCCCGCAACTTTAAAGACAGATTGTAAAAATTCTTTATCGTGAATTGCGTCATAGGTATTTTTCTATTCTTCGCTTTCTTCCGCTGTCCAAACCAAACCTTTATCGGTTGTTTTCTATTCTTCCTATAAAGTGGCTAAATCTGCCTTAGCTTTTTCTATTTCTTTTTCTGCTGCAGCGATTGTTGCTTGTGAGCTCTGCTTTCTTGCGATAGCTAAAGCTTCCTCTGCGGAAGTCAAATCAACGATTGCATTACCGGCTTCATCAAAAGTAACTGCCAAATCAGGTAAAGACTCAAATAATGAATTGTTTGCTTCTAGCCATTCTTTCTTCGCATCTTCACTATTATATTGATTCTTTTCAAGTTCTTTAAGCTTTTCAATACCTTCAGAAAGAGTTGTTACTCGCTATTTACTTTCAGCCCGTGCTAAATTCTTCTCTTCGAATTCGTCTGCCGCTTTTTGGGCTTTTTCTTGAGCTAATTCTAAATCAGTTGGCCAAGAAGAAACCAGACTAATAATACCTGTTAAACCCGCTGCGACAGCTCCTACAACAGGTACTGCGCTTGCTAAACCAGCAAGTGCCGGAGTAGAAGCGGCCAAAGAAGAAACTAAAATGGATGCATTGGAAAAAGTTGACGCAGCATTACCAGCAGCAGATAAACCAGCCCCTAAACGCTAATTAGAGGCAGATACAGCAGAACCAGCCATAGACAAACCGCCGCCAATAATAGTTCCAGCCATTAAAAGTCCACGATGAGACTATGCCCATGTCTATTGCTATTGTGGTTGTGTGCCTGCAGGCTTAGGCTACTACCCAGGTATAGCATTTTCGGTACCAGTCGCGGTCTATTCAGCTTTTATTCTTTCACTTTCCTCTTTAAAACCTTCATATATATTACGAGCAATTTTTTCGCCCGTGGTACGCCCAGTAGTACTAAAGTCTTCCATCATACTTTTGAAGTTCATACGAACCTGTCCAAAAGCATTTGAGAATAAACTAATACCCAAATTTGCCAGCATCTTCAAAGCAGAAATAATGCCAGCGATATTCATAATCGCAGTAGGCTTAGAAAGTTTATTAAAACCTTCTAATACCGCATTTACAGAATCTATTAATCCCTTAAAGAAGTCCCCATTCAACGCGCCCATATAGAACTGTTGGAAACTGGTCTTTAAGTTTGCCTATTTACTTTCTAGACTATCAAGTGTTTTACTATATTGAATTAATCCCGCGTCTTCAGAATCTTCCGCAGCAGTAGCGACTTCACGCAAACGTTTGCCGTTGCTGACTAAGGCAATAAAACGGGATTGTTGCATAACCTAAATACTTTCATATTTAGCCTGACCATATCTTCACCAAATGGTGTGAGGCACTTCGGAATTTCTTCCTACTCCTTTCGGATGGCCGATGAGCCTTACTCTTAATAAGAGTCTTGGTTGCGGATTGTCCAATCAATAATCTTTTTACGATACAGAGGTAATTATTCTCTCCACATAGTATATTGCTATCTATGTTTCGTAATTATTGCTCTAAGGAGGTTCCCGCAGTTCACCTCATTTTATTTAGGGATTTTTAAGCCGCCCATGAAACCGCCAACTAATTCAAACGGTTACCGGCTGCGATAGTTGCTACATAGCGCTGTGAGTTCTTATCTAAAGTATCCCATTTATCGGCTAATTCAAAGATTACATCATCAAAATCTCTAAATTGGCCTTGGGTATCCAGCAAAGAAACGCCGACAGAAGCAAGAGCAGTTTGGACTTTGTTTACATCTATAAGTTCGCCGTCTTCGTCAAAAGCAGAGCCTTTCTTCATCTCGCCAAAACGGGAGATAATACTCTTTAATGCACTACCGATGTTTTCCCTTTATGTTACGAAAAGATTCGCTACATCTTTCCTTCTACAGGCTTTCCCTGTAGAGCAGACTATATATTCATCCTTGTTTTACAAGGCGGGAGCCTTTTCAGACTGCTTAGTCTTACGAGAGCGTAACTCTCTAGTCGTTGAACCTTCTTCTTGCGAAGCTTGGCTGCGGGTTAAGCAATCTTTAACTTTTTTACTATACCAAAGCCACTACACTTTGCCGCATATTTTTAATATGTTTAGTAGTTAAAGCTCTAAGCCTTTCCCCGTCAATTAAACTCCATTCATATTAAGGATTACTCCTTAACGACCCTATTTTGCTTGTAAATATATTTCTTTTTTACGTGGTAAAGCGAATTCATTATTGTCATATAATTTAGTTAAAAAATCATAAACAAAATCTTTATGACTAATAACCATCTAAAATGCTTTTGTCGCAGTTTTAGATATTTTTGCATTGTCTTGTAAATTTAGACGTTCTTTCATGCCAGTAAGAAAGTCTTCTGTTCCAAGAACAATAATCCTATAACGATGCTTATTAGTATCATATTGAATATATCCATCACCATCTATATAACCCCTAAAAAAGGGATGTAAAAATTCATTTGGAACCTGTTGTTCTGATGGACAAATTAATGTTAAACTTTTTCTTGGAGTACAACCTAAATTAATTAAATTCTATTTAGTTGTTTGGCTTGTAAAAGAAGAAGTATATGAAATATAATCTTTTCCTTTTACGTGTTTAACAGATTTATATATTTTATTCTAATTTCCGCAATAGTCATGAAACGCTTTTACTGTTTCATAATCACTTTCTTTCAAAGTTAAAGTAATTTCTGGTTTAGCTTCTCTAATATTACCATCAGCATATAAGAAACCTAACCAATACGCGGCTTCATTAGAATCAATTTGATTAAATTTAATAATTTCAGGTTGTATAATACCTTTACCATTTCGTTTAACTTGTTGATACAAATTTTCTCTTACCAGTAAATTTTTTACGCTTTCCCAACGAGTATTTAAAGTATTAGCAATCCAATTAATGCTCTTTCCTTCTTGATAATATTGTATGATAGTTTGTTTTTGTTCATTAGTATACATTAACTATCACCTCCATTATTAAGTAGAGAAGCGCCTAGAAATTCTAATACTATTTTCAAAATAATTTACATTTTTTCATAAGGACTTTCGCGTGTCGCTTCACCTTTCTACCGTCCTTTTCAGGATATTTAAACGGAGTAGACTATACCATCAACTTATTTTTAGGTATAAAAATAAGCCGCTCATTGATAGTCGTTGAGGGCTTCACATTTCTGTGCTATCCCTGCGGATTACCCAATCAATAACTTTTTTACTATACCTTTGGAATTACCCATTGCCATCATCTTATGATTTAGTAGTTATTGCTCTAAGGGTTTCCCCGCATATTCTGAGTTCAATATTATCTTTCAATAATAAGGGGCTGGTTTTTAGTCAACCATTGTAGCGATCATCGCGGTTGTATTTTCAAAACTACTACCAACGTTTGCTGCGCCGGAGGCAGTTTTAGACATTGCTTCAATCAAGTCTTGAGTATCTGAAGCAGTTTTCTTTTATGTTCCAAGTAAGTCGTTAATTTACTTGCGTTCTCCCATGAACTGCTTTATGTTTCCATAAAGAACAGACTATATCTTTAAACATTTAAATGTTTATCATCCGCTTCGCTTTACTTAAAGCTACTAATTAGTCGTTGAACTTTGAAGATAATATATTGGGAATTTTTTTATAATCTAAATAACTAATTTCTAACAATTCAATATTGTGTGCCTTACAATATTCTCGTTTGTTTTGATCTCTTTCCTAAATTTTTGCTAATGGCTCCCAAATCTGCGATTTATCAACATAATGTTGTTCTCCCTGATATTCAATAGCTAAGTTATAATCAGGAAGATAGAAATCAAATTTATATCGTTGATATGGAGACAATAATGGTTGCTGAGCGACAAAACTAATCTAATGCTCGGCCAGCCAAGCTTCTATAGTGCTTTCTCCTTTACTTTTATTTTTGTTGCATTTAGGGCAACCTCTGGACTTTAAGAAGTTGTCATATCGCGTTGTCCAACAAAAACCGCAAATATGCTTAATTAAAATAGAGGAATGAAAATTTTGATATTTTAAAATTTTATATTCATTCTAACCAAATACTTTATTAATATTTTGCTATGCCGCTTCAATTGTTAAAGTTTGTTTTTTAGCAGAGCTATTGCAATTCGGGCAATGGTCTGGATTTGCTATTAAATGAGTATGCTGTCGATAATAAATAGCCCCGCATTTTAAACATTGTAATTTAGCATTTCTAGTTTTTTCAGAATTCCAGCTTAGAATTTTAAAGCCATACTATTCTCCAAGATATTCTGCTTTCTGTTCTCCTGAATAAAAATGTCGTTCTTTACACAAATTTACTTTTGTCATTAATTTTTCTGCACAACTACTTTTCAAAATATTACCACACTCTAGGCACTTGATGGTAACTGGTAATTTGATATTTTGATATTCTAGAACTTCTATTTTAGAAAATGGATTTAATTTTTCTAATTTTTTCTAAAAAAGTTCCCGAGTCATTAATTCTCCCATATATATTATCCTCCTTAGCTGCTGATTGTCTATTATTAGTATTAGTATTTGCCAATACAATCCCAATCCTTATTTCTGCTTTCGCTCCATTCTTGATAATGAGGTTATCAAGTGTGGCAATTGGGCTTTAAGAGTTCCCAGCAATTCAAATGATTTTAAGCGACCTAAATTCAAGCCGCTACATTACTATAAACGTCCGTAACGTGAGTCGCGTCCTCCATGTCCATTTTGAACGCACGAATAGCTACAGTCATACCGTCTGCGGCATCACTGTAAGAAATACCAGCAATACGAGCCATTTTTAATGTCTCGGTTGTTGCCGCCATTACGTCTGCAGTTCCTAAGCCTTGCTGGTAATAAAGTTGCGTTACTTCATAGACACCTTGAGTAGTTACGCCGTATTGTTTTGCGATGGCCATATAATCGTTAATTTGGCCCCATAAGTCACTTACGCTAAAGTCTGTAACTACAGCAATATTGGTCATTGCCGCATCAAGGTTCTTTACATCATTATAAGCTTCACGGACGCCTTGTTTAATTTGAGAAACAATCTCTCTCGCACCCATCCATTGACGGATGCTATATTCCATGCGCTGCTTAAAAGCTTCGGCTTCAGCTTGCGCGGTTTTATCAGCATTAAATTCTTCTTTATATTTTGTGATAAGCCCACTAGATTCTTTACGATTTTGTTCACTTTGAGCAAAAGCCTGCAAACCTTTTTGCTAACGTTCAGCAGTTAGACGAGAAACTTCTTGAGATTTCGCCTCATTTAAAGCATCAACATCTTCTTGGTTGGTATATCCATTAACTTTCTATAAAGTTTGAATTAATTCATTGAAACCTTGTTGGACACCAGTTAAGGTTTCATAAAAAGTTTCAAGATTCGCTTTTTCTTGAGTTAAAGTTTCATATTTCTCTGCATTACTGAGAGCTTGTTCATTTAATTTTTTATATTCTGCGTCTTGAGCAAATAGATCAGTTTGTTTTTGTTTTGCTGTCTATTGACGAGTTTGCGCAGTGGCCTATTTTGCTCGTATAGTTTGAATATTACTGCTGACCTATTCACGTTGTGCCTGTACATCATTTAATTCTTCTTTTAAAGAATTATTTTCTTGCTATAAAGCATTTATTTGATTTTGATATTCAATGTTTTGTTGTTTTAAAACGTTCGCTTCATCCTAGCGCTATTTATCTTGTTCTAAAACAGAAGTTTCTCTGGACCCTTTTTTGGTCCCATATTTTGCCATAGCTTTCTACTAAGTTAGGAAATTGTCATAAAGTTCTTTCCCAATGCGGGTTTGCTTTCCCTTTCCTTTAGAAAGCTAAGAAGTTAAATTATCTTCTAAAGCTTGCTAATCAACTTTACCAGTTAATAGAGGCGCCAAAGTAGAAGCATCAAGGTTTAAACCACCTTTTGTTTTAAACCAACTGGTTACTGCTTGTTGCTAATTTTTAGTTAATTCTCCAGTAGTAGAATCAACCATTTGCATAATTGCACTAGAAATTTGCTAAGATAACGTGCCAACTGTTTTTGTATCACTAATTCCATCACCAACAGTGGCGAATATATCAGCAAACTATTTTTTAGCAAATGTCAGATAATCTTTAGGAGCTAAATCTCCGCTCAAACGTGCATTATTAGCTTCAATTTTGCTTTGAATTTCTGCAGCTTGCGCAACACGAGCTTGCTCTTGAGCAAGATATTCAGGAGAGCGTAATTGAGTTTGAATTTCATCATGACGACGATTTAACTCATTACGTTTTACTAATTGCTCTTTTTCTTCTGCAAGAGCTTCCTAATAATCTTGTCGTGCAAAAACTTCTTCATCTAATGCTGCTTTATAATCTTTGCTACGAATAATTTGTCCTTTGCGTTTATCTATCGCGGCGACATCTTTAATTAGAAAACCACTTGCGTCAACTTTTCCTAACTCTTTTAATTCTTTATTAAGATTATTAATTTGTTGTTGAGTATTAGTCATCGCTGTATTAATTGCAGCGCTATTTTCACCAACAGTTTTGTTACCAGAAATTTGTTTTAATTCGGGAATTTTTTGCGCTTCTTGAATTATAGTATTAGCTTTTTCTTTTTCTTCTGGCTATAATCCTTTAACTGCTTCATTAAGAATCGTCTTGTTCGTAGCTTCGGCAAGAGTTTTCTTCTTAGCAATAGCTTCTTCTAACTTAGCATTAATTTCATCTAAAGTAGTTAATTCTCCTTTATCATATAAAAAGCTAGAAAAACTACCGGTTGCAAGATTATTGCTTAAAATTTGCGCAGTGCGGTTAAAGCCTTTATTCGCTTTATTTAAGTCATTTAAATCCTGCTCACTTAGTAACTATTGATTAGTAATACTTTGATACAGATTTAAGAATTTCTTTAAAGCTGGCAAATTCTTAGTAAAGCTCTTACCTAACGCCGTCCCTGGGTCAACATGACTGAATTGTTCCGTAAGGTCATCAACAATTCTTTTCATTGATTCCGCATTAGCTTTAAATTCAACGCTAACAGGAATATTACGAGCGCTTATTGCCATATTTCTTCTCAACTCCTTTTACCCAAAAAAATAAGTGCTCCCGAATGGGAGCACATATTATATACCAGAGATGTCTTCATCAAGATATTGTATTTCGCATACAACATCATCTCTTCCTTCCTTTGTCTCTGGCTACGCTATAACTCTAAAAGTAGACACCATAGGGTCTGCTCTTTCTCCCATTCTCAAATTAATATTACTCAATATACGAATTTTAGGCATACGCAAATAACCTGTACGTAGTAAGCCTTCATTCTCATCCTTCATTTGAAAAGTGGCTTCAAGAGTATATAAATTCGTAAATCTCTCACGATTCATAGAATAAGTTATTATATCTTTTTTATATTCAAAATAATAATCACACATAACAGTTTGGTCGGCAAATTCTTTTCCAAAATCAATCTTTAAATTATCAATTGAAATAGGAAAAATGCGGCCTTGAATATTATTGAAATTATAAGTAAAGAAGAAGTTTTTATATTCTATATCATTCAAAATAGGATGATACTTTAAATACCCTTTTCCATTCTCATCCAACATAATAACTTCATTATATGGCAAAATGTTATCATCTACTTTATTTAACATATTAGCGCCGAGAAGCAAGTTAAAACTTATTGTATTTATCGTTCCATTAGAAAATGCAAATGTTGTTTCTTGACGGTCTTCCCAAATAACACGAGGTTCATTATGCCAACCACCACGAGCCATAATAGGGCGAACATTTTCAGAAAGAAGCGCAATTTGTAAGTTATCAAAATAAATGACTGGTTCGCCAGCTTCAAGTAATCTATCTCCGAAGGCGACCTCATTTTTTGTTTTTATACAAACTCGTTCAAGATTTTTAATACCAAGTTCTTCAAGAGTATTCATTATTTACCTCCGAAGATAAAAAAATAAAGGGAGCAGGCGGATTAACGCCCGCTCCCGCGGTTAATTACATCAATACTTGACTAGAGAGAACATATTACCGTCGTTATCGCGGAGTACGTTCAAAGTCATAGAGAATGTGCTAGGATCTCCCTCCGAAAATCCTTAATTTTCTTGAGTTTCCTCAAGGATCGGACTATATCTTCAGATTTATTTATCTGCTACGCACTTCGGGTCATTCTTCACCCTACTCTACTCACTTACAGTTTGTTCTGTGTTTTCGATAGTCTCTGAACCTTTTATTAAATCTCGCCAGATAAAACCACCAGCAGTATGACGTTTTCCTTGACAACATAATGAAATATTGCCACTACGAATACCAGTCGCTCGTTGAGCATCCATATAACTATCAAACCGTTGGAGTTCATTACCATTGAGGTCAAATTGAATTACTGGACATTTTCCTCTGTTAAGCATATTTTCACGTTTAACAATTGGAGGTTCATTTTTTGTTGCAAAAGGTTGAGATAATCTCCAATGCTCCATATTTTCTTTATGGGAAACCCATTCTAAATTAGAAGCCTTATTATTAGATTTATCAAAATCTTTATGATTTACGAAACATTTCTCTTCCGTTCGTCCTTCTACAAATTCATATGCCACTAAAACATGTACATAGCGATCTTTTCTTTGACCATTGGCATTATACATTGTTAGTTTATAATAGCCATTATGGACTGGACTTGGAGAAAGAATATTTTTTGTTGTTGCATTACGAACCTGTCCGAGTTCATTCACTTCGTATTTTGGATTAAGAGAAGATGTTTTCCACATATTCTCAATACCTCCGATATTTCATATTTAATAACTTGGCTGCTGATTACCTTAGCTTATGCTTTAGGCTTCCAGCAATTCACGTAGTTTAAGCAGACCAAGGGATTTAGCCTGCATGGTTAGGGTTACTTCGCTCAGCATCTTAGCCTTGTTGATAATGAATTGGAAAGCTTCATCCTTACCAGTGGCTTCAGAACGAATTAGAGCATCACCTACAACCTTGTAAGTTCCGGGGAAGGTAGAAGGACTAATAACGATTTCAGAAGCAGTGCCTTCTTCAACTACTTCCTCTTCCCAGAAGAAGCGAATCTTAGTAATTTCGGTGGCGGCATCAGCAAAAGGCTTAGTGCCAGTCTTTAAAGTAACAGTGTACTTAGCGGGATCGCCGCCATCATTAGTTACACTATCAACTTCGCCAGAGCCACGTAGGCCGTGAGTCATATCAACCCACTTAAACTTAAAGCCAGTCTTTACAACATCCGCACCAGGGAAATTGTTCTTACCGCCAATAGTCTTACCATCGCCCATTGGGAAGGTAAAGGTTTCACCAACCTTAAAGTTGCGTTCGGCGTTCTTATAAATAGTAACAGTGTGCTCATCAGTGGACTTATTATACATCGCGCCACCCATGATAATGCGTAGTTCTTCCCAAGATACTACAGCATCTTCTAGGGTTACGTTGATGTCCTTACCATCATTATGTTACGTTTATGCCTTATCATAAACTCTTATAATTTCTTATAAGTTCAGACTATATCTTCATCTCACATGGCCGTGAGAGGCTGGTGCAGGAGAGCAAGGTTTTCGCTCCCTCTTAGTCGTTGAACCTTCCGTAAATACGGCTCGGCTGCTGATTGTCTTCGGCATTATCCGGTCAGAGTTCCCAGCAATTCTCCAGCTTTTTAACTTAATGTCGCCATTAAGGGGACCTATGGTAAAATTAAGTCCCAAGTGACCAATTTTGGGTTACCCCACGTCTTATAAACCCTTATTCTATCTGATTCGCAACATCAGATACGTTCTCTTATGAACTGCTCATAATTTCTTATGAGATTAGACTATATTTTAATGTGTCTGGCCTAACACATTACTCCTCTTTCGACTCGCTTGAGCCTACTCCACTAGGGATAGTCGTTGAGCTTTCATCATACAAGTTGTCTACTTTAAAATTACGAAATAAGTGTTTTATTTTTACTCGTGCAGTATTTTGTGTCTCAATTTGGTTTCTTAAACAATTTCTATCATGTCCAGTTTCTCTCGCGGCTTCTCGTAAAGAACTAAACTCTTGAAGAAAAGCTCCGGTAGCTTTATCGTACATATACACTTTCTAACTTGTTGCTTGAATGTTATTTTTTACAACTTCAACTTTTTCAAATTGTTCTGTCGTCCAAACTTTGCCACGGACATGATGATTTAATTCATTTAAAATTCTACGAATAGAGCCGTTATGAACTTCCATTTCTCGTTCTGCTTCAGAAATGCTATTATACCGTTTAATAAAAAACCCAGTTTCTCCATCATAACTATATACTGGAATACGACGGAGAGAAGCCAGATATTCATAACGTTCTTGCATAATATTATATCCTTTTTTGGGATTTATAGTATCATAATCTAAAATATAATTGATTTCTGTTTCATTTAAAACATCCAATGGAACTTCTTCTAAAATTTCAACAGAAAAATTTTCCCAACCATATTTTTGAATTGCATTATAAAATGCAGTACATCCCATATAGCCTTTTGCATTTAATTTCGCGCGTTCTTTTAAAGTAGTTCTTGTTTGGCCTATATATTTCTTCCCGCTTGGAGAAGTATAGCAATATACAAAACCATAGCCACTCCGTGGCTTGATGCTTAGTGTCTGATTGTCCATTTTACTCATACCTCGTGTATTTTCTATCCGTTATCCAACGGCTTTAGGAGTTCCCAGAAATTAAGGAGTAAGTTTTTATTCAGGCGGCTGGGGATTTTTTACCGCCCTGAGCGCTTACATTTTCAGCAGTAGTTTCTACAGTAGAAACCTTTAGGGTATTTAAATAGAGTACAATATCGCCGGCTTTGATATCTCCTTCGTCGGCTAGAGCTTGGAAATAAACGTTAGCTACTTCCTTAATCAATTATGTTGCGATTGAACCTGTTATCAATCTCTTATAGTTTCCTATAAGTTCAGACTATATCTTCATCCGATTTCTCGGAGTCTTGCACAGGAGAAGCAGGATTTTCTTCTCGCTTAGTCGTTGAGCCTTCCACCAAAAAATTGGCGGCTTGGTTGCTGATAACCCATTGTTACATCTTATTATTTTTTAAACATTCACGCTTGCATTTGCACGCTTCGTTGTAGTAAATAAGCTTTAGGGCGTCCCAGCAATTCACAAGAATTGTCAGTAAGAATTACTCCTTACAGTGGCATTTCTACCATAACGTTCAAAGATGTTAATGGCCATATTAAACATCCTCCTTATTTAAAAGTCATTGTTTTTATCCAATGAGAGAGTTTGTCTTTTCCTATTTTTGCTCCCGCCATTGCGGCGCGAGTATTTATATTAAACTCTTCGTGCCAACCCATACGCTTAAGTTGGTCTTGAAAAGCATAATAACTCAATTTCATAACAGATTGAAGCGTATATCCTGAAGTTCCAATTGGAAGAGAAGCTACAAGATCAGAGAAATTAATTGTACTTTTATCTGACTTCTTTTGCTTTTCTTTTAATTCTTTTCGTTTTTTTCTACCCTCAAGCATTTGAAGTTTTAATTGTCTTACTTTCGGGGAGTCTGTATCTAAGAATTCTATACGCTCTTCTGAATAATCTTCCATTGCACAAGCTAAACCAATGTATGTTTGGAAATCGTAGAAATTATCTTTTGTTAAAATGCGTTTTTCAGACGGATCGCCTAAAATAATATTTGAAGTTTCCAAAGAAATAATAATAGAATCTTGAGTAAATAAATAAAACGCTTCTTCTAACATTTTCTTTATTTCTGGTTCCATAGAACAAATAAGCAACAAATATTCAAAATCACTTAAATTTTTTAATACATCATTAACTTCTTTTTCTTCTACAGAAGGTTTCTCAATTAGTAATAAAGAAATATCTTTATAAAATTTAGACAAACCAACAGAAATTATATCTTCTAATATAGGAGAATATACTAAACAAATATCTTTAAAAATTAACGGCTTACCGCATAATAAACGCAATTTATCATCATCAATTAAAGTCATTAATCTAATAATACATCGTATAGCCGCCCATCTAAGGAGAAAGGGTCAATGGAACACACTATACAAACTGTAAATTACCCAAACCACTAAGTTTCGCTTGATTAAATAGACTATCAATTTCCTACATTAACAAATAAGGCCGCAAATTACCTTCATCAACAATCCACTCCGAATAAGGACAAACTACTTCAAAACGAACTGTGGAATATTTAAAATCTGGATTTTGCGGATTGATAATATATTTATCAAATATAATTGTTATATAAGAGCGCTCTATATTATCAATTTCGGGATACTTTGGAACAATAATAAAATTCTCATTTAACAAAGACAACCCATCTACATCCGGAAGTGTAGGGTCAAACGGATTAGAATTTTGGTATTTAAGTAGACGACAAATGCGCTAATTAGTCGTTAACTTATTAATAATCTTATATAAGTTTTCGCCCATTACGGCGAATCTACGTTGTATCGCCATAATTAAGCCTCCTGCCAAAGGGCGAGAATGTTAATAGATTTAGTGTAAGTTTGGCCAAGATACTCTGTAGAAAGAATAACTGTGCCAAGTTTATTGCGGTCATTAGCTTTAACGATACATTTATTACCTTGATTCTGTATAGAAGCAATAGTAGTATTATCAATAGAAAATTCCGTTTCAGCTATACTATTATCCGGCATAATTAATTCATAAGAAGCAGAACGCCCCATACGGATATAATTATCACCGTTAATATAACCCATTTGAACGCCGCCGCCAATAACAACCTTAAGCGTAAGCATAAGATTTTCATAGGTTAAAAGAAGCTCAGTTTCACCTGCTTCCGCGGCGATAAGATTACCTTCATCATCATATGACATTTTTTCACTTGGAACCAATGTTGCTTTTATATCTTTTTGAATTATTCCATTTTTTAACAAAGTATAAACAGGATTAATTCGTTCTCCAACTTCAACAGATAACTGTAATGGAGCATTAATGCTCCAGACCTGAAGTTTATCAATATTAGCAATTTGCTCTCTTACGCTATCCCGCAATTCATTAACTTTACTTTCAGTGAAGGAAAGGTAAATTGTGCCAGGCACAGAAATACGGTCATAGTCAATAAGTTCCCAAGCTTCATCATATAAGATGATTTCGGTTGATTTTTCAATAGGTTGGTAAGGCATTAATACTTCCATAAACTTATTTGGTTGGGGCGTGATCAGCTCATTCCACATTAATGATATTGAGGATTAACCCAATAAAACGTATAACCGCTATATTTTTTAGGTTCATCAGGTTTCCCATTTTTAAGTGCTAAACCAAGATTACCTTCATGGAACCTTTCTTCGGTTCGAGCTTGGCGGACATTATCAAAAATTTTATCTAATTCTACGCAATAAATAGCGTTTGGCAAACAACTTAATCGTTCTTCTCCCGTAAGCAATTCCCAATGATAACCCCCTGCGGTTTTTAACTCACCTTTAATTACTCGGCGAATTGAATTAACATTCGCGCCAGTTTGACGAGACGCTTCTGAATAAGATATAAAATTTTTATTCAATTCTATACATTTAACAGGTTTTAATGGGCTATTCGGCTTGCTATAATTATTAGAAACAACTTTTAACATAGATTCACGAGTTCTCCGTTTATGTTCATCAGTTATTACTACACCGGGAGAACCTTGTCCTCCATCAGTTAAGTTATAACCTTTTTCAACATTATGTGTATCATAATAAGCTATCCAATATTGCTCCTTTTCATCAAGCTCTTCTTGAGAATTCGCATAATCAATTTCAGACCATTCCCAATCTTCTTTTGGATATTTTTCCAAAGCTCTTCGGAAAAGCACGCAACTTGAATATTTACTATAATGTGCTCGTTTTCTGTGTTCTAATGTTTTTGTTGTTTGTCCAATATAACTTTTTTGATTAACTTTATTATACGCTTTATAAATTAAACCATAACTCATAATATCACTCCAATATATTTCTATATTGTTCAGACTATATCTTCACCCTCATTGAGGGGGCTACCACTTCGGCAAAAAAGCCTACTCCATACGGATAGTCGTTGAACTTTACCTTTCGGTCTTAGCTGCTGATTGTCCATTATTAAAGCGAACAGGTTTACACCACTATGCTTATCTTTGTATTTTTTTCTGCTTTCGCGGCGATTACGCTTAGTTCTAAACGAACTTACGTTTTAGCATACAAAGCTTTAGGAGTTCCCAGCAATTCAATAGCTTTTTACTTAACCATTACTGGTTAAGGGACCTGGAACTTGTCAAGTCCTGTAATTCCCCTTAAGTTTACTATCTTTGGTTCCTACAATGTAGGCTGCGGATGAATGTAAATTACCTTTTGTATCAACCCAATTTATAACATAATTACACTAAACCATATAGAATTTATTGTGAGGCTAATAAGCAGACACAACTTTTTTATAAATAAGCCAAGGCTTTTCATTCCAAACTACCAAATCTCCGGGTTTTAATTCCACAGATAACTCAGTCAATAAAATTTGAGAAATACGATTTTCATCCTATTTATCGGTTAAAATAACACCATCAAAATAACTATCCTCGCATCGTAAGCCCCGGACTGTTGATTGATTATAATGAAGATTCTTTTTAAACTCTAACTAACCAGATTTAAAAGCTCGCTCCTATGGAGTTACTCCTAAATGAGTTGCACGCTAACGGTAAACTTCAAAATATTCACTCATTTGCGCTCAACTCCTTAACTAAGTTGATACACTCAAAAATAGTTTTTCTAAAATATTGATAATCCAAATATTTTAATTCACAAAGTTTCCCAATAAGGGGCCAATAGTTGATTGTTTTATCAATCTTTTCTAATCCGTAAAGTTCCAAAAGAATCGTTTCTAAAAATTTTTCCCAAGCCCCACCTTTTTCGCGTTCACAAAGCAACCCATAAAGCCGCCCTTGAAGCTTATTGTAATAACCTTCAATCATGTATTTTTACCTGCCAATTTACCAAAAATTTTATTTGGCTTATAGCGAATAGAGCGGTCATAACGGTCCAACAAAAACAAGCAATCATCCATACATTGGGCTTGGTCTTTGATGAGCTTGTCTAAATGATTGGCCTAACTGAAATCCTTTGTTGAATAAAGGTGTCGAATGTTATCCCACGTATTCACGCAACGAGATAACCATTCATATTTCATAAAAGAAGCAAGAATCTGAATCTCGTCATTGGTTAAGGTTTCGTTAAAACTTTCTGCTTTAACATCATAATCTAAAGAAATATGTGGGTAACGAAAACGCATTATCGCCGCGTCAAGCAGCATCTTCCAATCTTTTTTCACTATGTCCCAGTATTCTGTGGCCATCCAGTCATCAGTTTCAACTTTAGATAAGAACACATCATACACATCTTGAAAAGAGGTAGCCATAGAGCTTCACCCCTTACTTAATAGACATACGAACGGCTTCTAAACAATCAAAACCTAAATATTGCTTTAGAGCATTGCTGCGGCCAAGATCTGTAATCTTTAACTCACGAGCGGTTTCAATAAACTCATCTTTTAGTGCAGGAGATAAGTCCTTACCTTTAAGAACAGTAATTAAATCCTTAACAGGAGCTTCAGTTAATAAATACTTTACATTAACATCTGCGCTAGTTTTAGCAGTAGGCTTTACACTAATTTGAGCCTTAAGTTCAGCATCTTCAGTAATAACTTGTAAAAAACCGTCCTTAATAAAAGCCTGACAGCCAGGGTCGTAATTGAATTCTTCAAATACATCTTCCGGCAATGCAGTTTCTTGCTTTGGCATCAAATCACGACGAAAACGCACATTAGGTAAATTAATACCAATTACAAATGTGCTTAAATTCTTAACTTTAACTTTACCCATTATCTTTACTCCTTTTACTCATATGGAGGGAGGCCGACTCGCGGCCTCCCGCGAATTTATCTTAATCATTAGGGATTTAGAATCTTATCGTTATCCCAGCCGCCATCTTCAATGGCGCTATTGTAATAAATGCCCCAGTAATAAGGTTCAGTTACAATAGCCATACCTAGCTTTTTGTAGAATTGAACTTCGGTGCTCCAATCCTCATTATCAACATAACGCATATGGGAGTCACCAACCATAGCAATCTTAACAATCTTTTCCTTGCCAGCAGGAATTACATAAGCAAAGCGAGGATTGAAAATCATATGAGAATTGGTTTCATCGGTAAAGCTATTAGGCATTACTACGACAGAAGCACCAGCAAATTTGCCAATATAGCCGTTTTCACGGACTTCATCTGCATCACGGTCAGAAACCTTCCAATAATGCACGCCGTCAGTCATGACATTGGACATTTGAGCAGCAAATTCATGGCCGCAATAAATAACGGGAGTGCCGTAAGCGCTTACAACAGAAATTAACTTAGCCATCTTTGCAGCATCAAAACCATTAGAAGCAGCCCTGTTCACGCTGGGACGGCCAGAGTCATTCCAAGTAGCAAGTAGCATACCTTGAATTTCCTGATAAATACGCTCAGCTAGACCATCAAGGATAATATCATAGATTTCAAGAATATTTTCATCACCATCAAGATAACGCTCAAAATCCATAATACCAGCGGCGCCATAAGCAACAGGAGTTACTTCAAATTGCTCTTGGTCAAGACGGAAAGTCTCATAAACACCAGCTGCGGTAGCACGAGTTACATATTGCTTGCCACGTTCGCGGCCCTTCTTCTTCTTGAAGATTAAGCGGTCCTTGTTGCCAAATTGCTTTACTTCGGCAAACATACCAATTAAATCAATAACCTTACGAGGAAGAATTTCCTCAGCGGTTTGCTCTAGAATTTCAAATACTTCGGGGGCATTACGCTCAAATTGGTGGCGAGTGCCCATTAGACGCTTTAGCTCATCACGAAGAGCTGCATCATAATCAATAGACTGATTCTCAAACTCGGTGGGGATATTTACACCACGAGCGCAATCTAATAGTTGCTTTAAGTTATTTTCCATAATCTTATACCTCCAACTATTAAGCTTCTAAGATGGTGTACTTAATCGCCTTTTCGCCGTTAGGAACAGTAGTATACTTTACTACCTGGCCATAAGCACCGGAAGTGGGCTTAGTGGCAGTTACCTTGGGACGGCCATCACCAGCTACGGGTACAACATATAGAGGAGTAGTATCAAGAGCCTTCATAGCTTCTTCAAAAGCCTTTAAGTCGGCGAAATCACCCATATCAAAGCAGTTAGTGGTGAAAATGTCGCCAGAATGTAGAATACCTACACGAGGATAAGCGCCAGCTACATCAAAATGTTCCTTTAAACCATACACATAGCGGCCCCATTCTTTTTCGGTGGTATAAACGATACCATATTGTACGGTATCAGCAGCAGGTAGCTTAATTTCTTGATTAGCAATATTAGCATCTACCCACATACCGTTCTCACAAGGAGCAGCGGCAGTAAATTCATCAGACAGAGGAGTCTGAGAACGAACTAAACCATTCTTTAGATATGCCGCACGATTCATTTCTAGGCTGGCATACTTAGAAAGTGGAAACTTAGCCATAATAAATTCCCTCCAATTATTTCTTGTATTTGCTTAGAAGTTGAGCAAAAGCATTAGATTCCTTCGGTACTTGAGGTACACGAATTTCTTCATCTTGTTCTTTTGCCATAGAGAAAGAAGTGTATTCCATCGCCAAACGAGTATTTAATTCATCTAAGGTCATATTAGCCATAGAATCATTAACTTCTTGCATTACTGGCGCAGGTAGGCACTTAGAGAACTTTTTGAGTAGTTCTTCTTTTTCTTCCTGTTCATACTTTTGGATGCGTTTAGAATAGTCAGAAATAGTTTCTTCCTTAGAAGCTAAATCTTGCTTTACAGCTTCGTAGAGTTGGTCAGCAACTTCCTTTTCTTCGGAAGTCTTGTTATAGTCTTCTTGTAGAGTTTTATGCTGCTCTACTAACGCATCATATTGAGTTTGGAGAGCATTGTAAGTCTCCAGTAGCTCGTTATATTTATCCTCAAAGTTAGGAGTTTCTTCCGCAACAGGTTCTGTAGCGGGTTCCTCAGAAGTTTCTTCTACGGTATTTTCTGCCGCAGGAGTTTCTTCCTCTTCCTTCACTTCTTCGGATTCAGTAGGAGCGCTAGCTTCGGCTTCCGCAGGAGCCTCTACTTGTGTTTCTGCTGTAGGTTCGGTTTCCGTAAAGACTTCTTCAGTAACCTCAACAGAAGTTTCTTGCTTAACTTCTTCCATAGCGTCCTTACCTCCATTAAAGTATTTTTGCATAGCAAGTGTAAATTGCTTATAACTATCATCAGCTAAATCAAAGAACGCAGCACCCTCAAAACAAGGTTCGCGCTTGCCAAGAACACATAGTCCCTTAATTACGCCATCGGTATATACAAATGCTTGGTCCTCAAAATCATTATAAATAATATCTTTCCAAGAACCTTTAATTGTATTCTTATCCAGTTCCATACTTTGCGCTTTTGAAAAAATTTCTTTTGCTTCGTCCCAATATTCGGCCCAAACAATAACATCAAAAGTCGCATAAGTACGTTTTACGCCATCGGAGTCAAGATGTTCTTCCCAGGTTCCGCTGTTTGGAACAACTACCCCATAAGCGCGCTTATCGGTGGATTCTTCGTGACCGCCAAAATCCTTTTCAGAGTACAAATAAGTCCCTACAATAGGTTTGAGATTAGCAGATTCAATTAACTTTTGCGCAAAAGAATCTGTAATATAACTGCAATTGCGATTCAAACCCTTATAAAAAACTCTAACTTTGCCTTTCTTTAAGGTGGGGTCTTCCTGAGTAGGAATGAATGTTTCACCAAACTGAATATCAAATTTAAATGGAATTTGCTTTTCCAATTTGATTCACCCCATTAGGTAGCCCCGTCGATATTTTCATTGGTGCGGTCTGCACGCTCTTCAATACTCTTCGTAGGACGGCCACCTTCATTAGATAAGTTGGGAGTAGAAGTAGTCTTATTAGGAGTTTTTTCATTATTTTTAGAATTTTTATCGCTGGAACTTTGAGTATAACTATTATTTAATGGCACGAGTTTTTGGTCTAACTTCGCGGTCTTGTTTTCATAATCAGAAAGTTCCATTAAATCCATAGCATCTAAGCCAAGCGCGCTACTAACCATTGTTTTTGGATAGCCATATTGCGCCGCTTTGAGGTACATATCTACGCTATCTTTTTGGAAGAGTGTAGAGATTGGCAAAAATTTAATAGTGCAGTAGTTATTTTCTGATTTTGTACGGTTGCGCAAAATTACATTTAACCAAACTTCATACTATTTACTCCAAGAGAACATAATGGAAATGTCTTTTTTAATAGAATAAGTAATTGCAGTACTACCATTAGAAGAATTAAAAATTTGAGAAGTTATACCCATATCATCATAAACACTGGAAGTATATTTCTACAAACGACTTGTAGAACTGTTCGCTGCGGAATCTGGTTCTTGTACGCTTTCCAAAGAAATGTCTGCATAGGTTGTTAGAACATCAATTGTGTCGTTATCGCCTACCATATTGCAAACACTTTGGTGTAATTCTTGCGCTTCTTCCAAAGAAAAAAGTAATTCTCCTGTAGATTTGTCTACAGGTAATTTTTGGATTAGTAGTTTTTGTAGTTCATTTTTGTCGCGTTCTGCTTCTCTGTCGCGGGCGCCCTAAAGGTCTGCAATAGCATCCATACCAGCGATAAGGGGAGGGACTCCTTCCTCATTAAACATAAAACACATCCCCCCTTCTACAGCGGGGATTTCAATCCAAAGTTCGCTCACTTTTTTCTTGCGATACAGAGTCTAAACATATTTTGGGAACAATTCTAAAATGCTTTTTCGTTCTGCCTCATCGTATGCGATATTGTCAAAATAGGCCACATTTAATTCAAGAACAGGCAAACCAAATTCGTCATTAAACCTTGTGCGGCAATAGCGGGCAGGCAACTAATAGAAAATTGGCTGGTCTTTCTCTCCTATTTTCATAAAGCCATAGTATACACCTTCGCGCAAGATGACTTTATTAATTTTAGGTAAAAGCATCTCTAAATTCATAGATTTTAAAAATCTACAATTTTTGTTGTAAGTATTTTTTAAATTTTTAGGCGCATTATCTAAATTATATTGCGGAATAACGATATAGTTATAAGTAAGCAATGTCGCCATATAGGCAATAATTCTATCATAAATACCGCTAAATCGCGCAAAGTAAAGTGATAATTGCCGAATAAGAGTTGGATTGCCAGAAGCAAGAATGTCATTAATTTCTTCTTTGGTAAAACCTTTTGTGGAAGTTGTACTATATACGCGGTTATACCTATCATTTAATGCGCGTTCTGTTCTGGGCGCGCGATATGATGCCTTTTTTGCAAACTCAATAAAAGCATTAATATCGCGAGGTTGGGTATTTTCTGGCAAATTAATCACCTGCCTTCTTTTTACTTGATGAGAAGAATGTCATTGCGCCAATACCAGTTCGTTTTTTGTTGCGACGGGTTTCTTTATCTTCGTATTCTTTAATGCGATAAAGTCCATAGGCTAAAGCAGAAACACGGTCTTTGTTTATACGTCTAGAAATCTATTCTACCGCTAACTGATTAGCAGCGCCAGTGGGGCGCAATTTTAGGTTATTAATCTCATCTATAAGTCGCGAGGTCATTATGTATGGTAAGAGGAATTTTTCTCTCTAATATAAATTCATTCGTTGGCCTTTTTTGGTTGATAGTAATTTTTCGCGTGCGATTCTTTCATTGGCTAAAAGCAAAACATTTCCACTGTTCATTTGGATATAAAAGTTAGAATATATTTCGTTGTTAAGGGCAGCGTTAGCTTTTATGTTATAGATTTTTGCCTCAACTCCACGAGGATGAGGGTAGGTATCTGGGTCATTAGAAACATAAAGTGCGCCGTATTGTTGTCCTTTAGGGCCAATGGAGGGAATAACAAGTTGGTCAAGCAGACCAGTACCGATAGTGTTTGCGTCAATTACAATATCACGAGGGTTAAAGAGTTCATTGAGTTCTTTAATACGTGCGGCTTGTTCGGGGAAAGACATTTTTGTTAGATTTTCAGTATAAACTACTTTCTTCGTCCAACCGTCTTGAGAAGGCAGGACCTTTATGACCATAATAGAAGTGTCATTGTTCCCCGTCCTGGCTATATCGGCGCTGAGGATATAAAACATTTTTGGATTACTTGAGGATTTAGCTTTTCTTTCGGCATTAAGGAGTTTACGGATTTTGATGAGACGACTGGCTTTGAACCAACTGTCAGAATTACTGCCTGTCCATAGGCTAAGCGCTTCTCTGGAAAAACTATCCATGTCAAAGGTTGAACTCATTCGTTGTTCATCCAAAAACTTTTTATCTAAAACGCCATAATAAACTGGTAGCTCATATGAACTGCCGCAAACAAAGTAATCGTCGGGGTCAATAACCTCATTTACAAGAAGTTCAACAAGTTTCTCGTAGGCGAAAGTTGTTTTTGGCCCTGCGCTAGTAATCCAAATTTGTTGTTGATGGGGTTCGTTTGTATTGACTTTACCGTTGGTCATTCTTCGAGGTACATTCATCATTGGTAGGATTACTTCATTTAACAAGGTAGAGTCAATGAGTGCTGCTTCTTCCAAAATCTTTATTTGGACTATCTCTTTAAATATATTATATATTTAGATGGCACTTCGAATGGTACATCTCCATCCTACATATATAGTCTCTACACCTTTTTCATTATTGAAACTTGGCACGGTATTGTTCATTAAGAATGATAATTAAAATTTGTCGAATTTGATTATCATCAAAATTTGTACTGATTTTTCTTTTATTTTCTCGTAATTCTAATGCTACTTTACGAAGTCCCGATTTTCCTATTTGTAGCATATCTGCTACTTCTTGCCGCGATAAATGTTTAGTATGTTGAATAATATATGACATATAAGCATTCTTTTTAGGGCATTCGCAATTAGTGTTTTTCCAAGGATTATAATTATAAAAATTTAAAGCTTGTTGAAATAATAATAACTTTTGTTCAAATTTTAATGTATCATAAAAGTCGCCAATTTCACGATATGTATTTCTATTAATAATTTCTTTTGGCACTTCACGAGAAAAACGACCATTAGATAATGCCGCGACTGTCCGCACGATTCCATCTAAAAATGTGTTTAAACTTAAAATATATAAAACTTCTTTTTGAGAAATTGTGCGTCGTGAAGATATATTGCCTATATGTGCTTCACTCATATTTCGTAAAGCAGTAGGAGTAAATGCTCGCCTTCCACCAGCAATATTATAATATCCCATTAAATCAATATAGTAATCTTCTCGTTCGCCCAGTTTATCTAAAGGGACATTATCTTCTAAAATGTACATTTCAAATGCATCCGCGCCATATTTATTATAAGCACGTTGAAGTTTTATATTATGATGTTTCCCTTGTTCAAGTTCACGTAAATGTTTAGACCTTCGTGCGACATAATCAATCGTTTGTCCAATATAACAATGGCCATTAACACTATTTTCAATACAATAAATACAGGCTGACATAAATATCTCCTTTTATTTAGAATTTTCACCGTTAGCAAATACATAAATATTTACCGTTATTCGTAAGATAACTTCACCATCTTTTCATTTGCTCGTGTTTAAGCAAATGCGGCATTCATTTTACCGCCAGTGGCCCGCTGACCACGGGAAGAAGCAGACAATGCAAGCACGTGAAACAAAGAACCATTTTTAAATTTTAGTTCAATGTAATCTGTGCTTGCTTTCATATATTCTAGTTCGTTTTTCAAAAGCGGCCAGAATCTAAAAATTTCTTCAAGTTTCTATTTCGCAATATCAAGAGAAGCCTTCTTATATTGAGAAACAAGGAAGCGCTTACTATGAGGTAAGAAGATACAAGACAAAATCTGAGAAATAATGGCTAAAAAACTCTTACTAGAACCGCGTGTGTAAGTTCCAAAAACATATCTATATCTCATACACGCACGTAAAAACATCTTCTAATAGTGATATAACTCAATTGGGGATTCTTTTGAATTACAAAGTTCCAGAAAAACATCTGGATACAAAATAAACTACTAACAATAATATTCAATTAAATCTTCATTTCTTTCAACCCAGTCCTAATCAATAACAACGCCCTTTTCAATTGGAATGCCTTCCCGCATTGTATTAGCGTTAAGACGAAAATTATCAACCGGATTCTTAATTGAGGGCATCATCGTCATCAATCTCATCTCCGTCAAATTCATCTTCATAGGTGATTTCTTTCATTGCTTCTTCTTCTTCCGCAACAACATTTACAAGTTGACCATTTTGCTCTAAGCGGTCAGCTAATTCAAGCTGTTTGCGGCGGTCCTCAACCTAATCGCCAATGCTGCTTTCGTTTTGAATTAAACGTTTGAGGAAGTCTTGCGTGCATTTTAAAGTGAAGTCTACACTGTCTTGCGGCTCGGTTTTAAATTTGAGTTTTTTACCTCTCTTCTCAAGCCACATAAAGAGCTCCCCTACACTATCAAAATCGCCAAGGTTTTTACTGTTTTTTGGTTCAAAACCCTCAGCCTTGATAATATTGTGGTACATATCCATTTCTTTTTTTGCATCTTGACCACTACGAATTTTTTTGTTAATTAAAAGACCTACTTCTGCCAATCTTTTTGCATCATCGCGCTATGTTGCAGTTACCAAATTCTACGTTGCCAATAAATCATTATATAAATCTTCCAAATAATGGTAATCTTCAACTGTTCTTTCAATTTCGGCGGGCCACTTTCGCTGCATTCTTAGCATAAAAGCTTCGTCTGCGCCATCTAAAAAGTCGCCTAAGGTTCCAAAACTTTCCTCTTCCTTCCACTTCTCATTCATTGTTTCCCAATCAACAGATTGGTAAGTTGGATTTTCACTAATTTGTTTAGCATAAAGGTGAAGTGTGCGCTCTTTTCCGGAGCGCGCTAACTTTGTCCAAAGTTCCACACTAAATGGCCAGTCAAGCCACTACATCAGCTTATTAACTGCGGTCAGGTCATCGTATGGAACCATACGCTCCAAACAATCAGTACAAAAGAGGCTTGTGCCCGCGATTTGGAAGGGGCTTTTAGTTTTTAGATATTCGGTTTGGGTTTTTTCTATTTTGCATTTTGGGCAGCGTCTTGTTTTTTCTATTCCTGCCATTATTGAGTTTCCTCCTATTTTTTACGGTTTGCTTCTTTGCGTTGGCGCCGCATTTTTTGGCATACCTTGCACTATACACAATAACCGGTTTTGGTCGCTTTGTTGCGTCCATAATAGAGTTCGTGAAGTGGTTTAAGTTGCCCGCAACAAGTGCACCGTTGGAGAGGAATTTTTTTTGTTTCTGTATCGCTTTGTATCCGCAAAATAGTGGCGGTTTTAGCGATTTTTTGAGGAATTACTTTTTTCATCAAATTAGAAACTTGCTAATCAGATAAACAAAAACCTTCTTCAATTAAAACTTTTTGAATTAATGCTATACTACGGTGCGCAACACGTTGGCGCAATAGGAAAGTTTCAAGGTCTGTTAATTTCGTATTTTCAATAAGGCGCTCTAAGTCCCAACAAATCATTCGTGTGGTGCTGTCGGGGTGGGGATAAGAGTGTTTTAAGAGAGAAACATAATTATCAAGTAGGGCGATAATGTGTTCGTAATTTTCGTAATTTAATTTATTGTCGGAAATCTTCCAATACATTTTAGAAGCAGAGTTGCGTTCTGCATCTTCATAGGAAGGCTGCTCGGTATCGTAGGGTTTTGGTTTTCGTTTGCGGGCGCACCATTCTTCTTCCTCAAGCCATAGGCCGGTGTTGCTTTCAAAATCAACTGGGCCTTTGGTTGGCAGCGCAATATTAAAGAAGTGGAGGGTTGGATTGTATGAGTCCTTAATGTAGTATTGTTGGCGGCGTAAGTCAATTAGAAGATGTTGCATTTTATACAACTAATACTTCGTAATGGGGTGCGCCCTTACCCATTCGTCAGGCGGAATTTTGCCTCTATACATATCATAGTGTAACGAAATGCGGTCAATAGATTTCCAAAGTTCCCTCATAAAAGGTATTTCGTTTCCTTCATTGTCAAAGTCGTCGCCATATTCTAAAATGTTGCCATTTTCATCATATTTGGTGCGGCGAATTTCCTACTTAAAAACTTTGTAGGGGGATTTATTTTCGGGAGAAACGGGTTTGGCGTTGTTTTCTATGTCTTGCGCCACAACCGGGTCTTCCAGGAGTGTATCAAGGGATTCAGTTTCTTCGGCTTTGGTTTGGAAACTGCTGTAGCGGCGTTTAGGTTGGAGGATTTCTTTAGTATCTACTACACTTAGATTTTGGTCGTCTTTACCATAAAGTATGTAGTCTGCCATCTACTCTAGGTCGGTGTGGTTTGGGGTTTGGGGCAACTCGTCCAATATTTCCGCTATGGCGTCTATGCGGTCATAGGTTGAATATATGTCGTAGTTTAAACTATAGGCTTTTTTCATAGGGTCACCTTTTTTATTTTTCCCGGAAAGTATATCCGGGGTTGGGGTTTTATTTTTTTGTTGTAGAGAAATTTGACTTCTTTTCTTTTTTGTTTTATTTTAGAATAAAATTTTTGTTTTGTCAAATTTTTTGGTGGGAAGAAGGGAAGAAGGGAAGAAAACAAAAAATGAGTTCTGGCGGGAGTTGACCAGACCCGGCGTGTCTGGGCGTTTGTCGTTTTTGGCTTCCCTGAAACCATACCCGCCATTGTCATATGTGGGAACGATGGCGACCAGATACGACAAATTCGCTTATTTTTTTGTTCATAGTTTGTTAACAGTTTGTTCATAGTTTGTTTACAGTTTATTCATAAAAAAGTGTTGACACAAAAACCGAGCTATGCTATAATCATAATCGTTCCGAGGGGGAAGGGAACGGAACTCACGGAACGCCGCAACTTGACAATTTCATAGCTACAAACCTTGCGAGAATAGCGAGCGGCTAGAAGTAGCAACGTTTGCGAAGAAGGTAGCAAGGCAAGTAGAAGGGAACACAATGAAAAAGGAAAGAAGGTTTTACAATGGATACTAGGATGGGCAAAAAAGAGACTATTCAAAAAATTCGCGAGTACGCGATGTTTTCTAGGGAAAAGCTTAACAGTTCCAAAGATACCGGTGTGTTGCCAAAGTGGGCCGAAACGGTTATCCGTGCGGCCTGCAATGGCGAAAGACTTTCCGCTAATGACGTGAAAGCGCGTCGAGCGGAAAAATCCGATATAGTTATGTACATCGAGAAAAAGAAGATTAAGCTAGAGGTAAAATGCAGCGCAGGCGCTGTATTTTACGCGAGGAAGGACGGATGTGGCAATCCGCTGGACTTGCCACAGACGATTGATGAATTTGACGAAAGTCAAATTCTTTCGGGCGCTGACCTTGTGATTTATGCGCCCGACACTTTCCCGGACTGGTTGAACAATCCGGAACAAGTGATTAAGAGCTGCTTTGTCTTAACCCGTCAAGACTTCATTAACCTGCTTCTTGCTACTACTCGTGGTAAGAACTATGGCTTGAAGATTGACAAGGTTAGAGGTCAAGTTACAATGTGTAACTTGACTGAGAAGAAAAAGATGAAGGACGGCTCTATCAAGACCTATACAACGCGCCTTGACAGGGCGTGGGACTTCATTGAATCCAACAATTTTCCCACCGTGGAAAATTGGCTCAAGGAATTGGGAAGGTTGTAAAACCTTCCCATCTTCCTAAAATACGAAGATTAAACGACAGCGGGCAGGGCGAAAGCCCTGCCCCAATTAAGAAAGGCGGTAAATACAATGAAATTGATGGTTATTTCCACTGCTCCTATTGGCAAAAAGATTCGCAACCGGCCGGGCTGGTATCTGGTAAAGGTTGCCGATGTTTGTAAAGCTCTTGCGTATGCTGAAATGCTGGCTGAGCAGCTGGACAAGCTGCCGGGCAGCTGGCTTGTTGATACGGTCAAGGCATAAAGCCTTGACCGACTTTATAGAAAGGGGTTTACAATGGTACTTCTAAAATGGTATGTAATGGGCTTGCTTAGACGATTGATAGGGACAGGAACGGCGCTCGCACTTGCTCAATGGGCAATCAGAAAGCTATGGAAACACCACAAAGAAATAAAAACGCTGATTGTGGAAAAGCTAAATAAAGGGAAGGCGTAAAGCCTTCCCTTCAATTCTGAAAGAGAGGTTAATAATATGAAAAATTCAAACTATTATTCTAGGAAAATTCTGCATCAAGAAATTGAACATTTACGGAAACTACTTGAACAGATTGAACTTAAAAACAACCTGCTTCATAAAGTCGCTGTAAAACATGGCTATACAGCCATGATTGATATAAACATAAATGCTAACAACCTAAATTGCAACTATTATCAAGGGCGATTGACGGGCATCAAGTTGGCATTAAAATTAATGCACTAAAAAAAAAGAAGGGCGAAAGCCCTTTCTTTTTTTTAGCATATAGGCGAACATATGTTCGGCGAACGTATGTTCGCATAAGAACATATGAACAGTCATTCATATGAACAGTTATTCATATATACAAGTGATGAATATTCATACATGTATATACAATGTACGTTTTGGCCATATTCATACCAGAAAAGACAAAGATTTTTTCCTTATGTTAAACATAAGGAAAAGAAACTTGCACTTTTATGCAAAGTATGCTATAATAGGGCGAAGCCAAAAGAAAGAAGGTATCTACCATGTATAACTATGCACCCACTGCACCACTTTACCACGCTAAAGCATCCGTTCACCATGTCAATGTGCGCCGTTTGCACCTGCGCCATCCCCGCCATAGCGCTATTAACTGGCAGGGCGCGGGGCACTACGGTTGCGAGCTGGGCTGGAAGCTACTGAAGCTGCTATTGGTTGGAGCTGGAGCTGCTTCCTTCCCCGTTGCGTTCGTGCTTTGGTGGTTCGGCATTGTATAATGCCGAGCTGCATTTGATTTTCCTTATGTTAAACATAAAGAAAAAGGGCTTTACAAAATCACAAAACCGTAATATAATATAATCAACCCGAAAGGGCACAATTCAGAAAGAAGGTTTGACCATTATGATGAACGCCGCCGCTATGCGCAAGATAACCGAAAAAGCCCGTTTGGATTTAGGCACACAAACCATAGACCACTGGATTGAATATGAAGCCATCCCTGAAATAAAAGAACGAGCTGAACTTGGATTCTCCAATTGTCAAGTCACACATTTTCCTTCTTTTGCAAATGCAGAAATTAGCAAACAACTTTGCCAGTACGCCGGAGAAATTTTCCACGAAAACGGTTATAGTTATGGTACAGACAGAGAAGGAACCGCAATCACAGTCATTTACTGGTAAGGCGTAAACCTTACCATTTTATTTTGCTTTCTTTTTCCTTATGTTAAACATAAAGAAAAAGAGATTGCAATTTTCCCAAAACTATGTTATCATATAATCGTTCCGAAGGGGACACACACCAATTATATTCTGAAAGGGGTTTGTACTATGTTCAGCGCTTACTATGCTCCCGCCACCATTTCCAAAGGGTATTTTATTGATTCTGTTTTGCGTTCCACCTCTCGCCGTCTTTTGAAATATTTGGGTTGCGTTAATATCCAAATTTCAAAAATGGAAAATAACCGCTTTTATCTTTCCTTTACTGCACCAAATTACCCGGAAACCTTAAGCAAAATTGAATTGGTTTTGGCCGCTTATGTCTAAGCGGCCACCTATTTCATTTTCTTTTTCCTTATGTTAAACATAAAGAAAAACCCCTTGCGCAAAACCCAAAACTATGCTATACTTATATCGTTCCAAAGGGGAACAGAAATAATGAAAGGTGGTCATACCATGATTAACATTCGCACGATGAAGAAACTCCAAAACGGTGATGGTTTCACCTTGAAGAACGGAAAACTCATTTCCTACAAAACCGGTTGGCAAGTGGCCGACCATGGTGTAGAATGCACCACGCCGGAAGCTGCTATGCGAGCTGTGAAAGAAATGAAAGGCAGCTGCGGTGTGTGGCTGGAAAACGGAATTTATTACGTTGACCATAGTTTCCGCGTGCCCACTAAAAGGGCTGCGCTGGAAATTGGGCGGCGGTACAATCAGATTTCAGTTTTGGGATGGCGAAAAATGAATCTGGCGTATTGTTAATACGCCACCCCTATTTTCCTTATGTTAAACATAAGGAAAAACATATTGACAATACTATCCCATTTTAGTATAATACAACTACCAAATAACGAAAGGGGTTTTCACCATGACGAATTACTACTACATCCACAACGAACACGGCTATCTTGTCACTTATGACGAAATGATTGAAATTTGTCGCGACGAATACGATTGCGATGACCCCACTAATCCTCTAAGCTGGAAGGAATATTTCACCAAAACACGATATGTTGTGCCTTGCGAATAAGCAAGGCCATATTTTCCTTATGTTAAACATAAAGAAAAAGGTCTTGCACTTTCCGCGCCATTGTGTTATTATGTAGGTGTTCCAAAGGGAACGGAATAATGAAAGGTGGTCGTGACCATGTTTGAATCTCGTGAAAATCTTCTGGATGAAATCGTTCTGTATGCCAACGCTGACGAAGTTATTTATAACAACGTTCTCAAGCCTGCTATTGAGGATTACGGCGATACCGCAGACGAAACCGAATGGAAGGCAGCTGCAAAAGCTGTAATTGGCGATTATATTAAGGCCACCTTGCCCGTGGGGTTGGTGCAGGCATGGGCGATTGTCGCTAATCTTTTCACCGAGGAAGATGTTGATTATATCGCAAGCGCTTTTATGGATTACTATGAAGAAGAAATTGAGGAAGCACGCGCCGAATCCATTGAAAAGCATAGAGCAAAAATGAAGGAACTTTTTGGGGAGTAAAATCCCCAATTTCATTTTTATTTTCTTTATGTTAAACATAAAGAAAAGAAGATTGCAATTTTCCCTTTAATATAGTATACTTATATCGTCCAAAAGGATATACCAATTTTAGAAAGAAGGTTTATACTATGACAAAAGTTTCGGAACTCGTCTTTTCTAATCACTGTTTGCAGGAACGTCTTTACCGCATCAATCTAATTGAAGAAAAAGTTGGCTATGGACAGATTATAAAAGAATCCTATTGGCGCGGAAGTTATCATTTCTTAACCGATACAGGCGTGGCGTTTGTTGTTGATAATGATAAACATTATATCATTACTCTTTATTTGGTAGATGAAGGGCAAGCAAATCGTTTGTACGGTGGGAAAATTCCTAAAAGTTTGCAAAAGAAAATCAGCAAAAATATTTCAATGGGATATGTAAAATTGAGGGATTAAAATCCCTCCCCATTTTTCCTTATGTTAAACATAAAGAAAACCATATTGACACTTATATGCCAATGTAATATAATTGTATCATCAAAGAAAGAGGTTGAAAGTATGGATTGGGATACAATGATAATGTATTATGATTATTATGATGAATGTGTTTATGAAGGAATTGAGCCAAAGAACTTTTGAGATTGGTATTATGAAGGGGAATAATTCTCCTTCTTGTTTTTTCCTTATGTTAAACATAAAGAATCTTCCCTTTACAAAAATTCCAACCTATGTTATTATATATACGTTCCCAGAAGGGAGCAACCAAAAATGAAAGGTGGTTTTCACTATGACAACTTCTTCTACCTTCTACTTTGACCGCGCCAATAATGGTTATGTGTTCCGCCGCATGAATCGTACTGAATGGTATGAGACTTCTCACCTGCTCCGCCGCTTCCATTTGACCGAGGGAATGGTGTTGGGGAGCTGGCGCGAAGAACAGTTCTTCATGCTCTATAGTGGCTATGAAGGCTATGGCGTAGAAATCTCGCCGCTGCATTCCAACGCTGCCTCTTACATTACAAGCCGCCGCCGCCTTTATCAACTGGCCGACACAGAAGAAGAACGGCAGACCCAGTTGGAAAATGCACGCGAATGGTATAACAAATATGTTAAGGCTCACTGAGCCTTAATTTTATTTTTTTCCTTATGTTAAACATAAAGAAAAAGGTATTGCATTTTCTCCCCCGATATGATACTATATAGGTGTTCCAAGGGGAACGAAATAAAGAAAAGGACGGTGCAAACTATGTATACTAAAATTGACAAACGGCAGGCGCGCAAACTCTGGAATGAGGGCAAAAATTTTATTATGGTGTCCTGTAAGTTGCGGCCGGAGTTCGGAATCAATGTAAATTCTGCGAGCTGGAAGCAGCTCAAGGACTTTGACAAGCTCATCAACGAGTTTAGCTATTATAACTGCGGAGACTCTGAGCGTGGCCGCTATCCTGCATTCTATGTGGAGCTGTAAAAGCTCCACCTATATTCTTTATGTTAAACATAAGGAAGCTGGCATTGACACAAACAAAAACTTTTGATATTATATAGATGTTCTAAAGAACAAGAAAGGAAGTAAAAGGTATGACGATTGGTGCTTGGTTTTTGGTTATTATCTTGGGTATTATTGGAATTTGTATTGCCATTTTTTATTTTCTTGAAGATGAAAAAACTCGGGGATTGATAACTATACTAATTACTATTATTGTAGTTGGTGGTCTAATCCTTGGTTTGTCTTGGTTCTATAATAATACTGGCTCTGGCCTCCGTGCGATGAAAGACCAGCAAAGCAACCTTAACAACGGTATTAACCGCGATATTAAAGTTATTGAAAGCGACGGTTCTGTTTCCTACGAATTTCGCGGCAAGGCTGATTTGGAAATGCACGACGATTATATTGTATTTGAAAGTGATGGAAAGCGCACCATTATTTACAAGAGTTATACCAGCACGATTGTAATTACGGAAATTGATTAAGGGGAGATTTTCTCCCTTTCTTAAATTCTTTATGTTAAACATAAAGAAAAAATAATTGACACAAAAATAATTTTCTGTTATAATCTTTTTACGAAAGGGGTTGAAAGATATGGATAATTCAAAGTACCCTATGATTTTTGGTCAAGGTGAGCGATTGGGATACTATGCCTATGTGCTGGACTGGAATAGTTGTTGCGTCAAGTTGCGCATTCCTGTTGGTATGTTTACATTTTTCTATGATGAATGGTATAGCTGGGATGAAGCAATAAAACTGTATAATTTTGAAGGAGTTGAGCTGTAATGACGAATTTTGAGAGAGAAGAACAAGCAATTCTGACGGAAGCTGCAAGCACAAAAGCTAATATTCTCCGTATGATTAAAGACCAGCTGCTAACAGAAGAAGAAGGCTACTTACGGCTCAATGACAAGCTGTTGATGCTCCAAGAGCATTGGTTCCAGCTCCATCGCAAGTTGGTGGAAGGTTAAACCTTCCACCTAAATTCCTTATGTTAAACATAAAGAAATAAACCTTGTGTTTTTCCGCAAATTATGTTATTATCTAATTGTTCCAAGAGGAACAGAAAGGAAGTATGAATATGAATCAGATGGACGGAAATTTCTCCAATCAGGTTTGGCAGAGCGCAATGCAGTTCCAGAAAGAAACCATTGGCAAGAACAACGACTTGTATGCGTTCCTCCAGTGGGTTAGCGAGAAAGCTAACAACAAAGACATTTATCGGTGGGCTGATGCCGTCAATAACTACGCCGCAGGCCGCTACACCGTGGAAACCTTCGTGAAGGGCCGCACCGTGGTTGTATATGTGGGCGATGAGGTTGACAATGTGTTCTGCCGTGGTTCCGCCCACTGTAGCAAGGATGACCACTTTGATTCTAATGTTGGCCGCGCCATTGCACTGTATCGTGCGCTTTCCAGTCTGGAAGATGGCAAGTATGACAGCGGTATCTACAATTTCAAGCGAACCGACCTTGAACCGCCGTTTGACATCTAATGGAAATGGGGATTTTCCCCATTTCATTTTATTTCTTTATGTTAAACATACAGAAAAACATATTGACAGTTTTCCCCCGAAATGATATTATATCACTGTTCCAATAAGGAACAAGGAAGGAGAAACACCATGTATACCGAAAATGTTGAAGTCCTCAAAAAGGTTTTGGCTTCCCGTGTTCAGCGCCTGACGCAGGTATCTGTTGAAGTCAATAATCTCTCTAAAGAGGTCGGCGCGCTTGCGGGCACAATGGGACGGTTAGGTGTGCCACTGGAAGAAGTTGGTAAAATTATCGCAGACAACTCTAAGTTCTAAGAAAGGAAGCTGGACTATGAATACTATTGGTCAGTGGGCAGCTGGGATTAACAGCAAATACAAGGAAAACGTCATCTGCACCTATCGCAAGCAGAAGAAAATCCGTGTTGTTCTTTGGAACGATTACGGTATTATGACGTGGGGCGATGCCTATTGCAAAAAGGGAGACCAATTTGATATTAACATTGGCCGCGCAATTGCAATTGCAAAAGCATTGGAAATTCCCCTACATCCAGACCTAATGCCAATTAAGACGGAGTAATTCCGTCTTTTATTTTTTCTTTATGTTAAACATAAAGAAAATCTTATTGACACAAACACCGCCTTCTGTTATACTAACATTGTTCCTAAGGGAACGAAATAAATAAAAAAGGTGGAGAGAATAATGACCAATTACAGCGAAATTTATGCCAAGGTTTCTTCCAAGGACTGCACGGTGGAAGAGCTTCAGAAAATCATTTGGAAGTATGCAAGTGAAGAAATGACGAAAATCCTCAAGTCTGGCAAGGTTGATGTTAATCTTGTTAAAACCCTCATCAACTATCGTGGCAACAGCTACGGCGTGCACGCTATGCTGCTGGATATGGGTTTCGGCGGTTTGTATGAAGATATCCACGGTTTCATTATGGAGTATGCAAGCACACACGAAAATTCTTGGCACGGCGCTACTTGTTGTTATGACTTCAAAGACAACATGGATGCTTATATTAGCGCAAGGAAAACTAAAAAAAATTGTGGCAGACAAAATCCGCGACAATCCTTTGATTCAGAACTTGTATGAGAATGGCCATCGCACCTTTGCAAACAAGGCTGTCCGTTTGCTTGTCGAGGGCGATGAAGAAAATAAGAGCGCAAACAAAGTCCAGCAGAGAGCCTTGTATAATATGCGAGCTTACGATTTCTTCAAGACTTTGGAAAAGGTTGTGGAGGAATTGGGAGAGTAATTCTCCCTTCCTTTTCTTCCTTATGTTTAACATACAGAAAACTTCCTTGACCTAATTTCATTTTCGTGTTATACTAATCACGAACTTGAAAGGAGGTTTGACCTATGACCCAAAAGGAATATGCATCTAAACTCATTTCAGCTTTCTACGCTGAATTTGGTATGGAGCGGGAATGCTATAGTGAGCACCCCAAAACTCTTAATCCTGCCTATAATCTGTATGCTGGCATGTTTCGCTTGACCATTGTCCCGAAAAATGCAAATTTTATCTTGAAGCTGGGCAAAACCGACACCGGGGACGAACAAAACGAAAATGAAACCCGCATTTATAAGCTGGCACAGGAGCAAAACTTGCAACATTGGTTTGCTAAGCCTTTGTTTGTTGTAAATGCTGGGCCATATACTTGGCACGCCTACGAGAAAGCATATTTTGTTGGCGAAGCTGGGCAAAGTCCTTTGAAGGAAAAAGAAGTATCAGATGAAATCGTAGAACGCTATTGCAGTGCTTTGTGTGCTTATGAAATTGATGAATGGCCGCATTATATCGCACATGAAAAAGTTGTTAATCGTCTTATTGATTTCTTTGCAGATTACGGAATTAACGACCTTCATAACGGTAATTGGGGCTATTCTAGGCGGGCGCGTCATCTTATCTTCACCGACTATGCGGGATGTTGGATTTAATAAAATTGTAACAATTTTGTAACAATTTTGTGCTTGACAAAAAATTAAAAATGTGGTATAATATATATGTAAGATAAAGGAGGGATAGTATGACTAAGATTTATTGCTTGCCCAAAACTCCCGACGCAAATGCAACTATGCGAAGAATTTGCGGACTTATCCCTTGTTTGGGAAAAGTAAAGGCAAGTAAAAACTATCTTTTCTTCTCCATCTCTTGTAGAGAAAAAGACGTTCAAATTGTAGAACGCATCTTGCGCCAAGGGGGTTATTTGGAATGACGGAACGAGTTTATGTTATTATGTACAAAGTTGAAGATGAAACCGGGCCGGAATCGGTTGTTGATTGTGTTGTACATTCTTTGGAGCAAGCAGAAGAATATTGTTTGCGCAAAGAAAAAGAAAATCCCAATTTCGTTTTCTATTGGGTTGCTTCCTTTCTAACGGATGAACCGTAAGGTTCTCCCGGAAATCCTTATGTTAAACATAAGGAAGATTCGTTTGACTTTTCTTGTATCTATGCTATAATGAGTATGTTCCAAAAAGGAACAGAAAGGACGTGCAGACTATGCCGAAGAAAACCGAAGGTGCTTTGAAAACTGAACGCAGGGATTACTTTATGCAGAAAATCAAGGACTTCCTCACAGAACAGGGCGAAGATGTAGCTTTCATCAGTGGGAATACCATCAACCTCCCCACGGTAGATGAATACGAGAATGAACGCTGGATTGAAATCAAGGTTTCTGTTCCTACTGGTGCAAGAGGGGAAGAGTATGATGGCTATTCTTTGCGAGAAGATTATGACCTTAAAATCCGCGAACAGGCCGACAAAAAGGAACGGCTTGCAAAGGAAAAGGCGAAAAAGGCCGCAGAGCAAAAAGTAAAACGTGAAGCCCTTGCAAAGAAACGAGAAGAAGAACGAGCGGAAAAAGACCGAATCAGAGCGGAACTTGACGCAAAGGAAGCGAACAAAGATGAAGAATAAATATTACAAGGTTGTTGCAGAACGCGCCCATCTTGGGCGCGGCAACACCAATACAATAGCATTTTATTACAAAGCAGAAAATGCACTTGACGCAATGAACAAAGTAAAACATCAAGGTGGAATAAAACGTTCCCGTGTGCCTTTAAGGGTGCAAGAAGTTTCGCAAGAAGAATATGAAAACAACATCAAGGTTTCTGCATATGTTAGAGCGGGAGTTAGATAAGACTAACTCCCTCATTATTTCCTTATGTTAAACATACAGAAAAAAGTTTTGACAAAAATCAAAATCTTTGCTATACTATCATTGTTCCAAAAGGGACAGGAAAGGAGAAAGAACCATGATACTAGACGACTGTTGCCCTTATTGCGGAAGTGAAGATATTTTCTTCAAAGATTCCCGACTTGACTATGTAGGTGGGATACTGGTAGAAACTAATTTTGGCACTTGTAAAAATTGCGAAAAAGATTTCAACATTATAATGGATTACATTCCACGGATTCGCCGCTATTACAATCCTGTAACCTGCGACTGTCTAAAAGGGGAGGAAATCAAATATGAATAAAACTTTCGTTTGTCATGTGTGGGATAAAGCAACCTATATTCTTGAAGCCGAAACCCCTGAAATGGCCGCAGAAATGGCACAAGATATGTTTGACGAGCGCAAGCACGGTGTTTCAGTTTCTGCTCCACAAACCCCGTGTCAGGTGGGGCAAGATTGCCCCGACAATTTGAATTGCACTTCTTGTGTAGCATTGTATGCGAAAATGGATTCAGATGAAACCGAAAGGGAGGGCGTTTCTAATGATTGAAAAAACTATCTATATCGCGGAAGATGGAACCCAGTTTGATTTTGAGGAAGATTGTATTGCATATGAAAATGCGCAACTATATTCTAATACCGAAGCCAAGAACGAAATCTTCTGTTTTAACAGCGACAATAAACGCTATTTCCCGGCATCGTTTGACGATTTTGAGGACTTAAAATCTTTCTATTGTGAATCTCAACGTGCCTATGACCTTCTCAAAGAAGTTGAAGCGCGTGCTTGTGCGAAATACCTTCCCTTTGAATACAATAGCAAAGAACCCGAAGAATACGAAGAAGAAAAAGCATCTTTCGTTAAAACTCACTGGCTATGGGACGTTAATGATGATGTTTGGACGTGTTTGGAGTATGAAGAAGAAATTCTAAAGAAACGAATGGCCGAACAGGACAAGCGTATTCAAGAAGAGAAAGAAAAGGGAAACGGGGAAGAATAATCTTCCCTACCTTCCTTCCTTATGTTAAACATACAGAAAACAAAATTGACAAAAATGAAAATTTCCTATATACTATAACTGTTCTTGAGGGAACAGAAAGGAAGTTGTTCTATGAGAGATATTAAGCGTATCCGCCGCATTACCGAACTTTTGGTAAAATTCTGGAATCGTCCCGAATGCCAAGATATGCGGTTTTGGCAGATGATGTCCTATCTTGGCGCAAAAGTGTTTGATGAAACCAAGTGCTCAGATTTCTTCTATCTGGAAGATGACGAGTTTGAAAGTTTTTTGAAAAAAATACTTGACAACTAAGAAAACTTATGATATACTAAAGATGTTCCAAGGGTGAGGAACGAAAATAAAATCCCACTTGGAGATATGATGCAATTGGCGAGACATAGCGCACTCAAAATGCGCCACACTAGAAACGTTGTCGGTTCAAATCCGACTATCTCCACCAAATGCCTTATGTGTTGGCGGCAGCTTAGCTAACTTAAAAAAACACTTCGGTCTATCCCCTCCGGAAGTGGGGTACATCCTAACCAAAAACTATTCGGGTTCAACTCCCGGACTGCCTGCACGCAAGCAGGTGGGGCATTTACTGGTTGCATAGTGAGTAGGTGGAGAAAGATAGGAATAAGTGTCTACGCCAATAGATTTACTGTTCTGACCGCTTTCAAGGATGGGCGCACCTTGGCGGGTGCGTTTAATAGGAGGAAGGTGCGCAACTTCCTCCCACTCCTATGAGAATGTGGCCAAATTGGTAAGGCTTCCGACCTTTAATCGGAAAATTGAAAGTTCAAGTCTTTCCATTCTCACCATTTATGCACCCTTAGCTCAGTCAGTAAGAGCCGCAGTCTTATAAACTGCAAGCCCTAACAAGGTAAACCTCGGCGCACATCCGAGAGGGTGTACCAATTTTTCCTTATGTTAAACATATAGAACAATCCTTTGACTTCCTCCCCATCTTATGTTATACTTTAATTGTTCCAAAGGGAACAGAAAGGAAAGAAAAGATATGAAAAAAATTCTCGCGGTTCTTCTTACGATAATTCTCTTGTTCGGTTGCACTTCGGCTTTTGCCGCTTCTGACCCTGACTTTGAAATTCTTACTGTATCTACAGTGCAAGAAGCCAAAACGTGTTGCGAAGCATTTTCCGATAATTATCGGGATAATGAAATGCTTATCTGTGCTTTGGCGGCGCGCTTGTTAAAAACGAACTGATTGATAATTTCCAGATTTGGCTTATTGGTTTTGATTCTAAACTTCTTAATAAATATGATGCAGTCTATGGTTGGTTGGAAGAAGAGGGTTATTTTGTTATGGCCACTGATGATGTTATATTTCTGTTCCCAAATTGCTTGGCTAGAAAAGACTACGAAGCCTATCTTATTCTTGTAGATGCCGTTTTTGCGGAAGAACATATCACTTATACCGAAATGGAAACGGGTGCTTAAAGCACCCGTTTTCTTTTTTTAATTCTTTATGTTTGACATACGGAAAATAAATTTGACTTTCGGGAAAAATTGAGTATAATAATAATTGTTCCTGATGAGGGGCAAGGATAACCGGCAGACCGCAACCGAAAAGATTTTCAAAAAAGTCTTGACAAAGCGTCCGCAATGTGTTATACTCTAACCGTCCCCAAGAGGGAGAAATAAAGATGCGGTCAAACCGCAAGAAAGAGGTATGTATGACTACTAACGAAATCATTTCCAAGATTCTGTCCGACTATGAAGGTTCTGCACTGGTTCGCCCCGACAAGACTACTTTTATTGCTATTCCTACTGAAGAAGGTACTTACATCAAGGTTGCTGTTTCCAAGCTCGCTTCTAAGGACGTGGAGCGCAAGGACGGCAAGGTAATTCCTGCTTTCAACTTTGAAACCGCCATTGAAAATTATAAGGCTTTCGTTGCGGAGCAGGAAGCCAAGGCTGAAGCTCGTGCCAATGCCCCCAAGAAGGAGCGAGTATCCAAGGCTGACCCCGAAAAGGTCAAGATGCGGGCAGAGCGTCAGGCTAAGTTGGTAGCTTATCTGGAAACTATTTCCGGAATGACTTTCACTTCTGCCGACATTGCGAACACTTGCACCGACATTTATCCTGATGGTAATGTGCTAAATGTAGGCGCGGATTTGGCAACAATTTCCAAGTCTGACGAGCGTCTGACGATGGAAAAGATTGAGGGCAAGAAGCACTGGACTTTCAACAAGTGAGATTAAAGGGAAGGGCGAAAAGCCCTTCCTTTTTTTATTGGATTTTTTCCTTATGTTAAACATACAGAAAAAATATTTGACTTTTCTTTTCTTTTCCATTATACTAATAGTGTCCTAAAGAGGACAAGAAAGGAAGTTTTAATATGTTGCATTATTATCGGGTTCTTTACACCACTTATAATAATGGAGTTAAAGTTGGTAATACTAGCGGCTCTGTTATTGCAGATGAAAACGAAATCAAAGAAAAAACTATTCCCATTACTTGGGAAAACCTTAAGGAAGTTTATTATAACTTTGGCTTAGAACTCCCCTTTAATATTTGGGACTTCAAGCGCGGTCGTGTTATTAGTTTCTTTGAAGGTTGCCTCACTGACAAGAACCGCCGCGATATTAAAGAATGGAAAACTCCTGAACTTAATATGAAACTTGTTATTACTTATGAAGTTATACCTTGTTCTCTTAATACCATTCTTAACTATTGGGACAGCGAAAAAGCAATCCAATATTTGCGTGAAAGAAATTTGTCTTGCCCTATTGACATTTTGAAAAAGTCGTGATATAATTAAGGAGAACTTGAAAGAAAGGAAGTTATGATATGAACGCAAATTTTACTCTAATCTTTGATTTAGATGGAACTCTCGCCGCGACTTATGATGTTCCCGACTGGCTTAAAAAGATTCGTAGCGAAGATACCTCCCCTTACCTTGACGCCGCCCCAATGTGGGATATGACAGAACTTTCCGCTATTTTGAACAAGTTGTTGGAAATTGGCGTGGAAGTCAAAATTGTAAGTTGGTGCGCAAAACACGCAACAAAAACTTATGATGATGAAGTCCGCAAGGCAAAACGTGAATGGTTGAAGAAATTTGACTTTCCTTGTTCTTCCTGCCGTATTACGCCATACGGCTACCCCAAAGAATATTTGCGCAACAAAAACCGCATCAATATTCTAATTGACGATAACAAAGAAGTTAGGGAAAGTTTTCGGCGGTTTGATGGTTGCGAAACGATAGACCCGACAAAGGTTGATATTGTAGAATGGTTAAAGGGCTTGATGGAGTAATCCATCAAACCGTTTTTCTTTATGTTAAACATACAGAAAACGCACTTTACTTTTTCTTAATTTGTGCTATACTATACTTGTTCCTAAGGGGAACAGAAAGAGAGGAAGAAAAACATGGAAAACACCACTCATCTGATTCGGTTCATTATCTTGAATGACGAAAACGAGGTTCTCAAGAACTTCATTCTGACTGAACGTAAATACGATACCATCCGGGAAGCCGCCGAAGCCGCGCAGACGGTATGTTGCGTGCTAATGAACCATTGCGGATGGAATGTATTCTATCGTATTGTTAGACCCACCGTTGTTGGTGAGACTAGCTTTCACGAAATGACCGCAGACGGCAGTATCGTCAGTGGTGATGAACTGCCCGAAGAAAAGGACGAAGGGGAAGAAGAAGAAAACTGCTCCTTTGATGAAATTGAAGATGAAGATATAGACAAGTTTCTTGCTTGGATGCGCGCCTATTGCCAAGAATAAAAGGACGAGTAATCGTCCTTTTTTTTTGTTTTCTTTATGTTAAACATACAGAAAATTCCATTGACTTCCTCCCTAAATATGATATAATAAATTTGTCCTTGAAGGACAGAAGAAAGAAAGGAAGTTAAACACATGATTTTCAAGACTTATGAGCCCACCACTTCTTCTGAACGTTCTGCTATTGGTGTTGCTACGGTAAAGTATAATGCCGTTTGCCGTTTTTGCGGAAAGAACAAGCCCAACAAAAACGACTATATTGAATACAAGCGCAAACATTCTGATATGGGTACTTTTCTGGCTTCTTTGCTTGATGATGATGAAGAAGGAATTGAGCTTATTAACTCTTGGACACAGGAATGGTATGATATTCTTGATACCATTCGTTCTAATGATTCTTCTCCCATCTTTGCGGTTTATATCGCTATTCTTCCGTCTGGTGTGAAGTGCGGCGAAACTAAAAACTTGCGTCAGCGTTATTCTTCCTTGAAAGCAAGCAACGACATTCTCCATATGTATTATTTGCCTGTAGAAAACAAGGAACAAAGCACCGCAGCAGAAGATGCCCTTCACTATATCTTTGACCACGCTAAGGGAATGCGGCGAGAAAAGAATAAGAAAGACTACTATTCTTGTGATGAAGATTACGCCCGCAAATTTATTGAACGAAACAAGCGAGAAATTTATGATGCGATTATGGCAGAAATTGAGGGAGATTGATTCTCCCTTTTATTTTTTTTCCTTATGTTTAACATACAGAAAATCTCTCTTGACTTTTCGTGTCTTTCCTGTTATACTATCAGTGTTCCAAAGAGAACAGAAAGGCGGTAAGACCCATGGCTAAACAGAAACTGATGCTTACTTTTGATACCGAGACTTGCACTATCGTCCTGCCCGATTCTTGGAATCTGACTGCTAATGAGAAGAAAAAAATTAGCATTGCTCGTCCGCTTATCTATGATATTGGCTGGACAATTTCTTCTCGTTCTGCTGGTGTGATTGAAAAGAAAAACTATCTCATTGCCGAAACGTTCTCCGTTCCCTCCGTTTTCAATACTGCTTACTATAAAGAAAAACGCCCCATTTATCTCGATATGATTAACAATGGCGAATTGTCCGTCAAGCCTTGGCGCGAAGTGATGGAAATCTTTCTCGCAGACTGCGAACAGGCAGATTTAATCTGCGCTTTCAATGAACAATTTGACCTTCGGGCAATTAACTTTACCGAACTTTATATCAACAAACTTTATAGCCCTAACTATCAAAGTTGGTATGAAAATCAGGTTGCGCTCTGTTGGAAAATCGCCCATCAACCCTACAAGAAGGAAAATGACAAGGACTTTGACCCCTTGCATTTTACCTTCCGAAACAAACAGTATAGAGTGATGGATATTTGGGGTTTAGCTTGCGAAAACATTATTAACACTCCTACATACAAGCGCGCTTGCCTTGAACATTCTCTTATTTCTCCGTCTGGGATGTATTTTAGTACCAATGCAGAAAACGTTAGACGTTTCATCTATAAAGAATATGGCTTTATTGAAGAACATACTGCACTTTCTGACGCAGAAATTGAAACGGAAATCCTTCTTAAAGCCCTCAAACGTGGCAAGAAGGTTGAAGGAATTGCGCTTTTCCCCTTCCGAAAACTTGGTTATGTTTCTGATTTTATTGCAGAAGATAACCGCATTACTCCCGCTATGGCACAAAATGCACTTGATATTCTGAATGCTTATATTGACCAGCACAGCGAACAACCAACACCGTATTTAACGCAAGTTATTAACCACTCTGCGAGGATAGAAAAAAAGCGTGATTCTCTTTTGTGGGACGAATAATGTCCCACCTTTTTTATAAAAATTTTTTCCTTATGTTAAACATACAGAAAAAGATTATTGACAAAAAATAAAAATCTTGCTATACTATATACGTTCCTTGAGGGGAGCAGAAAAAAAGAGGAAGGACACCTCACAAACCAGAGAGGAAGAAAACATATGGCTATGAAGAAAGATTTCAAGGCGGAAGTTCTGGCACTGGCTGAATCTATGGTAGGTATTCCCGAAGATGCTTTCAAGGTTCTTCACTCTAAGCAGGAATGTTATTGCTTTGACACTGGCAAGAAGGACGAAGAAGGGCGCACGGTTTATGCTCTGGTCTATGTGAAGATTCCCGATGTTGAAGGGACGAAAACTCGTGATGGTTTTGATGTTGAAGTTGCAAAAGCCGCCTACGAAGAAAAGATGAGTGCGCCCAAGGGCGGTGACCCGGCTGTGGCTGAAAAGCGCGAAGAACGAATGAAGGTTTTGCGTCGTTGGTGGGAGAATGAAGCCGAATACGGCCATGACTACACCAGTACCGAGGTTTTTAACGCTCTGCCCGATATTTACGGCATTGACGTTAATACGCAGGGCGCAATGCTGACGGGCCGCGACCTTGCCCGGCTTGCGAAGGAAGGGCTTGCCGAGATGAATATGATTGAGAAGAAGAGGTGCTACTCCAAGCGTTAAGGTAAGAGGGGACGAAAGTCCCCTTTTATTTTAGGAGTAAGTTTCCTTATGTTAAACATACAGAAACAGACCTTTACATTTCTGCGGCGATATGGTATTATATCAGTGTTCCAAGGAACAGAAAGGAAGGTAAAGAATATGCGTATTACTACTATTGGTGATAAACGGATTCCTTTTAGTCATGTTAAAAACGGCGCGGTTTTCAAATACAATAATGAATATTATATGAAGTTGCGATATGACTATAGTGAAGATTTACCTCAATACGAAAGTGGCATTGTACCTACTGTTGTTAGCCTAGATGATGGGAGACTTGCTTGTTTTGTAGAGACAATTTTGGTGGAAGTTGTAGATGCAGAATTAAGAATAAAGGAGTGAAATATATGAAGGTTCTTTCCGAAGATTTTTGTAAGGAGACTTTTCAGGAACTTCCTGAAGGCAGAATTTTTCGCTATAACACCAACTTCTTTATCAAACTTATCCAATCAGAAAAAGTCATTATGCACGATAAAGAAGGCCATCCTATCAATGCCGTTTGTATTGAAAATGGCGCTCCCGCCTATTTCCAAGAAGGTGCTATTATTACTTACTTTAACGGCGAAGTTATGATAATGAGGTGAAATATATGCACATTCTAGTATGTATCTTTCTTGCCCTCTATTTTACTGAATGTATTTCTTCCGCTTTTGAAATTGCGGGAGAAGATTGTCCGGTGCTTTCATTAACTGACACTTTGCTGTTTCTGTTGTGTTGTATTGTACCGATGAAGCGCATAGCCAAAGCATACAAGAAACTTGATAATTGGGTAAGAGGACTTGAATAAGCAAGTCCTTTTTTATTTTCCTTATGTTTAACATAAAGAAGAAAAGGAGGAAGATTTACTCTTCCTCCACAAGCCAGTCATCTACAGTTCCTTCTGCAGCTTCATCAATAAAATCACTAAAAAATTGCTTGAAAGTGTTTTGCATTTCTTTCAGTTGTTTCTCCGTTGCCTTTGGCAGCTTCAACAACCAATAATCTAAACAAGAATCTTTGTGTTCGCCTAAATATTCATTGAAATAATACATAATGTCTTCGTTACACAAATACTTCTCTGGGTCTTTTGCCCAAGTCATAGCCAGAAATTCCTTTGCTGTTTCACGGTCAAAGAACTGATTACCATCAATCTCCCAAATCTTTTTCATAGCTTTAACTTCCTTTCTGCTCTCTTGAGCATCTATAGAATACCATACTCCACCTAAAAAGTCAAACCAAAATTCCTTATGTTTAACATAACGAAAATCCACCCCTGTCCCTTTTGTCCATACTTCTTCCCATTTTTGACAAATTCAAAATTTTCCTTTATAATAAAACCATCTTCTCCACCGAAGATAATCCTTTTTCCAACCCCCTTCTATATAACACCACGCGGCGCCGCAACAATTTCCTAAATAAGCTGCAACTTCCCGCAAGAAAAGCTGGAACGAGCTGCATTTTTCTTCCCGCCGCAAATTCCTCTCCCAAAAAATTTCTAACGAGCTGCAAATTTTCCTCTAAAAAATTTGCTAAACACAAAAATTTCCTATATAATATATCTACAAAGTGAGGGAACGAATCACCTCCTCAATTGCTCTCCCTCGCTTTATAAATAAGAGAAGGAAAACTCTAAATCAAACCGGCCCCGCAATAAGCTGGGCGGGCGCATTAAGCGCCGCAAGGAGAATTAAATGTCTGTATCTGTTCGTGATGCTCTACGCGCTGAAGTCGTAGAGAAGCTAATGGGTTGCTACGAAAACGCTCAAAAGGTTGCCGGCGGTTTTGCCTTTATGTCTGACAAGATGGACGAGGAAACTGGTCTATTCATTCCTGTGGTTGTAACCGTAACCGCAAAGAATACCGTTCCTACCGCTCGCAGTGAAGCTTATGACATTGACAAGGCCGTAGCCGAATACGCCGCTAAGCCTGGTCGTCGTGTTGCTGACCCCGCTAAGATTGCTGAACGCGCTGCCGCCAAGGAAGCTGCTGCTTCCCGCAAGCAAGCTAATCTAAGCATTCTACGCAGCTGGGTTGCCGCCAATCCTGTTGATGGTCTGGCCGCTAAGGAAATCTATGACCAGATTCCTGAGCTGCAACATATTCAGCTAATGCAAGTTGGCACTCTGCTAACCTCCCTAGTTGAGGATGGCACGCTAACTGTAAGTCTGAATGATAAGCGTAAGAAGATTTACCATAAGGCTTAATGGAAGAGAAGCGCGAAAGCGCTTCTTTTTTTGTATTTTTATAATTTTTATATTATAATATAAAAAAATAAAAGGGGAAAAAACACTACATGACAAACATAAATCGTAAAGTAATTTTTTCTCGTTGGATTAGAAACGCACTTCTTTTTCAGGGAGAAGAACTAATAGAGACTCAAGTCAATCGCGACAACCCTTCATTTCAAGTATATATTTTTAAATATAGCGACACCTTAGATGAATCAATTAAGTATGCTCTTGCGCATAAAAAAGAATTCCAGCTTTAAGGAGCGAAATACACATGGCACAAACACAAACCGCTCCTATTTTAAAACATAACATAGATAAGAAACAATTCTTAGTTGCGCCCTACAATATGAATTTCTACCAAATCCCACAAGCTATTGCAGACAAGCTGAATCAAAAGCTGGGAAATTCATCTGCGCAATTACGACTAATGTATGTTCTTATCGGAACCAAAGAAGGCTTTGGTTTATCTTTAGAATGGTTATCACAGCGAACAAGTTTAGCAAAAACCAATATTGTACGCACCAAGAAAGCTCTGATTGACGCGGGCCTACTGTTGGAAAGCACAGATGGAACGCACAATTTTTTAACAATTAATTATCAAAAAATTATGGAATAAAATTTGAAATTCCCATTATCACCATGATTATAATCTTTTTCCGTTTTTATGAGAATATGATTATCACTGTGATACGGACTCGTATCACCGTGATATTCTTATTATCACCATGATAACGTGCTCGTATCACAGTGATAATGGGAATTATCACCATGATATACGTAATATATAATATAATATATAAACAGAGAGAGGATATATAATCCAACAAATACGTAATATATAATTATTTCGCGCTTCCGCGCGAAATTTATGATTAATGTTTCTGGAGAGAACACAACGGATGTTAGAGTCCGTTGAAGAAAAGTTGAAGCTTATTAACAGTATTGTTGATGAGATTCTTCCCGCTGAGGCCGCGGCAGAATATAAACTAAAAGTAAAGAGCTGGATATATAAAATGGCAAGCTTTGATTAGAATACAAATGGTCGTTTTGGTCCTGAAACTTTTATTGCGCCGCGAGTGAAAACTGAGCTTTATCCATACAAAGACGAGAATAACGCACTACAAGATATTATCATTGTTCTTGGCGGCAGAGTGTTTGATTATTATCATAAGTATAAATAAAAAAAGGGAATTTCATTTTGAAACTTCCTTTTCTTTTTTCTTTTCTAATTTCATTTTGTTTCTCCCCGATAATACTCCAAGTTTAATTTCATTTTTACTTTCCCTATAAGGTAGGTGGCGGAGTTTGAATTTTATGTTTCCCTGAAAGTGGCGGTGAAGCTGCGAAAAGGTTCTCTTCCACCATTAATAGTATATAATAAATTTGTCAAATTTTCAAATTTTTATTTAATAAATTTTGAAATTCAAATATGAAAATCTCCACACCTTCGGGCTGTGCAAAAAAGGACACTATGAATATTATTTCCAAAACAAAAAAGGACACTATGATAAATAGATTTTTATATTGTATATAATAATATTTCTTTTCTCATTTCCAAAGAAAAAAATTTTAATTCCACAAAAAACTCCATAATAAAACAATCTCATTTTCTTACTTAATAATGAAGTAAGAAATAAATAGGAGGCTAATATGCTTATTTCAAAAGCGCTCTATGAAAAATTACAAACAATAAATTCTATGTATGGTGCCGCGGCGACAGTGCAATTTTTGTTTGCCTTAAATGAATATTATTTTAATAACATCAAAACCACAGACAAAGTAATGATTGCATTGGGAATAGAAGATTTTTATATTACACCTCAACGAATTATTAAAACTCCTATAACAGATGAACAACTTCTGTCCTTACTCTATGCGGGCAAAACCACAAAAGAAATTATAGAAGAAACAGGCTTGCCGCGCTCTACCGCCTACAGACGAATTAATAAAGTTAAGGAGATGTTAAAACTTGACAATACCAATGGTAGTCTTGGCTGATTATTTTTTAGAAAAAATTAATAAAGTAGCAAGTTATTATGGAGCAGAGAAAGCTCTATATTACCTTAATGAGCTGTGCAATTATGCTTATTATGATATTTATCCACAAGATATTTTTCTAAAAAATTAGTTAAATTTTAGAAAAGATTCTCTAATCATTGACTCCTATAAAAAAGATGCTTTCACTAAACCCACTGTTCCGACTGGCCGCATATTAGAATATAAAATTAAAGGTTTAACTCCCCAGGAAATTGCAGGTAAAGTTGGTTTATCATCATCTACCGTGCGCAAGCGGCTGAATGACTTTATGAATGAAAGTGCAATTAATAGAGTTATTATAGAGAAAAAACCCAATCCTATAGAAGAGCCAGTTGAATCCTTACCTGATGATTTCGTTTTCCCAGAAAACGAAGACCCACGAATCACCACAGCAAAAGAAGCGCTTTGGCTAAAACAACTGGGATACCGCTATCTCATTGCAAGTGAAGTAGAAGATTACTATGACCGTGGTTATAGCCCGATAGAAAATTAGAGAAAGTTTGGCTGGTATTACTTAAAACAAAATGGCTATGATGTAGATTGGCCAACAGAAAAGGATGATGAGGATTGGGCAAATTTGACTTAAAATAGATAGAAAAGGATAAAGAGCGCACGCGCCTAATTCCGCAAGAAGAAGCATTTCTGCACTATTCTACTGATGATTTGTTATATGGACTACTTGCCTATAAAGCAAATTATGATGTTGAAACAAAGACTCTTTTTCTTAAACAAGAAGACCTGCCCGCTATTAAAAAAATGGTTGCGGGTTGGCTAGACTGTACGATTAGAACAATGGGTAATCATCTACACGATTTAATGGATAAGGGTTATATAGAATATGACTAGTTAAATAAAAGATATATAATAAAAAACTACCACGAAAAATATTAGCAAGTTAATAATCATATGCTTTTTGTTTTATTACAAAATATGCGGCCAAATACAATTAAAATATATAGTTATTTATTAAATAAATATTTATGGAAAAAATCAGAAGGGAAAGTTTTTTATTTTTCTATTAGTTCCTTATTAAAAGATTTGGGTTATGTAAATATCTATAATCGTCTTGAACGCGAATCAATAAAAGATATATTGTTTTTTTTAAATTTAATGGGCTTTATTACAATTTCTCGTGTATATAAAATTACTAATGATGTATATATACCATACTATTCTTTGGATTTTGCTACAATAAATGCGGATGAACTCCAACATAAACATCTATCTGAAATTGACCCCAATTTAAATTTAGAGCAAAGAGTACGCATCTATGAGCTGCCTGAAGATGTCGCTGTGGTTGATGACGATGGTCTTATTGAATGAGACTTTGAGATTTTTTCTGTCATTTTTTGAAATTCTAATAATATCGCAACTCGGATTTTGTATATGAGAAATTCTGGAAGATAGATAAGAAATCTGAGAAGCGCCACACTAATGGAAAATGAAACATTAGCGGAAATCTGAGAAGCGCGCTAAGGAAATTCTGGAAGATTAATCGGAAATTCTATCATAAACTCTTAATAGAATTAATAGAATATTAAGAGAGTGTATTTATAATAGTTCTTACGAGACGGCCGCCATTAAAATGGCGCCCGCTTTAAAAATTATGATTGATTGATTGAAGACACGACAAAATTAAATCCTATAGCTGCGGCCGCAGAATTTTCCTTCTTCTCCACCATCTCTATTATAACCTAAATTTGTCCATTTTTAAAATTTATATTCTAACCTAATTTTTTCGGGAAATGGTATCCCTGTGATTTTTGAAATTCTAACCTTTCTGGAACACGGGAAAAAATCCGATGTAAATTTTTGAAGAAAAAAAGTAGCATCGTAGCTCCTTACAATCACACACCTCAATTTTTTTCTGACCTCTCCCTACAAAAACGAAAATACCTACCATAATAAAATAACGGTATTCTTTCTCCCACTATAAGTTTGGCCGCAAAAGTTTGAAGTTCTCTAATTTTATTATGATTGAAGTATTTTCTCTTGGAGATGGTGTTGCGTGAATTTTTGAAATTTGAATGTTTCTAGAACACGGAAAAATATCCGATGCGGATTTTTGAAGAAAAAAATTTACTTCGGGGAGCTTAACAATCATACATTGGAATTTCTTCAGAGCTAGTCCTGTAGGAACGAAAGATTGAAATATAAAAAGTGTAGTGTAGAAAATTTTGATATAAGAAAAAATTTCATATACACACCATCATTTTTCAGGACTTATAGATGAAGGCTCATAGTTGAAAACACGGAAAAATAAAGGGTTTTCGCGCCTATGCGGCGCTCAACAGTTCCCTTCTCCACTACCATCGTCTTCTCCCCTCCCCGTGTGAAAAAATCCAATCCTAATTTCAAAACACACGGGACGCCGGTCGGACATCCGAATATAAATATATTATATCCTCTTTAAATCATATAAGAGGTCTTAATTTTTTACCAAAAGGCTACTATGTCTCTTATTTTTTTTATTTATCATATTAAGGAGGCTAATTAATATGCCAACATTCACTTTGCAAGATATGAGAGAGCTATTCCAATCTTTTCCATACCTTGAAGTTCTCAAACTTTGCCGCAAACATAAATGTTATGATGGATTAAATACACTTTTAAGCGGCAACAACAATTTACAATACACCTCTGTATTAAAATTGGCCGCTGTTTGTAAAATATTAGCGCCAACTAAAGAATGGGATTTTCTTTCATTTGAAGAATTAAGGAAATTCTTTTATACTGTAGATATGAAAACAATTCCTATAAAGTATCGTAATGCTTTAGACAGCCCCTCTCCCCGACATAGCTGGGAGAAACACCTTGAACTTATAAAATTATACAATACATTAAATAAAAAAAACGGAGTGTGATACCCAATGTTCCGTATAATTTCCGCCCCTTCTGCTCCAGTACCGACTTATGTTTGTGATACGAAAATTGATTTACCTCTTATACTTAAAGAGCAATTTGATGGCAATATGATTGGTATAACGGTTTTGTGTTTAGAAGACAAAAATGTTTATATGCTGAATGGGGACAAAGAAAATCCAGCTTGGATAGTATTGTGAGGTGCGCACATAAATGTTAGATTTAATCACATATGCACTTCTAAAAAGCAAAATAAGTGAGGCCGCGACCGGAATACAAAGTGCTAAAGTTGAGAATGGAGAACTTGTCTTTACTTTGTCCGATGGTTCGGTTGTTTCTGCAGGAAAACTTTGGGATGAAAACTCCTCCCCCATTACTAACGTAAAATTTGAAAATTCTACCCTTATTGTGGAGCATCTAAGCGGCGAAAAAGAAACTCTTAATTTACCCCAAAGCGACATTAAAGGTGTAAAGTTGTAGGGTACTAACCTCATCTTTACTTTCTTTGACAATACATAGTTGGTTGCGCCACTTTCTGGAAAACAAATTACCGCCGCAGAAATTAAAGATAATCATCTAATTTTTACTTTCTCAGACTCCTCAACTCTGGATGCTGGGGAACTTTTAGTTTCTTCTGTGGGTATTGATGATACAAAAGTTTCTTCTTCAACTACCTATAGTAGTGAAAAGATTTAGGATATTATAAATTTTGAACTTATTTGTTGCGGCGACAGTATAGGTGTAAATTCTTCTTTGGAAAATCTTATTCCTGACGCAACTTCACGTCAATGGTGATTTATGTATTATAAGATAAAAGAGGAATTTCTTTCTAACATCGCCGCAGCAATTAGAGAAAAATTAAACCTACAAAAATAGCTAGAAATACAAGAATTTTCTCCTCTTATTCGTTCTATTGGAGGAGAAACCCTTTTTGAAGTAGAGGGTCAAACTACATTTTTAGGCTGGGATGGTCTATAGAGGTATCGGCAAAATGCCACTTCTCCATTTCCTTTTTCTCCTGCTCCAAATTTTCTTCTCGTGGAAAAAGAAGTAGGAGATAATTTTCTTCGTAGTAAAATCTACACTACAACTTCTGGCAAACACTTACTTTTTATTAAACTTCTTGCCGCCGCAACAATTACCCTAAACATTAATGCTTCTTTTGTTGATTGGGGCGACGGCACACAAAGCACTACCCTATCCCATACCTATTCTGCTGCCGGCGCATACACTATAAAATGCGATGGCACAACACTAAAGGCAAACCTCATTTCTCCCAGCAGCATTTTATATGAGGCACATTTTGCAAAAGGACTAACCACTATAGAACAAAATGCCTTTTCTAACCAAACCTATCTTCAAATTTTAACGCTACCTTCTTCCTGCACCAATATCGCTGCGGAAAATGTATTTGACGGTTGCGTTAGTTTGAATGCGTTAGTGTTTCCAGCTAACTGTTCTATCACAAAGTTAAATGCTGTAAAAGTTTAGAACATAATTTTACCTTCTACAGCTTCTGAACTGCCTTCTTCCTACAACAATAGTAATCCCTCTCTAAAACAAATTACTTTGCCTGAAGGTATAAAAGAGATTCCTGCCGCGTCCTTTTTGTATAATTATGGTTTGGAGCAAATCCATTTACCTTCTTCTTTGGTTTCTATTGGCTCCAATGCTTTTAAAGGATGCGCGAACTTACAAAAATTGGAAATCCCGCAATCAATCACTACCTTAAGTGTTGATTGTTTCAGAGATTGCACTGGCTTACTTTCTATTGAATTAAAGTCTCCTACGCCTCCTATTCTCCAAAATGGGCTTGTGTTTGATAAGTCAGCTTGTCCCATTGTTGTGCCTAAAGGAACACTTGCTACCTACAAAAACGCAACAAATTGGATACTACTCCAAGACCGCTTAAAGGAGGCCGCGCAATGATACAACAAAAAATATATTCAACAACTCCACTTATTTACGAAACTAAAAGTGACCGCAATATGTGGATTAAAAGTGAACTTTCTGGCGCGCTTTATGTTATTGCCTATGACCCTATTCCAAAAAAATATAGCGAAACGGAGGAACCAATAAATGAGTCAACGAGTGATTGACCTTGCTAAAAAGATTTCTCCTCCTCTCCCTTGGGGCAATTAGGGTGAGGCAGGAGCAACAGATTTATTCTTAGATATAAGCGAATTTTATATGGCCGATCCGAATGGGAAAGCCGTTGTTACTTTTACCCGTCAAGATGGGCATACTTACATACACAAATTTTAGTTAGAAAATAAAAACCTATTCATAACCTTAACTGCTACCGATACACAATTAGTGGGGAAATGTGAAGTTTAGATTAATTGGCTTTCTAAAGGAAACCGATTAACTAAATCTTATAATTATAAAAGTTTTATTCTCCCCGCTGCGTCAGAAAAGCCCTTCCCATTAACAGAAGAAAGTGTTGCTGCTTTAGATAATTTACAATCTTATATTGAAGATGCCAAAAAAATTCTTGAAGAAGCCAAACTTAAAAAACAAATTATCTTCTGTGATGAACTTCCATTGGAAGGTTTGAGTGAGTTTGTCTATTTACTATCAAAAGATAAGGGATTATATTATTGGTCTGATGGCTGGTATTTGCTTAATCCTAAAAGTTCTGGCGGCGGTTTAGGAGATTATGATTTTGTTTTTGGCGGCGATGCTGAAGGTCCCACAAACGAAAGTTAGTGGATTGGAGGTACTGCTAGCCAAGTAGACCCTTAATTCTTCATTGAGGTGATATTATGGCAATCACTTTAAACACCAGGATCTGTTTGCGCAACGATACGGCAGCTCGCTGGGCTGAAGTAAACCCTGTTCTCAAAAAGGGCGAAATTGGCGTAGAAAACGATACTGGTAAGTTTAAAATCGGTAATGATGAAAGTAATTGGAACGACTTAGATTATGCTAATAGTGGTTCTGATGTATCTGTTGCCGCGCACTATGAAGGTGAAGCCGCAGAAGGCGAAACCGATGAAGCTGTTATTGCTCGTGTTATGGGCGTAACTGCCCCTGCAAATGACGACATTTTTGTTGTAAAACGTGTAATTAACGGCGAAAAGAAATCTTACACTTCTTATGTTTATAATGGCACTGCTTGGGCTGCGATGGATGGCAATTACAATGCTAATAATGTGTATTTTGATGCTGATTTTGTCGCAACAGAAAAAGTTGGTACTATCACCATTCCCGCTTCTGGTAGTGCTACTGTAGCGGCAGCAGGTAAAAATATAAAAGAAGTATTAGCTTCTATTCTTGCGCAAGAAAAGAACCCTACTGTTACCCAACCTTCTGTTTCTGTTAATGTGACTAATTCTACCAAAGCATTAGAAGTAGGTTCTAAAATTACTCCTACCTATAAAGCCACTTTTAATGCTGGTTCTTATTCTTATGGTCCTGCTACTGGCATTACTGCAAAGACTTGGGAAATTACCAACTCTGTAACTGATGAAACATTAAATACTGCCGAAGGTTCTTTTGCAGAACTAACTGTAGCAGACAACACCAACTTCTCTATCACTGCTAAAGCAACCTATGAAGGTGGCGCAGTTCCCAAAACAAATATCGGCAATGAAAAACCCAATTTAGCTATTGCGGCTGGTTCCAAGAGCGCCGTTAGTTCTGCTAAAATTACTGGTTATCGTAATTTCTTCTATGGTTTTGTAGCTTCTAGTTCTACCGATGTTCCTGTTGATAGCGCACTAGTTCGTAGTTTAACTGCTGGCGGTGCTTATAATGCACAGAAATCCTTTACAATTAAGGCCGCAGATACTGCTGGCGCGAAGCGTATTGTTGTTGCGATTCCTGCCAACTCTACTCGTAGTGGTTTAATTTCTGTTTCTCTTGATAGCACTATGAATCTTGACATTACTGCTGAATATAATCAAATCGCTAATGTTAATGTTGAAGGCGCTAATGGTGCTACCGCAATTCCTTATAAGGTTTGGGTATATGAACCTGCTGAATTAGGCAGCGACCAAATCCAAACCATTACTTTAGGTTAAGGAGGTAAGTGAAAATGGCTGAAATTAAAAAGGTATTTAATGCGTCTTCCTTACCTATTGCGTTTTCTCGTGGTAATCCTATTCCAATTGACAAGAGTTCTGTATGGTACTCTAAAACGGATATGGAAAATTATGCTAAAACTGGCGCAACTGCTTATGTTGGCCAAATTTTAGCATTAGTTGATGACGTAAATAACACTTCCACTGCATATATTATCACTGACACTACTGGCACTTTGAAAGAAGTAGGTAGTGCAACTGTAGGTGATAATAAAACTATTGTATTAAACGATGGCGCGCTTTCTTTAAAAAACTGGGGCGTTGAATATTACCGTTGGGTAGATGCAGTAGGAGAAGAAGGACAAGAAGGCTATGTTGCTGGGCATCATGAAAAGCAAATCGTTGATGAAACTCACCCTTGGATTGCTGGCTTAGAGCCTAAAGCAATCGCAGGCACTGATGGTACTTTTGAAATTGCTTGGTATCAGCCTTCTACTACAACTATTGAAGGCCTAAATTCTGCTCTTGGTTCTTTACAAACTTCTGTAAATGAAATTAATAGTGCATTAGGTAATGCTGAAACTGTAGGCACCATTCGCGGTGATATTAAAGCTAATAATAATGCTCTAGCTACTAAGCTTGCTCTTGCCGGCGGCACTATGACTGGCGACATTATCTTAACCGACGGCGGTAAAGCTATTTCTGATACTGCTGTTGCTGGTTTAATTGCCTCTGCTGGTCATATTAAGCGCACAATTGTAGAAGTTTTACCTGAAGCTTCTACAGCTGATGCCAATACCGTTTATATGGTTAAGGACGCTACAGTTACTTCTGGCGACGCATATAATGATTATATGCTTATTGACGGAGTACTAGTCCAAGTCGGTGGCACAAGCGTTGATTTAAGTGGCTATGCTACTACAGAAGCAGTAAGTGAAGTTCAAACTGCTTTAAACAACCATAAAGCTGACACAACTTTACATATCACTAATGAGGAACGTTCTGCTTGGAATAACAAGGTTGATAAGGCAGAGGGAAAATCTCTTGTCGCAGATGAGCAAATCACCAAATTATCTGGTCTTGCTAACATTAAAACTATTGGGAAGAACCTTTCTCTTTCTGAAGATGGCGTTCTTGCTGCGTTAGCAGAACAATATACTCTTCCTGCTGCGACTGCTAGCGACCTTGGTGGCGTAAAGAAAGGTGATGGCCTTTCTATTACCACTGAAGGTGTTTTAGCCGTTCAACTTAACACAGAAAAAGCCAACGGTCTAGCTGTTAGTGCAGATGGTCTTGAATTAGCTTTAGCTTCCGATACTACCGCAGGCGCAATGAGCGCTGCCGAACACGTAAAGTTAGCCAATTTAGTAGAAAATGCACAAGCAAATATCATTGAGGGTGCTTTATTAGGTACTGTTGCCGCGACAGTTGATGAGAATAAGAATCTTGTCATTCCTGTTGCAACAGAAACCGCGCTTGGCCTTGTTAAAGGTAGTAAGGAAGATAACGAAATTACAATCCAAGGAAATGGCGAAATGGAAGTTAATCGTCTTTCTGTTGGTAAGTTATTTGTTCCAGAAAATGAAGAGTTCATTATTAATGGTGGGAATGCTTAATTATTAAATTAGCTATTCTCTTTTATAAAATACTTGCACATATACAACGAGGTGTAATTATTTATGATGGCTGAACACATTTTAAATACACGGATTACTCTAAAGTATGATACTTATGAAAATTGGCAAAAATCTACTTTAGTTCTAAAAGCTGGCGAAGTTGCAATCTGCGCAATTCCAAGTGGCGTAACTGTTGAAGGTATCACTAAGCCACCCGCCGTTCTTCAAAAAATTGGCGATGGTGTAAATGTTTTCAAAGATTTACACTGGCTTCAAGCCGTTGCTTCTGATGTTCATACTTGGGCAAAAGCAGCGAGCAAACCTACCTATGCAGCAAATGAAATTACTGGCTTAGATACTTACATTAGTGGCCAGATTCAAGATACTGATACTCAATATACAATTGTTAAAGGCGACAACAATTATACATATAAGTTAATGTCTCGTGCTAAAGGCGCAGAGAATTACTCTACTGAGGTCGCTACTTTATCTATTCCTGACCCCAGCGCAGATATTAACGCTCTTAAGGCCTTAGTTGGCGATACTGCAGTTGCTACTCAAATTAGCGAGGCTATTGCTGCTTTAAAACTAAGCGATACTTATGAGCAAAAGGGTGCTGCCGCAGCTGTAAAGACTGCTTTATTAGGCGATGCCGCAGAATCTTATAATACTTTAGGTAAGTTAGAAGATGCTGTAATTGCTGCGCAAGCCTCTGCCGATGAAAAAACTACTATGGCCGCTGTAGAAGCTAAGGACTATGCCACTAAGACAGAAGCCCAAGGCTATGCTACTGCTGTAGTGGGCATGGACACGGACGATGCTGAGAAGGCCACCGTAAAGGGCGCTAAAGCTTATGCTAAGGACCTAAATGATGCCACCAATACTCGCGTAGAAGCCCTAGAAACTGCCATTGGTGAAGGCGGCTCCGTCAGTTCTCAAATTGATGCTAAGATTGCGGAACTGGATGTGGCAGAGGTTGCTGTTGGCACAGGTGAAATTATTGAGAAGATTTCTCAAACCGACGGTAAGATTTCTGTAAGCAAACGTGCTTTGGTTGCGGGCGATATTCCCACAATTGAGCAGAGCCAAGTGAATGGCCTTGCTGGTGCTCTGGCTGCAAAACAAGATACCTTAGCCTTCCAAAGCAACAACTATGATAAAGAAACAAATAAGGTCATTACTAAGAGCGACTTAGACACAGCTATTGCGGGCCTGACAGGTGTAACTCACTTCAAGGGCGTAGTAGAGAATCTACCTGCTTCCGCTGAAAACGGTGATATTTACATCAAGACTGATGGCACTGAGCACATCTATGTAAAGCCTGATGCCGTGACAGAAGGCCGTTTTGAAGAACTGGGCGATCAAAATACCCATATCAAGCACGGCACTGTGGTAGATAGCGATATTGCCGCTAATGCTGCTATTGCTCAATCCAAGATTGCCGGTCTAACCGATGCTTTAGCTGCAAAGGCTAACACTACTGACCTTGGTACTATGGCTGCGGAAACCGCCACAAATTATATCAAGAAAACCGAAGCTTCTGGTTATGATGATATTCTAACCACTGCTGTTGCTGGCACAACTTACGAAACCAAGCAAGATGCTACAGATAAGCTAGCCGAAGCTAAGGGCTATGTTACTACTGAACTTGGTAAGCTAGACCTTACAGAAGTTACTGCTGGCCAAGGCATAATCATTGGAGCGATTTCTCAAACCGATGGTCTTATTAGTGTATCTACTCGTGAATTAACTGCTGATGACATCCCTGTTTTAGCACAAAGCAAAATCACTGGTTTAGAGGCTGCTTTAAATACGAAGGCAAATGACGCTGATTTAGCAGCGATTGCAAAGAGCGGCTCTACTGATGATTTAGTTCAAGGAACAGATACCTTAGTCTTTAATTGCGGTGGCGCAAATGTGTAATAATATAGGGGAGGAATTTTCCTCCCCCTTATTTTTTAAAGCAAAAACTTATTACTTATTTTTTTATTATAATTATTAAATTTAAGTTAATAAAATTTGACTTTTATGGAAATTTAATATATATTAATTAAAAAAAGAAGTTGCTAGACAATTGTAAATGCAAATTTGATTTAAAAAAAATTTTTTCCTTTGTAATTTAATTAATTTTGGCTAGAGGAATTTCTTCTTGCCGCACATTTGAGTTGAAAAAGATACTCAAAAACAAATACTCGTTCTGAAAATGACGAACAAAAGGGGTAATTTGTATGGCAGAAAAAATATTGCAAACAAGAATTTAGTTAAAATATGACACTGAAACCAACTGGAATAAAGCTACAAATTTTATTCCTAAAGCCGGCGAAATTATTTTATATTCTGATGGTGGCGGTACTGGTATTCCTAAGATGAAAGTTGGAGATGGAAGTACAAAAGTTGGAAATTTAAAATTTCTTAAAGGAGACGGAGAATATCTAACCTCTGTCCCTGCTGGAACTTGGGCCTGGACTGACGGTACATCTGCGGGACCAACAGCAAAATTAACCATTGATTCCAATGAAACAGCAATTGCAGCAATTCCTGCTGCGTCTCCAAGCTATAGCGGTATAATTACCACAGCTTCTCAAACTGTTTCTGGCGATAAAACTGTATTGGGTAATTTTTCTGTTGGCACAAGAACCAACACAAACTTATATGCTTTAAACATTAGCCGTCAAAGCACTTCTGATGCATCTTCTATGATGTTCTAGGGTTATATCAATGATACAGCAAATAACTTCCAAATGTGTATTTATCGCTATGGGACAGATAATACTGAGGCTTGGAGATTAATTCTAAACTTCCTAAATGGCGCAATTACGCGCAGCTCTTCCACTCCAATTACTCTTGGTTCTGCGGACATTCCCTGGACTGCTGTTTATGCTGAGAAATTTATTGGCGGTGAAGCCACAACTTCCGTAGCAGGTTTGATGAGTGCCGCGGATAAAGCTATTCTTGATGGCTTAAGTGCTGTTTTTGGCGGCAGTTCTTCTAGTTCAGCTGGTACAAAAGGCCTAGTTCCTGCTCCTGCAAGTGGGCAACAAAATTATGTCTTACGCGGCAATGGTAGTTGGTCTCAATCTGTTGTTTCTACTACTGCAACATTAACTGCCAGTGGCTGGTCTTCTTCTACACCACATACTCAGACCATTAGTGTTAGCGATATTACTACGAGTTCTAAAGTAGTAATTGATGTTAACTTAAGCGGACAAAGTTCTGACAGTATTTCTAGTATTCTTGAAGATTGGAGCAATGTTAATGACATTCAAACTGGTAGTGGCACATTAACGGCTTATTGCTATGGTAATGTTCCTACAGTTAATTTGCCAATTAATATTATTGATATTAAGTGAGGTAAGATATGGGACATTGTTTAATTACACGGCGTGGTGGCGGCGGTACAACTAGTAGTACTAATTTACCCACATTAAACGCCGCTTATCCTCAAGATATTGAAATTTGGGGTGGCGAAGATAGCGCGACTTTTGAAGTGAAGATTGCTAATGGCGTTTCCAATCTTACCTATGAATGGTATAAAGATGGTGAATTAGTTGGCGGCTCTGATGCGAAATATACCGAAACAAAGCCGAATGACTATGGTCTTCACACAATCCAATGTATAGTGCGTGTTGCTGGTGGTGCGGTTCCTTCAAGAATTGCCGCCTATAATATAAAAAATCCCAATTTTGTTTTTACTTATACTGGTGAATCTGAGCAAGCAAACGCGAACGGAACGCTATATTATCTTTTGTCCAGCGGTAATTTAACCATTTCAAACTATGGAAAAAATACAAATGGCTTATTTGATATTTTTTTGCTTGGTGGCGGAGCGGGTGGCGCACTTTACAGTGTTGGCGGCGGTGGTTATTATACTACTCTTGCAAGTCAAACTTTAACCCGAAAAGCAGAGTACCCTGTTATTATTGGTGGTGGCGGAACTGCTGGTGGTGACTCAAGTACGGGTGGTGATGGCGGTTCAACAGTGATGCTTGAGCAAACAGCTGAGGGCGGAAAAAAGGGAGGACGAATTAATAAAGCCATCTCTTGTTCTTGTGTTTCTCAGAGTGGTTCTGGTGGTAATATATATTCATTTTAGATTTCTGGTGGAAAATTTGTTAACAGAACTTCACTGGGACAGGGGTATCATACCTTAAATTTAAGATACCCGCTTACTCAACACACGGCTTTATATGGGAGCTCTAATATTACTTGTTATCAAGCGGCAACAGGTAATACTTGGTATTTATGCGCTATTAGCTCTTATGGAGATATTTCTTACGCCGGGACAGTCACTGCTGGTGATGGCGGCGAAGCTACTACCTTATTTGGAGATGCCGCGTTAATCGCAGTTAGTGGTCCTGGTGTTATTGAAAGCACAGCAGCGCTAAACTATGGACAAGGTGGCAACGATGTAAATTTGGAAGGCGCAAATGGACTTGTTGCATTGCGTCTTATAAAGGAGGGATAATATGGGTTCTTGTTTATTAGTCCAAAATGGAAGTAAGCAAAAGGCTGCTCCAGTATTAAATCCCAGTTATCCCCGTAATAGTATAGTTTTTAAAGGAGATAGCGTTAATTTTTCTGTCGTAATTGATATGCCGGGTTATCCAGAGAATTATACATATACGTGGTATAAAGATGGCAGCACGATTGCCGACAATAATTCACCAGTGCTTTCGCAAACCAATCTTACTACTATAGGAACTTCTTCCTATTACTGTGTGGTTTCCAACGAAGTTGGAAGTGCAACAAGTAGAACGGCTACTTTGACTGTGAAAAGTCCCACAATTACTTACACCTACTCTGGTGAACACGAATATATTGTGGACGAAGATAGCGATACCGCTTATAATTGGCGTCTTAAGTTAAAATCCAGTGGAGTATTAAATATCACTGACTTCGGCAAGGCTGGGCAAAATATTGACGTTTTTTGCGTTGGTGGTGGTGGTGCAGCTGGTTGGGGCTGGTACAACGGTTATTATGGCAAGGGTGCAAGCGGCGGTTTTACAGCGACCAAAAAAAATGTTTCGGTAGAAACTGGCGTAGATTACACTTGCTCTATCGGTTCTGGTGGTCAAGCGAGTTGGGCGACTGGTGGTACCACTGATGCTTTTAGTGTTTTATCCGCGGCAGGTGGCGAACGAACAAAAGGCGGCAGTGGCGGTGGCGCGTATGGTAATAATATCCATCGCAACGGCGGTTCTGATGGCTCTGACGGCGAACAAGCAGATAATGTTACTGCTGGTCAAGATAATGCGGGTTCTGCTGGCTTAGGATAGCACACAACTACACGTGAATTCGGAGAAATCACTGGCGATCTTTATGCTGGTGGCGGTGGCAACGGCACGAGTGATACCACGCGTGGTATGGGTGGCGCAGGCGGTGGTGGTAATGGAGCTATGAGTCTTAATAGAGTTCCTCAAGAAGACGGACAACCAAATACTGGTGGCGGTGGCGGCGGTTGTTGGATTAATGTCGGTTCAAAAGTTGGTGCAGGTGGCAGTGGCATTATTGTAATTCGTAATGCTAGAAATAACAGCGTTTTTATTACAACGCAGCCACAAAACACTACCGTATCTGAAAACGCGAATGCAATTTTTACTGTCATAGCAGTTGATTCTGGTTTAACTTACCAATGGCAATTCCTTCCAACTAATAATAATGTTTGGAGCAATACCTCTGCCACAGGGGCAACTACAAATTCGCTGACTATTCAGGCGCTTAGCTAGTACAACAACTACAAATATCGCTGTGTTATTACTGATGCGGCTGGTAATTCTATAGTAAGCGCCGCGGCAATCTTGACAGTAGCTTAATAGCGTACTATTGAGTATAAAGGAGAAATAATATGAATTATAATTATGCTTTAATTATAGATGGTATTGTATCTAATATTATTGTATTACATCCAAGCAATGCTAAGGATTTTCCAAGCGCCGTGCCAATCGGTGATTATTTAGTAAGTATTGGAGATACCTATGATGGTACAAATTTCTTTCATAATGGAGAGCAACTGAAAACCGAAAAGCAGCGTATCATAGAAGAAAATCAAGACTTAACAGCCGCTTTTAACGTTTTAGGCATAGATGTTTATAGTATGGAGGATGCCCCCAATGAGTGAAAATCGTTATCTTACGGCAGCTCTTAAATTGCGCGCCGCAATGAACAAAGCTGGCTTATATCTCACAGATGAACAAGCAATAAATGTTCCGCTTATTTTCCCTGTATGGAGTCCTACAGAAACTTATGTTAAAGACGATCGCGTTCGTTATCAAGAGCAGCTTTATCGTTGCCTTCAAACACACACTGCACAAGAGACTTGGACTCCAACAGACGCGCCCAGCCTATGGAGTAAGGTGTTAACTGACCCCAGCGGTGGCATTTTGCCTTGGGAGCAGCCAGAAAGCACTAATCCATATAAGAAAGGTGACAAGGTTACTCATAATGGTAAAACTTGGGAAAGCACTATTGATAATAATGTTTGGGAACCAGGCGTTTATGGTTGGGAAGAAGTCCAATAAATTTGATTTTTGTAAAATTTTCTTTATAATATGATTAAAGAAAAAGGAAATTTATCAGTATTATTTACTTATTTTATTAAGTCAAACGCCGCAGCATCGTGTTCATTCTGTGGCGTTTTGACATCTTTATTCTGAAAAGATGAATAAAGAAATTACCAATCGTCTGAAAAGATGACGATTAGGAGGTAATAATTATGGCAAAACAGCTTAACGCTCGTGTTCAAACTAAACGGGACACAGAACAAAATTGGAATTAGGCAATTAACTTTATTCCTAAAGATGGCGAAATTATTATTTATAAAACCGATACAACTGCGGAAGAACTCCAAACTTTCTATGAAGCATATTTAGCGGAAGTTGAAGCACTAAAATTAATTACCAATACTTCCTCAACCGAATATCAAGAACAATCTGCAAAAGTTTCCGAAGCTCTTGCTACCTATAATAATCGCTCTACACGAATTGTGCCGCGTTTTAAGGTAGGAAATGGGGAAAAATATCTAAAAGACTTACCTTTTGTAAATGACCCATTTGTAGTTAAGGAAGAAGGCAAAGGACTCTCTGAATGTGATTACGATAAGCGTGCCCACGATATTATTGAGAACTTAAAGCAATTTGAAGATAACAATACCGGGGAAGTTTAGTATACTGATACAAAATATACCAATGGCGTCGGGTTGGGACTATTAGAGGATACAATTCCTTCAACTTCTCAAACTCATACTTTCTACAATACTGGTATTGTTTCTATTCAAGAAAGCGCCATTAATGGCAGCATTTCTGTGGCTCGTGGTAATTCCAGCACCGGTACCACTGTAAGTGATATTGCAATTCACGGTTTAACTCAAACTGCCTATACTTTACCTGAAACTTTTGCTACAGCAAAAGCGGGCGAGCGCGCAATGACGGCATTGCAAAACGTCGCTACTCCTTTTGAGCCAGTAAGCGCAAAAGACTTAACAATTCAAAAATTATTTGATTTAGGTTTCTTAAATACATCTTCTATTCCTGACTCTGCCGCATATTTACTTTCAGAAGAAGGAAAAGCTAAAAAAATAGAAGAAATTCCAAGCTCCGAAAACGGTAGTATAAGTTATCTAATTTCTCTTGGCCTTTATCCATATGATGTTGCCGCACAAACAATGCTTCGCGGTACAGTTAATTTGCAAAAAATGGACGAAGATGATAATTTAATTAACCTCTATGCGCCCGTAATTGGATTAGGTAAAATGGCTTATATTGATGAAGTTAATGCTTCTAATATTAACCTAGATACTTTGCCTATTATGACAGGTGTTAAGAAAGTTGAAACTACTGATGAAGATGGCAATATTACTGAGACAACCTATCTTTCTGGCCATAAAGGTTTGGTCCCAACTCCAACTGAAAATGATTATGGTAAAGTTCTATTTAGTGATGGTTCCTGGCGGCCAATTACGGATATTGCGATTAATATTGGCGATGTTCCTTCTGGCTTAATGACAGATAATGAGGGTAAGATTTATAATGGTGGTATATTAGATTTAAGTGGCGAAGGTAATACACTAACTTTTACTAATCTTCGGTTAAATGAAGAAACTTAGAAATATCAATTAGCTTCTTATCAAATTGAAATTGGCGCGGCGGTGTCTTGGACTTCAACACTTACAAGCGGAGAGCAAATTGGCACTTTAACTATTAATGATACTGAAAACATTTTGTATGCTCCAATTGCATCTGACAGAGTGGCAAAAGCAGGAGATACAATGACCGGAGACTTAACTACTCCAGCGGTATTAGTGTCAAAAAATGGTGATTCTTCTGTTTGGATGAAAGTGTTCTATAATGCAGATAACACTCGTGGATTATGGGATAGCGCTTCTCAAAAGAGTATTGTCCGCACAAACGATGGTGTAACTTGCACTTGTGATATGAATTTCATTGCTCCAAGCGTTGAAGGCGCAGTCTTTAACGATTACGCAGAATACCGTGCTTTAAAAGACCCAATTGAATCCTATGAGCCAGGTTATTGTATGACTTGTAATAGAGATGGGAAACTTTTCCGCACTTCTTCTCGTATGCAACACTGTGAAGGCATTACTTCTGATACTTTTGGTTTTTCTATTGGCCGCACAAATGAAGCTACTGTTCCTCTTGCGGTTGCAGGTCGCGTACTAGTATATACTTCTGAAGACCCCTCCACTTACTATACTGGTCAAGCTGTTTGCGCTAGTAAGGGTGGCCGCGTTTCTAAAATGACAGATTCTGAAATTGCTCAAAATCCTGATCGTATTGTCGGAATAGTAAGTGAAGTTCCCACATATGAAACTTGGGGCACAAATAATGTTAAAGTTAATGGTAGAATTTGGATTACAGTAAAATAAATTTGCCTATAAGCAAAAATTATTGTAAAATAATTTTGGAGGATGAAATATGAAACAAGTAAATATTATTGTAAAATCTTCTGTGCAAGAATAGGAAAAATTTATTGGAACTTATCCAGAGAAAAACCTATTAACAATTGACGCAGAAGGACAAATTATTCAAGATGATGTAATTACTCACGGTATAAAAATTGGCGATGGTGAAACTAAATGGGATGATTTACCTTTTTTGAAGTTACCTCCTGATATAGCAAATGATTGGAAAGTTTTGGCAGAAAGCGCAACTAGCGGCCAACTTGTGACCTTACCTGATTTGAATTTTGCATATTTATTAATTGATGCGGAAAAGTTAGATAATGCGCAATATACTGAAATTGTAAATCAAATCGCTTCTCGCAATATTGGTTTATATTTGGCCGCGGCAGAATCAGGAAAATCATTATATCCTGATGGAAGTCAAATTCAAAATTATGCTCTCACAATCAATACAGATGAAGATAAACCATTCATAACTCAAGACCCAAATGGTGCAGCTGCTACAAGTAGCATAGTAGACAGACTTATCTTTAATACCTCAAATGAATCTAAATATGATAAAATTGAAGTAAAATTAAAAGATAGTGAAGCACAAGAAAAAATTGAGCAGCTTAAGACTGCGGTAGATGATGAATTTGCTATCTTTTCTGAGCAAACTAAAAAAGATATTGAACAAGTAAAAAAAGATATTAAAGATTCCACTTATATTTTTGGCAGTAATAACATTCCCGAAGGAACAACAAGTGGCCTAATTCCATTTCCTGAAGCAGAAAAACGGACAAAAGATTATTTTCTTTCTGGCGCAGGAACTTGGGAACAAATCATTTTAACTGCTGATAAAGTAAAATATACTACTCCAACCGGTAGCCAAACATATGTTAAAGATGTATTAGATGATTTATTAAGCGGAGCCAGCCTAAGTTTTGCTCAAGGCGGCGCAGCAGACCGCCAAGTATTTATTGTTGGCGCGACACAAGAAGGTTTGAATAATAAAAAAACGACATTAAAATATAGCCCAAGTGTATATCTTGATTGTAAGGATAATGTGTTGTATGGCGGCGCTTGGAATGATATTGCTGAATTTAGGGAATCTTTTGATTCTTATGCGGCGGGAAATTGCGTATATGAAACCGTGCAAGGCAAACTTATGATTTCTGATAGGCGTATGATTCCAAATAGCTATATTGTTTCTGATACGTATGGTTATGCTTTAGGCGAAAAAGATATTGATACGGTTCCTGTTACTATTGCCGGTAGAGTTTTAGCCTATTATTTAGAAGACAAAAATGAACTAAAAATTGGTGATGCTGTATGCAGCGGTCCAAATGGTGCAGTTTGCAAGATGAAGAAGTGGGAAAAGGTTTTACATCCCGAATGTATTGTTGGTTATGTAAGTGAAATTCCCCATTATGAAATTTGGGGCCAACATAATACTTCTGTGCACAATCGTATTTGGATTAAGGTGAAGTAATATGGCAGAAAAAATTACAGCTTCTTGGTTCAATAAAATTATTGATGCCATTAAGCGTTTAAAGAATTTAGGATTTGCTTTTTCTACAGAGGGAGTCCCAAATAAAATTACCATAAATTCAGATGGCACAACAGGAAAACTTTACACTCCTTCTGACTTTAGCGCGATTAATACAATAATCCAGCGAATGTCAGCAGATGAATACCTACAGCAAACAAATAATGCTTCTTATCCTGCACAACAAATTTATTATAATACTGTTTCTGTCGGTAAGCGCGGACAAAGACCATTATTAGATTGGAAAAATCAATTAGATAGAACTGTTGATTCTTGGCAATATATTACTTGTTATCATGGAACCGCAAAAACGAACGGTATAAATAGTGTTGCGTGTCAACATGGGGCTAATAGTAATGGCGGCAAAGCAAACGGCTATTGTCAAAGGGGATTAACTCCTTGTAACCATGGAACTAATTATGTTTGTAATACTAATTATTCAAGTCAAGGCAATCGTGGTTGGAATCATCAAGGTACTTGCTCCAACGCCACCATAAAAGATGGAAAAGGCAGCAATACTAATGGTATGTATTCCCCTAACGGTACAAATAGTAATGGCACTTTTGCCAACACTTGTTCTCACGGGGAATGCCAGCAAGGTAGCGATATTAATATTCGTTATAAAACAACACAAGGATAAAAGAAAAGAATGAATAAGAATTTAAAGCATACTGTCTTAACTTTATTTCCTTCCGCAGTTTGTAATTTAAACTGTACATACTGTAATATTAGTAAAAATAAGGCTCTAATTGAAATTGATAAAGAATTGGAAGATTTCTTTAATGACCCAGATTATATTATGGTGCGAGTTCATAAATACTTTGAACCTTGTGCTCTTACTACATTAGAAACCTGGGGTGGCGAACCTTTTCTTCATATGGATAGAATATATAAGGTATTGCCGCGACTTGTGGAAGATTATCCATATCTTCAAAATTTTTTCAGTTCTACGAATTTTTCTTTTCCTAATTGGATAGAACAATTTTTTGGCTTAATGCACCAATTCAAACAATGGCCAGACCGTCAATTTAATTATAAACTTCAAATTTCTTGTGATGGTCCAACTGAATTAAATGATTTAGGGCGCGGAAAAGGCACAACTTTAAAGTGTTTAGAGAATTATGCGAAATTGGTTGAGTCTTTAGAAAGTAGGCTGCCAGCTAATGTTAATCTTTCTATTGTTCCTAAACCTACTTTGAATTTAGAAACTGTTCGTTTACTAAGCACAAAAGAAAAAATTATAGAATACTATCAATTCTTTGAAGATTGTTTTATTAATTTAGTTAATAAGTTAGAGTTTAGTAATGTTCAAGCTTACACAAATACTCCAAATATGGGAGTTCCTTGTCCAGCAACAAAAGAGGACGGATTATATTTTGCTAAGTTTGCGAAAAATTGTGCAGAAGTAAGCAAACACGCGAACAAATACTTCAAATATTATACTAATGTGCGGCCCTTTTCTATATATCAAAAACAAACGAAAAATCTAACTTTCTATCAATCTTGTATTGGTTGTGGTATGGGGTATTCTAATATTGGACTTTTACCGCAAGACAAAATTTCCGTATGTAATGAAGGATTCGTTCAAACTGTAAAACAATATAATGAATTGCGTTCTCAAGAACAAGAAAATGGCACAATTGAAAAGAAAACTCGTCAATCAAAAAATCAACACCATCTATGCTACAGTGATGATGAATATGAGAAGTTTGAAGAACAGATGTGTAATTTTTGTTATACTGTAAATACATCGGTTTTAGTTGGCTTATGCAATCAAATCACTCTTTTGGCTTTAAGCGGCCAGATTGATAAACAATACATACAACAGCCTAATGCCCTCCACGCTGCGCAAGTTTTAGCAGGAGAATACTTTTGTTTAAAAGATAATTATGACATTACAGGGTCTTTTTCTCTTATTCCTGTAGGACTAATTCGTTTATTATTAAATGGTGCTTTGCCATATTTGGAGAATAATGATGAAAACATTTAAAGAAGAAAATAACGATTTTTTAAAGTTTTTGTTAAATGAAAGGTTTTTTAAGAACTGGGAAAAGCCTTCAAATGATGGCAAAGACTTACATTCTATTTCTCAAATTGAGTTTTATATTACTAACCAGTGTAATCAACATTGCGAATATTGTTATTTATACAATAATTATAACATTTATCCCAAGGAAGCCACTGAAGCAAAAATTATTCTTAATAATTTAACTATGGTTTTTAATTGGCTTATTGAAAATAATTATTATATTCAAACTATTGATTATTTTTCTGGCGAAATTTGGCATACTCAATTAGGATTGGACATTTTGGATTTGACCTTTAAAGCTTTACAAAATGGTTTGCAAGTTAAACGAATAATGATTCCTACAAATGGCTCATTTATTATGAATGATGCGGTTAAACAGAAAATTCAAAACTATATCAATGCTTTCCAAGACCTTGGGACAAGTCTTCAAATGTCTTTTTCTATTGATGGTAAAGTAATTGACAACTTAAATCGTCCACGTAATGATAGCTCTAAATTATATACTGACGAATTTTATAATAAAGTATTTGATTTTGCTTATCATAATGATTTTTTCTTCCATCCAATGATTGCTGCTTACTCTATTGAAAAATGGAAAGAAAACTTCTATTGGTGGAAAGAAATGTGCCAAAAGTATAATTGGTCAACTCATTATCGTGTGATGATGTTAGAAGTGCGCAATGATGATTGGACAGAAGAAAAGATTAAAACTTATTGTGATTTTCTTACATTCTTAATGGATGATTTTAGAGAAGAAAATCCTCAATATGCTTCAATAGAAAATTTTTCTGAATTTATCTTTGGTAAATACATAACACCAGAAGAAAACTATACTTATCTTCCTTGGACACTTGCATTGACTTCTGATGTTTTTTGTTGCACAATACCGTGCCAGTTATGTATTCGTTTAGGCGATTTAGCTCTTGCGCCGTGCCATAGAACAGCATACGATAAATTTATCTATGGCTATTTTCAAACTCAAAATGGTCGCATTGTAGACATTAAGGAAAACAATTTTTATCTTGCTGAACGATTTCTTTATATGAGCAATATTCATGCTACTCCTCATTGTGATACTTGTGTGTATAATAAGTTCTGTATAAAGGGATGCGCAGGTTCGCAGTATGAAAATACCGGAGATTTATTTTTTCCTATTCCTTCTGTATGCAAATTAGAAAAAGCAAAAATTAACACAACAATTAATTATTATCAAAAGAATGGCATAATTGATTACTACAAAAATCTTCCTATTGACCATTTTATGTATTCAAGTGCCTCAAGACTTTTAGGAGAAATCTATGCTATTCAAAAAGAAACCAAAACTTGTTCAATCTCTAACTCTTGAACAATCTTGCCAAGGGCAATTAACTACCACGGCAGAAAAAGTAGATATATATAGTGATGATACTGTTGTTCGTTATTATACATATTCTATTCATCATTTTGATAATATTGACGACATTTCGCCGCTTAATTATGTAGGACAAAAAATTTATAATCAGTTAACTGGGTATAAAGAGGAATTGACGAATTCCTAAAATCAAAATAAATGAAACGATATTATGGCAGTTAAGCTTATTATCTAATTCACAGGAAAAGCGCTTAACAGTCGCAGAAGAAAAAATTAAAAACTTCTCTTCTGGTGGCGGCTCAATTAATTTATCTACGGCAATTTTAACGGGTGGTAATTCCACTACAAATTAAGAGGACAAAATTGTCCTCTTATTTTTTTTACAAAAAAGAAAATTTAATATATAATATAACTACAAAAGAAAGGAGCAAAGATATGAATGAATGATTATCATATTACGCTAAAACACAAAGATTTTATGTATCTTCTTGAACATTGTACTTATCATCCAAAAAACAACTTATGGCCTATAGTCGCCCTTGATAGTAATATTTGTTCAAATTGTGGGGCTGAAGATACTTGGCACTATGATAATAAGTTATTAACTGTCTCTTGTACTTCTTGTGGGCATAACCGTACTGATATGTATCTTTCTGGAAGTGCGGTTCCCAGCAAAGAGGGCGGTGGCGGTGAAGTTGGATGGATGATTCCATCAGTAATTTTTCTTGATGAAAACGATGAAAAACATTTTAAGAAAAATTGTAAGAAAGCACGAAGGGAAGTATTTGTATGGAAAATCAAAAACCAACCCTCATTGTTATGGTCGGAGTTCCTGGAAGCGGTAAAGACTATCAAATTAAAAATAGTGAGCTTCTTTACGCAGATGGAGAAGTAAAAAGAGAAGTCGTAAGCCGCGACCTCGTGCGGTATGGGATGGTAAGGGAAGATGAAGAATATTTTTGTCGTGAAAAAGAAGTTTTTGAACAATATATTCTTCAAATTTCTAATGCTCTTTCAAATAACCAAATTGTAATTGCAAATGCCACCCAAGCTAATTATGGTAGCCGTAAAAAGCTTCTTCACGCTATTGATGAAAAATTTGGTCGCGATTACAACATTGTTATGTATTGTATTATTTGCGACTATGAAACCGCAGACCGCCGCAATAAGCAACGCGAAGGCAGAGCTGTTGTACCAAGCAAAGCTATAATGGAAATGTTTAATAATTTTTCTGTGCCAAACTTTAAAGAAGATGATAGGATTGAAAAAATTATCATTGAATGTTATGGTACGTGTAGCATTATGCGGCGACAGAAAATTTAAGGAAAGGAGAAAGAAGATATGAATCAAGTGTATTTTTCCTCTGATTTTCATCTGGGGCATTCGCGCGAATTTCTGTTTAAACCTCGTGGTTTTTCTTGTATTGAAGAACACGACCGCAATATTATTGCAAATATCAATAAGGTTGTCGCAGAAGACGATATTCTTTATATTCTTGGCGACCTTATGCTAAACGATAACGATAAGGGAATAGAATATCTAAAGCAAATTAAGTGCCAAGATGTTCGTGTTGTGCTTGGTAATCATGATACGGATAATCGTAAGGCTTTGTATGAATCGCTTCCTAACTTTACTGTTCTTGGTTATGCCCATCCTTTTAAATACAAGAAGTGGCATTTTATGCTCTCTCATTATCCAATGGCTACGGCAAATTATGATGATGATGAAAAACCTTATTTGAAGGTGCATAATATTTGCGGCCACAGTCATATTAAGAATCGTTTTGATGATAAAACTGGTTCCTACCATGTGGAGTTGGATGCGCACGAGAACTTCCCTGTAAGTATTGATGAAATTATTTTTGATATTAAAAATCGTAAAGAAATTCAAAAAGCAGACACCATTGTTCCTCACGAATGCTATACTACGTATGAACATGAGCCCTTCCATTTTGATGGCAATTGCCCTCATTGCGGTCAGCCGCTTATGATTAATAGGTTAAATCTTCGCGATATGGAAATATGCTGTGATTTTGATAAAAGATATTCTTATCGCTTTAATGGGCGTTTTGTATGCGAAAATTGTGGAAAAGAAGTTGATGAATTTCAAACTTATTGGGGTGAATTAAAGTGAAGCGACGAAAGAAAGCGATTGGAGCAAAAGTTTCTTCAGAAATTAAAAAACTATATAATGATATTATTAGAACTTATATTGTTCTATTACATAAAACGAATAAATATGAATATTATTTTAATCAAGTATTCAATGATGCACAAATATTGGAGCTATTAAGCCTATTCAATAAGCATGGTTTCCAATCCACTGCGACTCGTATTGCGTCAATTCAAGGAACAAATTGTAATAATTGGCTATTTCACATTACTTGGGAGAAAGGAAAAATTGATTTATGCTTAGAATGACTGCGCACGATGCTTATCTTGAAGCAACGAGACAAGAAGATGGCCTTTTCTCTACTTTATATGATAATATGCAAAGTAAAATTCTTGAGGCTGCGCAGAATAAGAAATTTCAAGTAGGTATGTCAGTATATTCTACTTTGGAAGAACTTTTTGAAGCTTTAAACAAGTTAGAAAATGACGGTTTTGAAACCACTGTTAGAATCTATAAATATGACGAAAAACAACTTCCCTATGTTGAAACCAACATTAGTATTTATTGGTGTAATGAATTCCGTGATTAAAACAAATTGGAGATTAATTTATGAAACTACCAACAGCACAAGAAGCGCGGGCGTGGAGTAATTATAAGTATGACGACCCGTTTATGTATATCTTAACACAAATTTATGATGCGATTTCTAAACATCAGACTTCTACATTGGTTATTCTTTCAAATAAATACGCAAATGATGAATTAATGACACTTTATGTTGCTAATTTAGAACATAACGGTTATTCTGCATCTTGCACTAAATTGGAAGGTTTATATCACTTATATATTAATTGGTATGGAGAAGAAAATGATACAATTTAAGCCAGCAGTATATGCTCGTCAAGCAACATTAGAAGCCTTAAAAGTTGAAGAACTTGCAAAAGAAATTCAAAACAATATTAATGCTGCTGCGAAAGCGGGACAATGGAAAACCTATTATATTAATCCCAACTTTGGAACAGAAGTGTGGATTTATTTAAAGCGCTGCTTAGAAGCCCAAGACTATATCATTGGTGAAATTACTAAAGATTATGAACTTGTTGGCCTTGAAATTAACTGGATGGTGTTAAACAATGGATGTTAAAGAGATTTTAGGTCATGATTTAATGTCTGCCGATGATGCATATCGTACTGTCGTGTTTGATTCTGATTTAAAAACACTAATATCTATTATAGATAAGCGAATTCGCGCGGCTGTAGAAATGCGATTAGATTATGTTAAAATTGATACCTCTAATTTTCATAGCCGAGACATTGAAACAGTATATTATGAGCTTTGTGATTATGGTTATGGAGTAAAAACAGATAGTTCCTACAATCTTATTATTACTTGGAATAATAAGCATTTTGATAAAGATTATGGTGAAGATGATGATTAATGCAGATCAAGCAAGAAAATTAACTAAAGAAAGAAAAACTGTAGAACTTGACCGCCTTTTAAAAGCGGTAGAAGAAGCGGTCATTGCCACTTCAAATATAGGCGGGCACGCCTGTTTTGTGGATATTAAGAATTATGATTATAATCTTATTAGTTATGCACCAGAAGTATTGCGAAATTTAGGTTATAAAGCAAATTTTGAATCTGAATATCAACAAACAACTTATTTGGCGGTGAGATGGTAATGGATAATTTAGATAAGCGCTTTTCTAAAGAAGAATTGAATTATCTTGATGTTTTTCTTTCAGACAAAAATAGTCCTGAAGAAATTCTTCAGAAACTTAAAGAACTCAGCATTTCTCCTTTGAATCCTAATGGTACTTTTAAAACTTTTTCCACTCTCATTGAAGAAATTGTTGATGCTTTTCATCATAATAAAATTGACAATTAATAAATTTTCTTATATAATTTTCTCGTAAGGAGTTGAGAGTTATGAAGAATGAAAAACTACCTGTAAAGCCATGGGAAGAAGTTTATCAAAAAATGCGGCGGCAATGGCCAGAAGGTTTTAAACCCGCTACAAAAATTGAGACTGATAAACGCAAAAAGCCACCCAAGCACAAAAAAAGAGAGGAAGAAAATTATGAAGGATGATAAATTTTGGTGGGATTTATCTGGATTGGCAAAGCGACAATATAAGCAAGAACGTCTTAAGGAAGGAATTAGTGAGTATGATTATTGGGATTTGGATGATTATTTAATTCATATTATTACTGTTGGACTAAAAAAACTTGCAAATACAACTATTGGTTATCCTGGATTCGCACCATATGAGACTCATGAAAAATGGGTAGAATATCTTCAAGACTTGAGCAAAAGATTCCAAGAGTATTCTGAGATTGACCCTTTTGACTATTATCCTGACCGTACAGATGAGTTAGATGAAAAGCGTAATCAACTCTTTTTGGAGTTAAGTAATGTTTTTCCTATGTTATGGAATTAAAAGGAGAATTGAATAATGATTTGGTTTATTTTAGCAGTATTGGCATTAATTGCGGCGATTATTATTGCTATTCTACAATATAAAGTGAGCATCATTGCTTTTGGGGTGGCGTTCCTATTCGGGATTTTATCAATTATTGCAAGTGTGCCTGCGGGACATGTAGGTGTTGTATCTACTTTTGGTAAAGTAGATGAAAATGCTCGTGAGGCTGGTTTATATGTAAAGGCGCCTTGGAGCTCTGTTACTCAAATGAGTATCCAAGAACAACGCTATGCTTTTGATACTATAGCTTATAGTTCTGATATTCAAGAGGCTGCAGTTAAGGGTAGTGTTAATTATATTATTGATAAAACTGCCGCGGTCAATCTATATCGCACAGTTGGTGTAAATTATCTTGAGAAATTAATTGTTCCTCGTGTTGCGGAAAGTTTAAAGGATGTATTTTCTCATTATCGTGCTGAGGAATTAATTAGCCAACGCGATGCCATTTCTAAAGCTATTTGTGGAAAAATGAATAAAGAATTAGAAGTATATGGCATCACAATTGTTGGACTACAAATTGAAGACATTGATTATTCCGATCTCTTTACATCCGCGATTGAAGCTAAGCAGGTTGCGACTCAAGAGAAGTTGCGCGCTCAAACTGAGCAAGAGCGTATAACCATGGAAAAGGAAGCTCAACTTGCTCGTGATAAAGCGCAAGCCGATACTGATGCAGAGATTAAGCGTATTAATGCTCAAGCAGAAGCAGACCGTGTAAAGATGCTTGCAGATGCAGAAGCAGAAGCTAATAAGAAAATTAGTGAATCTCTAACTGAAGACCTTATTAAGTATACCCAAATTTCCAATTGGAATGGTGTTATGCCTACGACAGTTGTTAATGGTAATGATACTATGCCTTTATTGTCTATTGGTGAATAAAAATTTTGGAGCGCGAAAGCGCTCTTCTTTTTTTTTGACAAAAATAAAAAATTTTTATATAATATAATTACCAAGAAAGGAGAGAAACTATGATAACGATTCAAACAGGTAAAGAATCCTTTAAACACATTCAAGGAAAACAGCTTCAAATCTGTGAATGTTGGACTTGCCGCAACTTTGAAGGCGAAAATAAATGGTGCGGTCGTAAAGGTATTGAAGTGAATTATAATACTGTTAAGGCCGATTGTGAATATTTTGACAAAAAGGAATACTGCGGCGATTGCAAATTTTTCTTAGAGCGTTTTTCTTGTATCAAATATCCACATTGCACCATTCAAACTACTGACCACGCTTGTAAAAAATTTAAACCTAAGGATAAGGAGATTTATGTTTAACTACGAAACTGAAGAAGCCATTCCACTAACAGATTATACCAATTACGATTCTGAAACTACCAATAATATATGTTCTTATTGTCTCCAATATGACCAATGTTCTGGTAATATAGATTATGGTTGGTGTGATAAGGAAGAAATCCTAATCAAATGGGACACAAAAGCTTGTAAGTCTTATAGAAAATTGTGAGTTGATACTATGCGCGCCGATTTTAAAGACCGTAATAGTCATATGCGTTTTTATTCTGACATTATGAATAAACAACGTACATATTTATTAGATTCTCATTTTGAAAATGTAAATGGTTCTCGTTTTGTTTTACTAACACGAGACAAAAAACAATTAAAAGATTTTTTTCATAAATGTATTGAAATTATAGAAAAGGATGAAGCAAATGACAAAATTCTTTAAAACTTGGTGGAAAGTTATTATATGGGTTTTTGTTGCAGTTCTTTTGCTAATTCTTTCCTCCTCTGCTAAAGGTGAAACATTATACTGTACCGCTTCTTTTCTTAATGGTCGTGCTTCGCCGTCAATAAATGCACGAGTAGAAGCCCATTTTGAATATGGAGACGAGTTAGAGGTTATCGGATATAATGATAATTGGATTGAAGTTGAAGGCGGCGAAACAGGAACTGTTTTTGTGAGTGCCAAATATGTTGCTTCTTCTTTAGAAAAAGTAAAATATCAGAATACTTCTGGCGGTCGTGTTATTATTCGCGAAGAACCAGATGGAAAGAAAACAAACGATTGGGTTAAAGCAGGAAAGAAAATTACCATTTCTGCCGAATTAGATGGATGGGGTTATATCGCTGACCGAGGATGGGTTAATTTGAGTTATTTTAGTGAGGTAGAATAATGGGTAATTTTGGGTGGATTTTATGTGCCGGTTTTATTTTGCTATTTATTGCCTATTTATTTATTGACGATAATGATAGTAGGAGGCCGCCAAAGATTTAAATGTTTTGGTATATTGTTGGTAGTTTGGTTATAATTTATGTTGGTTTTATGATTTTTTCTGATAAATATTCAGATTGGGTAACGAATACTGCTTTATTTGCTTTTGCTATTATTGGGATAGTTGGGCTATGTTTGTTTTTGTCTTTAATTAGTTCAGCAATTCATGAAGAAACTCACCCTGATTTAAATACATACACTATTTCAATAATTGAAAAAATTCCTGTTTATGCTACAGATGGTTTATTGGTTTATCGTACAGCCGATAACACAAAAGATGTTTCTGCGGATAGTTATATATTTGCAGATGTAGAAAAACCTTATTTAGAAAAGACAATTTATTCTTATAACTCTTTTTTTGTTATGCCTTGGATGAGCACGATAACTAAAACTGTTTGCTATTTGCCAGAGAAAGGAATTTAATATGTTTTGGATTATTCTTTTTGTATGTTCAGCTATTGCGTTGATTACAACAGATATTTGCACTCATGGACGTAATGAGGATTTTTTGCAATTCTGTTTTCTAGTATTTTCTTTACTTATTGGAATTCTTGCAACAATATATAGCCTTGAAGTGCATCCGCCCGCGGACCAATGCGAAATTGCAGAAATTACTAGAATTAAAGTCATTAGTGTTGAAGGCGCAATTTTAGCTGAAGATGGCAATATTTATAAAGAAATTGACCGTTGGGAATATACTAATGAAACAAAGCCATGTGTAATTAATTATAAATATAAATTTAGCGATTTCTGGCATTTGCCATGGTATAGTGATTGGAGCGAAATGGTTTTATATGTACCGATGCAAAGAACAGAAGATAGTTTAGCTGTGTGATTATTACACAGCTTATTTTTTTGACAAAAAGAAAAAATTTATATATAATATATACAGAAAGTGAGGTTATGAAAGATATGAAGTATTATTGTATTGATGAAAAACCTATGGAACGCTTACAGAATGGCACTGGAATTTGTGTAAAAGTTATTGATATTAATAGTCAAGGTGAGCGTAAATGTGGATACGGCATTTTTGACCCTCAGAAACATGAAGTATTTTTAATTAAAGAATTGATAATTTCATCTGAAGGAAAACCACAAGAGTTTTATTCAACTAAATTTGAAGAAGAGGACTAAGCTATGGAACGAATTATCGCGGCGGCAGTTAAATTAAGCGTGAAAGGCGAAGAAAAATTCATTCCTTGCCATCGTCATAGTGATGCCTATTTTGTTTGCAAAGAATTTGGTATTAAGTATGATGCTGGTTCTGCTGTTGAGGGCTTTATGGCCTACGACGAAGAACTTGATAAACCTACTCGTTTTGTTAATAGAGTAGAAGCTCTCCTAATTGCCGAAAAAGCAAATCAACTACGAAAAGATGATTTAGATTATTTTGGTTATAAAAGAAATGGTAATGCGCTGTTTTCGGAGGATTTGTGGTAATGGCAAAAGAAGTAATTCATTTACCTTTAAAGGAAATTGACCCATTATGTCGTAGAGCTATAATTTTATTTAACTTACTTGGACTAAAAACCCAATATTGTTGTTCTGGACACACAGATAAAGAATATTCAAATCGTTGGTATATTATTTTTGATGAATGTGTAACTGACGATCAAATTTCTGCGTTTCAAATGGATATGTTTCACTATACTCATAGAAGCTTCCCTTTAGTAAAAACTTGGACAATAAATAGCGATACCAACACACCTTGTATGCGTTGGATGTGGGAAGAAAATATTGGTAAATTTGCAATAGAAAATCAACGGATTGCTTATTGGAAAACAAAGAATTTACAGTTACTAGTTGTTTTAAGAAGTAGGCTTGGTGGTTTAAAACATATGGATAAACTTAAAGTATTTTGTGATTAAGAAAAGAGAGTATTATGAATAACGAAATTAAAACCACTTGTCCAATTTGCGGTCAAGCTGCGGGACAACCATTAGTGCTTTTAAAGAATCTTCATCACACTCAAGTTTTATATACAATAGATTGTCAGCCTCTTTGTTCTTGTAAGTGGTGCGGCGCCATTTTTGTCGGAACAAATGATGTAAATGAGAAATTAAAAACTATGATAAAAATTGACACAAATTAAAATTTAATATATAATATATCCATAAGTTAATAAAGGAGTGGTGTTATGGACTTAATCGGAAATGAAGGAATTGCCTATTTCCATAAAATAAAAGACCCAAATAATCATCACGGAGAATTAATTCGTTGTGATTTTTGTGGTGAAGTGTCCGAAGTTTATACTGAAATTTGTCCATTTTGCCACAGACGATTTGTAAATAAGAAAGATAAAACACTTTATATTTTTGGAGAAGAAAAGGAGAAATAATATGAATTTCAATACTACTAATATGTTTAATGGAATGTTCGGTAAGATTGCTCCTGGTATGTGCAGGCTTAGTATGAGCGGCAAGATGGCAATTAAGACTTCCCAGGGTTATAAGACCTATGATGTTAAAACGGGCCATCTAACTAATTGTGATAGTTTTGTTTTTGATATTGGTGAAGATTTCTTTTTTCTAATTCCTACCAATCATCTCGTAAAGGGCGATGTCATCCTTGCAGGTGGCAAGCCACGCTGTGTGATTGAAGTGAAGGATAATGAAATTAAGACCTTCTGTTATGAAGATTCTACTATTTCTACTATTGTGCCTGAACATCACGTTTTTATGGGCAAGACTTATTTTTATGGTAAAATCGTGTCTCTTTTTAACTTGGGCGGCAAAGATAAGGGTATGAAGAATATGATGAAGTATTATATGATGTCTGAAATGTTTAAAGGCGGTAATCCTTCCACTAACTCTATGAGCAATATGCTACCTATGATGATGTTTATGAATGGTAGTATGGGTGACATGTTTGATGGTCTTGGGGAAATGTTTGATTTCTCTGAGGATGAGACTGAAGAAGATAAGTAAGGAGTGATATTGTGGGAAGTGGAAATTGGACCTCAATGGCTTATACCTCTAAAATGGCAGAAAGAGGTATTAAGACTACACTTAATTCTGCGACTATGTCTGCCGTTGCTGACCTTAGTGGTATATCAACTTCACAATATTATACTCAACGTACCATTAGCGACAGACTTAATCCATATCAAGTAATACGTGAATGTGTAGATTCAAATGAGCATCCTAATACAATTCCGGTGCTCCTTGCACTTGACGTAACCGGGTCAATGGGCCAAACAGCAAATGCTTGTGCCGCCAAGCTAAACGAAATTATGGAACTACTTTATCGTCAAATTACGGACGTTGAATTTATGGTTTGTGCCCTTGGCGACCTTTCTTATGACTCTGCACCTTTCCAAGCGGGTCAGTTTGAAAGTGATATTCGCATTTCTGACCAATTAGATTTAGTTTATTTTGAAGCAGGTGGCGGTGGTAATCGCTTTGAGAGTTATACGCTGCCTTGGTATTTTGGGCTACATAATACTTCTCTTGATTGTTGGAAACGCAATAAGAAGGGTATTATTATTACGATGGGCGATGAACCTTTAAATCCATATTTGCCTCATCAAGAATTAAATGCTTGTCTTGGCTGTCATGAGCAAGCGGACATTGATACTAAAGAATTGTATCAAACTGCGCGAGAAAAATTTGATATTTATCATCTTTCTATTGATGAACGTGGTAATAGTTATCATTATCATAAAGATGACATTAATCAAACTTGGCCGCAACTTTTGGGCGAAAACTATCGTGTGACTACTCTTGATAATCTATCTCAAATTATTTCTAATATTATTATTAATGCAAAGACTGACATGAATACTGTCGTATCTTCCGCTGACGGTATTAGTTGGTAAGAAAGGAGAAAGTATGAAGCGTTTTCAAGCAGTAATAGATTGCGGTTTTGGTGACGCAGGAAAAGGCTTAGTTTCTCGTTGGCTTGCAAAGCAAGCATTTGAGCGTAAAGAAAAAACTTTAACTGTATTTTTTAGTGGCGGCTGCCAACGCGCCCATACCACTGTTGAAGGCGTTTTTCATACTTTACCTGCTGGGCTATTTTTTGGTAGTGATATTTTATATAGCGAAATGTTTGTCATTGACCCTATTGCTATTTATTTAGAATATGAAACTTGGAAGCAGAGTTTTGGGCCATTTATTAAGCCGAAGCTTTATGTAAGCCCACATTGTCGTGTAGTAACTCCTTTTGATGTTTGGAATAACCGTTTAAAAGAAACCCGTCGTGGCACACAAAAACACGGCAGTTGTGGTATGGGCATTTTTGAAACTGTATTTAGAGATAAGAGTCTGTTTGAATTAAAAGCCAAAGACCTTTCTAACCCTTGGAAACTTTGGGAACAACTAAAGAAAATTGAAGAACTCTATAGTAATTCTTGCAGTGATATGGTCTATAATGCCCATAATTTTATGAAGGCTGCGGAATGGTTTACTAAAAATGTAGAGCAACTTGAAACATATGAAGTATTAAAAAAATACGACACCATTATTTTTGAAGGGAGTCAAGGTTTATTGCTTTCTCAAACCAATATGGATTTCTTTCCATACCTAACTCCCGCTTCTACCGGTATCAATAATATTGAACATTGGTTTAATTTGGGCGCGGCAGAAGAAAAAGAAATTTATTATGTTTCTCGCTCTTATATGACACGACATGGTGCTGGGCCTTTCCCAACAGAGTGTAAGAAGAAAGATATTAATCCCGCAATTGTTGATTCTACTAATATTCCTAATAAATGGCAAAATAGCTTACGTTTTGGTTATTATGATGTAAATCTTATTGGCGATGCTATTGTTAAGGATACTTGTAGAATTACGAATAATAAAGTAAAATTTAATATGGTATTTACGCAACTTAACTATACGAATGGTAAAGTAAGATGCGGCAAGAATGACGATTTGGATATTAATAATGATTTATTTTACTTTCTTAATTTTGACCATCTATATGGTTCTTGGGATAAGGAAAATATAGAAAGGATTATGTAATTATGATTTATTCTAAGGAAACTCGTATTGGTATGCTACAATATCGTATTTCTCTTCTAATGCGTGATGAAGTAAAGAACTTCAATCTTCTGCGCAAGGTACGCCGTGAATTGCGCAAGCTACAAGAGTCGTAAATATTTGCCTCCTACTATCGTAGGAGGTTTTTTGACTTTTTAGAAAAAATTTTGTATAATATATTAGTAAGGAGTTGAGATAATGATTTGGTTTCTATGCGGTTTAGTATGCGGAATTTTTGTTGGGATAAAAATGTCAGGAGATGTGATTGCAAATTATTATCCTGATATTTACGATGATTTATACGATAGAATGACGAGGGATACAAAGAAATGACAATTAAAAATCGCGAAGAAATGCTTGGCGAAGTTGATATGCTTAGAGGAAATATTAATCGTATTTGTGTTAGTGATAATGTAGAAGAAATTTCTCAAATGTATCATTATGCTTTAATGCGTCTTGAAGAACTTATGAAATATAATGTACGGCGAGTTGTAGAAAGGAAAGAAGAATATTGAAGACTAAGAAAGTTTATCTTGCCACTCCTGTTGGCGACCCTACAGAAATAGATATTCGCAGAAAAGCAGAACAAGCTAAAAAAATTCTTGAATCTAAAGGTTTCAAGGTATATGCTCCCTGGCAGATGCATATACCGCGGGCGTGGGATTATCCAAATCAGGAATGGGGTTTAATGGTATTTACGGCTGATTTACAGCATTTGCAAGAATGCGATATTGTAGTTGTATTGTCCTATGGTCGTATTGGCACAGCAGGGACGGCTTGGGAACAAGGCTTTGCTTATGCAAAAGGCAAAAAGATTCTTGTTGTAGAGATGACTAATCATATTCAAAGTCTTATGGTTATTAATGGTGCTAATGCTGTGATTAAATTCAAAGACCTTAATTCTTATGATTTTGAAAAATTCCCCTATTGCCGCACTTTAACGGAGCAAAAATAATGAATACAAAAATTACTTTAAAGAAAATTATTGGTCATCTCAGAACTATCCATCTCCATCGCAAATGGGTTAGGTATTTCTGTTTTAAATTTGGCTTATACAAACAAGGGTTATTACACGATTTAAGCAAATATTCTCCAACTGAGTTTTGGGAAAGTATTCGTTATTATTCTGGCACTGATAGCCCGATTAATGCCGCTAAGAAAGATAAAGGATACTCCGATGCTTGGCTTCATCATCGTGGTCGCAATATGCATCACTATGTTGCATGGATTGATAACTTTGATAAAGGCGGAACCCCAATTCCTATGCCGTATAAGTATATGATGGAGTTGGTGGCCGATTATCTTGGCGCAGGCGCAGCATATAGCAAGATTAAGTCTAAAAAAGATATTGATGAAATTTTCTATCGTAATGAGTATAAATGGTGGGAGCGGAACAAAGAAGGCCAAGTTATCAATCCAGTTACTAAAGATTGGATTGAATACTATTTAAAAAACTTTTGTATGAATTCTACTTTCCTACAAGAGGAGCGCTGGCAAGCTTATCGTAAAACTGGTCGCATAGCAGACGAAATTATATATGAAAATCGTTGTATGGAAGAATTTCATAAACTAAAAGAAATCCTTAACGCCTGAAATAGGGCGTTTTATTTTTTACTTTTTTAAAAAATCTTGTTATAATAACTTATAAATGAAAGGAAGTAAGAGAATGAATAAACGCGATACGCATATGTTTGAGTTGGCAAAATCGGAGAGTTTGTTGTCGGATTATAAGGGTTATAGTAATGTAAAAATTGGTTGTGTTGTAAGTTATAATGGTTCCATTATCGCGCGGGGCCACAACACCGATAAGACCTCAACAATTCAATCTCGTTATAACTGTTTAAGATACGCTGAAAGTCCTACCCGATATTTCGCTGCAAAGGGACACGCAGAAATTCTTGCTCTTACTAAAATTAAGTATTTAGATATTGATTTTTCTAAAGTAAAGGTATTTGTATACCGAGAAACTAAAAATGGAAAGCCAGCTATGGCGCGACCCTGTCCTTCGTGTATGGGCTTTATTAAAGAATTGGGTATTAAAAAAATTTACTACACTACTGATTGTGGCTTTGCCTATGAGGAGCTTAAATATGATTAATAGAGAAGATTTTAAAAATTACATTAGTGGATTAGAAAGATATTGTCGCAAAACAGAACCAATTCTTGACTTACTGCGCGACACAGAAGATTTTGATGAACTATATTTTTCTGCCATTCAGTTGCTGGCTCAATTGGTGGCATATGGTTCCCCCATCAATCCTGAATGGGTTTTAGATGATTTAGAGTATTTTATCTACGAATTAGATTACGGTCGCGAATATGAGCCGGGTATGATTACAGACGAACAATATCCAGGCAATATTGTTGATTTTTCTAATGCTGACCATTTATATGACTATTTGGTATGGAGAGAACAAAATGCGAGTCTTTATATCCCTTCCGATGAAAGATAAAACGGAAGAAGAAATTAAAAATAATTTAAAAAACGCATTAGAAGAAGTGCGCTCTCTTACTTCTTCTTCTATGGAGCTATTAGATACTTATATTGATTTAGGGCCAGAAGCAGACGGCTTTGATTATATTGCAGAAAGCATTAAACTTATGAAAAAGGCAGATGCAATATATTTTTATGATAATTGGAAAGAAAGCAAAGGCTGTTTAATTGAACGAGTAGTTGCGGAACTTTATTGTCCAGATAAAATTGTTCAAAAAAAATAAGAGGGCCGAAGCCCTCTTATTATTAGAATTTTTCTACTCTATGAATTAGTGAATTTTTCCAGTCCTCTAATTCTTCAAGCGCAATAGATGCAATAGAATCTGGTTCTTCTTTTGTTTTTTCCATAATTGCTTCAATTACAGCCTTTGTTTCTTTATAATCTTTAGTTAATCGGCCTGCCGCAGTTGTTATGAAGAATTTCATAATATCAGCCATTTCTGGCTCATTTTTGAGCTCTTCTGCATAATCTAATAACATAGCCGCGTCCTTAGCGTGGTCATTTAGTATTTTATATAAATGTCCTAAAACTTTCATAATTGTGCCCTCACTCTATAAACAGTTAATGCGGCATTAGTATATGTTGCGGCTAAACCAGTATTTACAACTGTAAGAGTCTTTGGAATATTATTAGAAACAGCACAGCAATTAGGTTGGACTTTAACTAAGGTAGCAAAAGAAAGATTTCCAATATCTGTCGCGGCGGTAGAATAAAATGTTGCTTCTGCCCCAGGATAAACAGTGCCATCAACTTCTAATTGAGCAGTAACGTTGCCAGCAGTAGAGTCTGTTATGGCAGCATCAGCGTTAAAAATTACAAGGTAATAGCCAGTTCCAGTTAGAGCAATAGAAGCACTACCAGCAGTATGACGAACAAACTGACAAGCAGAAATAGCAGTATTATTGAAAGTTAGGGTTTCATTAACTGCAACTGCTTGAGAGGTATTGGTGTAGGTATTTAACATTTTACCTCACCTCGTTAACCGTTATAAGTATTGTAGGTTCCACCGCAGCCGCATTGAGAATTGCATACACCATAAGAAGGAATTGCACGAGGTTTAAGGATATTAACAAGATACTGAGTTTGATTGTATTGACTGATTTGGTTATTAGCTTCAACAAGGTCACGGTCACGGTCAGCAAGACGGTCGCGCAGGTCTTGGATAGTGTTTTGAGTAATTAAGCCACGAGTAAGTTCGCCTTCTTGGTGAATTGCGGTAGTAATTTCACAAGTGTTGCGATAATCTTCAGCGGCGAGGTTGGAGATCAGTTGTTTGTTTTCACAGCAGCATTGAGCCTGTTGCGCGGCGAGCTGAGCAATAGAGCCTTGAATGCCATTAAAGCCAGAACACAAATCACGGCCAACTTGATTAAAGCCCTGTAGGCTAGCAATGTTAGCACTATTAAAGCCTTGGAGCATATTGGTATTGGTGGTATTAAAGCTCTGGAGATTGCTGGTATTTACGCTATTAAAACCTTGGCATAAAGATTGAGCAATATTGTCAAGTTGGTTGTCAATAGATTGGTAATTTAGGCCATCGTAAAGTTCTCCACGAGTTAGCGCGCCTTGAAGTGCGGCGTTTCCGTCGCCCCAGCCGCCGTTAAAAGAGCGGAACATCCACATAAAAACTAAATAGATGAAAGGGTTCGCAATCCAAGCGTTCATACCGTAATCATCGCAATTACGATTCCCCATCATTGCTGCGATGTCAGCAGGAGACATACCATTTTCTAACATATAGAACACCTCTTATAATATATTAAAAGCCTGAGCGCAAGCTATTAATGAAACTCATACCTTGATTAATTTCTTCCTCACTAATTCCTTGCGCACGAGCTTGCTATTGAAGTTGGGATAACATATTGTTGTTTAGTTTGGGAAGCCAAGCCTTAAATTGTTCTGGATTTATTTTAGGTTTCCCATTCTGTGGGAGCTGGCTTGCGGGCACTGGCATTGGATATTGGCTATACTGCATCATTATTATTACCTCCTAATAAAGTTTTTAACTTCTGTTCCAGCGCATTAACGCGAGCTTCTAAGTCAGAAGTTTCATTGTTGGTAGTTTGTGTTTGTGTTTGCGGTCCCTCATTGTAGGGCGCAATTTTGTATGCTAAAAAGCTTGGAACGCCATTCTACATGGATTTAATATAAAGTAAGTTCTCACCTAAACAAAGTGCTAATGTGATTCCTGCACCAGCGGGAATATTCGCAACCTCAAGACTATTTTGGATTATATATACATTTCCATTAGGTTGCGGGAACATTGGTTGTTGCTATGGAGCATAATAGGGTGCATTATTGCCAACATAAGGATAACCCATTATACCACCTCCCTTCATAATATAAGTGAAAATAACGGTTGGAAAACAAAAACTAATGATAAAATCGCATATTACATTAAAATATTTAAAACTATTACAAAATTATTATAAATATGAAGTTTTCGTAATAAATTTGATTTATTTAAAATTTTTATCTATAATATCAATATTAGAAATACGCGAGGTGAAATTTATATGGTGACGCGGGCAATTTTAGTATGGCCCAATGATAGTGGTATTACAAGTACAAAATCACGAGTATTTGACCCTTCAGATCCAGAAAACTTTTCATGTAGTGCAGCTTTGGTGGCTTTTGTTTTAACTCGTAAAAAGGATATTAAAGGCGGCACGATGTTTTTAGATGACGCGCCCTCTTTTGAAGGAGCAAAAGCAATTATTGAGGCTGAACTTAAAAAGGTTGTTTATGCCAAGCAAGCACTAACAACAGACCAAATTTCTGCAATTCAACTTTTAGAGCAATTTGGAATTGAAACTTATTACAATCCTGGAATTATGTTAGCAGGAGAGGAATTATAATGGATTATCAACAAATCATTATTATTGTTATTGGTACGCTCTTTTTGGGTGGTTTAGGTGTTTGTTTCTATTTAGGAAAGGATTATCTAAAATATCATAACATTTTTGCCCCCGTCCTTAAGGGACTGGTTTCTGCCGCGAAAGCTTTAAGCGGCGCTGTTCCTGATAACCAGACCTTAAAAACCATTGCTTTTGTTATGAGTGCAGCACTGGATGGCGCGCAAAGAGCAGAAGAGTTGTGGCTAAATGGTGAGCTTGATAAAGAACAACGTAATCATTATGCAAAACTTTATATTGCTGATGTGTTGGAAAAGGCCGGTATTGACATTAATGATAGTATAAGTGCAATGATTGATGGTTTTATCGCAGTTGCTTGTGCAATTTTCCCGCACGGTCAGACACCAAAGACCAAGGAAGAATAAAAGTAAGAGGCATTAGTGCCTCTTATTTTTTTTATAAAAACCAAAGCATAACAATTTTCTCTCTTCACTTGTAAAATGAAGGAGGGATAAATATGTCTAAACAACAAATCCCAATTAATGACCTTTTGCAATATTTGGATGAGCAAGAAGAAAATAATACTATTTCTTGCGGCTGGACAATTATTGATTATATTTATGGTCATTATAATTTATTAAGCAAAAGAAATATACACACTCCAACGGCTTGGATTTTTTCTAACTGGTGCTTTGGAAACCATGGAACAATTTCAGAATACACTATCTTTATGCCTGGTATGTTAGTAAGAAAGCCAGGTTTATTTGGCGTTATACACGAAGGGAAAAACCTTCATAAACGAGAGCAAACTTCTAATCTTTGGGTTTATTATACAGATACAAAATTTGGAACAATTCTTGATGTTCCTTTTTACGCGCCAGAATGGGAACAATGGGGAACAATGAGTCAAATTTATGATTATTCTATTTATAAACCTCAAAAGAATTTTTATATGTTAGGTAAGCGTAAGCTCTCTATTGGCGACCGCGGACTTGACGTTTTGATTTTGCAAATTGCACTTTTAAATTTTGGAGAATAGGTAAAGGTAAATGGCGATTATGATTTTGCCACTAAAACCGCCGTTGAAAATATTTAGAAGTGCTTTTCTTTACCGGTTAATGGTATTGTTGATGTTGATGATAATTTATTATCTTACTTACATAAGGAGTAAATATGAATATAACAGTGAAGTTATATAGTGATAAAAATATTAAATTCTATGGTTCTAACCAAATTACAATAGATTTAGAGGAGTATTTGATTGGATGCGTCGCGGCAGAAATAGGAAACGCACCGCTTGAGGCTTGTAAAGCCTAGGCCGTGGCAAGTAGAACTTTTGCCTTAAATGCTATTAAAAGTAAAGGTTATATTACAGATAAAAGTTCCTCTGACCAAGCTTTTAGAAGTGAGCGTTTAACAGGCTATCCTAATGTAATTTAGGCCGTTAAAGATACCGAAGGAGAAGTTTTATATTACAATGATAAACTCGCTAAAGCCTATTACTCTGCTTCTAACGGCGGCTATATGATTAGTGCAAAAACACGATGGGGCGGCGACCTACCTTATTCTGTAAGTGGCGTTGATAAATACGATAACGGTAAGGGCAATGGCCACGGAGTTTAGTTGAGTTAGGTTGGTGCAAAAAATCGTGCAAAAGCCGGTTTTGGATATAGATAGATTTTAAGTTTTTATTATCCTGGGACAAATATTCGTAAAATTGAAGAACAATCATATGAGATTAAAATCCCAATAACTTCTGATTTATATAAAAATCTCTCAACTGCTGAGGTTGAAATGAGGTGATAAAATGACCTCAAATGAAAACAAAATTATCGCTTGGGCCGAATCTTAGGTCGGCGCAGGCTATGTTTGGGGAGCAGGAGGGTATAAGCTTACAAAATCTAAATTGTAGGAATTGATAGCTCAATACCCTCAATATGTTTCTGAATCAAAAAATTCAAAATGGCTTGGACATTAGGTTTGGGATTGTGCGTCGCTGGTTCGTTCTGCTATGAAACAAATTGGCATTTCTATGGTAAGCGGCGCAACCAGCCAATGGAAGAAAACCAAATGGGAACGCAAAGGCACAATTGATTAGCTTCCTAAAGATTAGGTTGCTTGTTTATACCGTTGGACGGGCTCAGTTATGCAACATACTGGCATCTATCTTGGCAATGGCTATGTAATTGATGCCCGTGGTAGTAGTGCTGGAGTTATTAAGTCTAAGCTTTCTTCTTATCCTTGGACCCACTTTGGGCAGCCGCAAGGATTAATTAAAAAAGAACAAACTAACGAGGTGATAAGCGTGAGTTATCAAGCAAAAGTAGTAGCAGACAGTGGCTCAACAGTTCGTATGCGTTCTGCTCCTTCTAAAGAAGCAAGTGTTTCTGCCACCATTGCTCTTGGAACAATTATTGATGTTGTTGAAGAAGCAGAAGATTGGTGCGGTATTGTATATAATGGGCAGAAAGGATATATGATGAGCCAATTCCTTGAAAAAACTAAAAGCGAGGAGGGATTGTATTATGTCCGAATTAAATGCGGAAGCCAAAGTGAAGCAGAACAATTAGCAAGCCTCTTACGGCAAGCAACAACAAACTGAAGAAGGAAAGCACTTTTGGCGTAATTTGTTTGCGCGAGCAAACGAATTTAGTAAAAAGATTGCATTAATAGATACTTTTTCTTATATTGCTTTAATTATTTTACTATTAATTATAATGTGGATTAGACCTGATTTGGCGATGTATTGTGTTCAAATTGTGCCTTATCTTACAACCACAGTGGTATCTTTGCGTCTTGCTTATGCAGGAAAAGCTTCTGTGGAAAATTGGAAGAAAATTTCAGCATCTGCCCAAACTCTTGATACTTCCGCTGATTTTAATGCAGAAGCAAAAGATGAAGAAAATATTTAGGGTTAAAATTTGATTTAAATAAAAAATACTAGTATAATATATATAAAGAGATAGGGATTGAGTAGCTACTATCCTGACAAGAAGGACTCCGACTTCTTCTCTTTACAATATTTTTTTCGGAGAAAATGGAGGTAAAAAATGAATAAATTTGAAGATTATGTAAGTTCTGTACGTAGAAAAGGTTTGAAAGAAAATATTGCTCCGTTGCGAAAACAAATTAAATATGCTTGGGCGCAAAAGAAAATTGTCAATTGGGCAGAAAAATATGGATATGACAAGAATGAAGTTGAACAAAAAATTATGAATGATGATATGTTCGCAGCTATGTTCGCAAAAGACCCAATTAAACAGAATTATACTGAAAAAATCGCGGAGCAACTTTTAGGAGTAAAACATCTTGCAAATACTGCTATGTCTTTTACGGAAGATGGAGAGCTGGTAGAAGGATGCGCAGTAAATAATAGTAAAAGTGTAGATTTTATTAAAGATGGTGTTTATATTACACAAAAATACACAACCTCTACTGGCGGCGCGCAAGACAATCAATATAGAGATGTCATTCAATTTCTTAAATATGGAAGTAAGAAGCATAAAGTTGCAGCTTATATTGATGGGTCATATTATACCGTGGCCAAGCGTACTGAATTAAAGCGACTATTTGCGAATAATCCAAATGTTCAAATTTGTTCTTTAGGTGATTTATATGAAAAGTGATTTACAAAAAACACAACATTATACTACTAATTATCAAAAAATTTGCAATAATTTATTAACCATCATTCCATCTACCGCACAATTGGTAGAACCATTTGTTGGAAATGGAGATTTATTAAATCTTTTTCCTGAACATTCTTGGGAAATTTATGATATTGATAGCAAATTAGAAAACTGCATTAAACAGGACACTTTACAAAATCCGCCAGATTATACTGGGAAATGGATAATTACAAACCCTCCATTTCTTGCTAAAAATCACGCAGCAGATAAAACACTATTTAATAAATATGGATATGATGATTTATATAAAATTTTTTTAAAAACTATCATTGGTTGTGAAGGTGGAATTATAATTATTCCAGGTAATTTCTTTTGTGATGATGGTTCTAAGAAAATCAGAGAAGAGTTTTTATCTAAATATCGTGTGTCTTTTGTGAATTTCTTTACTTATCCTGTTTTTGAAAGCACATCATATTCAGTATGTGCTTTTAGTTTTTCTAAATTAGAAAATATATCTCTATTGGTCCCTTTTTCTATTAATGAAGCTGACCCTATTCAAATTGTATTGGAAAAAGAATTTGGATACCAAATTGGCGGTCGTGAATTAACAAATATTTATAATACAAAATCAATATTTTCTCGTTTAGTTTCTGGTAGAAAAGCAAAAAATCCTACAAATATCTACCTTTATGCCTCAGACACTAAAAATGAAAAAATTCGTCTTGAATGGAAGGATGAACAATATTATGGAAAAGTTTCAGACCGAATGTTCGCCACATTAGATTGTGAAAAAGCACTTACAAAAGAAGAACAAATTACTTTAATTCAAAAAGTAAATTCAACGTTATTTGAATTAAGAAATAAATACGATAACCTACTATTTACTAATTACCGCGATAATAATCGTAAACGAGTAGGCTTTGAGTTTATTTATAAATTATGTTCATATTGTTTAGAAAAAATTTGATTTTTTTAAAAAATTACTCTATAATATATTTACAAAGTGAGGGAGGAAATTCTCTCCTTTGTAAATGTTTTTATGAAAGAAGGATATAATATATGAAGTATTATTCTGAACAACTGTCTAAGTTTTATGACACTCCTGAAGCTTGTGAAGCTGCGGAAGCGGAAGCCAGCGCGGCCCTTGAAGCTAAGAAGAGCGCAGAAAATGATGCTAAGACGCAGCTACAGGCCCAGCAAAATATTGTAAATGAGCTGCGAGAACAGTATAATTCTCTTGGTAAGCAATATAATGAAGCTTATGCGAAGATGAGCAAAATGTTGAGCGCATTTTCACGCAAGTATGGTTATATTCCCAAGGGTTTTAATGCCTTAGATGTGTTTTTTGATTTGCTATAAGAAAATTTTATAGAATTAAATTTTGACAAAAATAAAAATTTAATCTATAATATATACAGAAAGTGAGAGAGAAATCTTTCACCAGACTGGCGATAGGAGTGGTGCTTATGAAACACGTTTTTACTCTGACTGGAGATAAAACTCCACCTCGCTATGAAGGGGAGAAGTAATTCTCCCCAAATTTAAAGGGCGGTAGTTTAATGGCAAAACAGCGGACTCTTGGCTTTAATTGGACACTTAGATACGAAAGTTCTAATGTGAATTGCGCCTAATTCGTTGGAGGTCTTCGTATTGCGACAAAGTAAAATATATAATGGTCGTAATAAAAGATAATAACGAGCTAAATTAAACATAATAAGTTTATAAATGTGTAGAGACTATATAGCGCATACCTAAGTTAATTAATTAATATGGTAAAGATATAGTCCAGACTACAACGTATTTATACGGCTATGGAAACATAGAGTAGTAAGAAATCCGTAATCATTCTGCGTGAGCAGTTGTGAGTTCAAATCTCACCCGCCTCGCCAAACGGCGTGAAAATCCAACCCATCAAGCCTTTTAATAATGCTCAAACCGATGGGAGTTTCATAGCTTAAGACGCATACAGCTAATTATTAATGTAAGTTTTTACTAGAAATAAAACAATACAAATAATTCGCGTCTTGTATTCATTTTCTTCTTTTCTTTTTTAAAAGACACATACAGCAAAAGATTTTTACATCGCATAATAGTTAGCTGATTACCGACAAATGTGTCTTGAAAAAATTTGACAAAAATAAAAAATTAAATTATAATAAATCCATAATAAAGAAAAGATATTTTTCTTTACTATATGATACCTCGGTGAAGAGCATTTAGCCAATGTGCCGAGAACAAACGGAAGATAGCCAGCTCCATATGATGGATACATTATATGTCTGAGCCGCGAAAACAGTGATGTTTAGCGATAGGAGAAAAGACTCCAATATCAAGTTTGTGTGCTTTGTATTTCGCAATTTAACGCATAATTCCTCTGGAGAACGCAATAGAAAGCAGGATGAATAGTCCTGCCGAATCCAGGGCGCCGTTAGCTGGTGACTGTCGGGGAAAAATACGGCCTTGGAAACAACCACAAGTTCTTTTGTGATGAAACACAGAAATGTGATATAACAGAGGTTTGTAGTCTGAGTAGCTCAACACAGCGAACAAAAAGATGATACAAATTAGCTATTGTTTTTAATTTGCTGAATGGCTTGGGTGAAAAGTGCGAGTAGTCAATCTCGTTAGAGCATTGTTTGGATAGAGAAGTCAAGGAGTAGCTAACTTGGCTCAGCCTCTATCTTCTCTATGGCGGAATAAGATTGAAGAAACTACAAAGTAGGGCGAAGGTCCATCAATTAGTAGAGAAAAATATCTTTTCTTTTTTTATTTATGAAAGGAGACAACTATGTATAGTAGCAGAAGATTCTTTAGTGAAGATGCTTGGGTAGATTTTAATGAATGGCTTAGGGATTTTCGCGGTGAAATTATAAATGTAAGTCATACGACGGTTCCGATTGGAAGATTTGATTTCTGGATGGATATTGTGGTGGTTTATAAAAATTTGACATAAAAAAATAATTACGATATAATATAGAAAACTAAGAAAGGAAGTTAAATCTATGGAATGGATTTTAGGAATAGGATGCTTGGCTTTTTTATTTGTGTTGTATAAGCCGAATATTGAAAGAATGATTTACAGTATTAAAGATTGGATTGAGAAAGGCAGCCACGAAGAATGACTCATGCTTCTCGTGATACAACAACCGGCGCAAGATTTGAAGAGCGTGCTCATATAATTGCCAATGGCATTGATTTAACCAAGAATAAGCTTTATAAATATTTAGAGAAAAATAATATTAATTGGAATGAAATTATTTCTCGGAAACTTTTACCTGATGAGTGTTATTATAATCCTGCTACTAAACAGCTATTTGTATATGAAAAGAAATATCAGCAAACTCCCGGCTCTGCCGATGAGAAAATTCAAACTTGTGGTTTTAAAATTAGACAATATAAAAAATTAGGAAAAGCTATGGGTGCGAATGAGGTAAAATATACTTATCTTCTTAGCTCTTGGTTTTCCCAGCCTTGCTATAAAGATGCGCTTGAATATATTAAAGAAGTACCTGATTGTGATTATATTATTGTTGGTGATTAAAAATGGGTTTAAATAAAGGTTATCTACAAGCTAAAACAGATAAAGCAAGTGATGAAGTTTATACTGCAAGATATGCTGTAATTCCTATTGAGAAATATCTCAAACCAAATAGCACTATTTGGTGTCCTTTTGATATGGAAGATAGTGAATATGTAAAATATTTTGAGGAAAAAGGACATAAAGTGATTCATAGTCATATTGATGAAGATTTGAATTTCTTTGAATTTGAGCCAGAAGAAAATTATGATTATATTATTTCTAATCCTCCTTTTTCAATTAAGGATATGATTATTAAGCGACTTTATGAATTAAATAAACCTTATGCAATGCTATTTCCAATTCCAACTTTACAAGGACAGGCGCGCTTTCCTTATATGAAAGATTGTCAAGCTCTTATTTTTGATAAGAGAATTAATTATTACACCACACCAGACAAGACAGAAGTTCAAAAAGGCGTAAGTTTTGGTTCGTTCTATCTTTGTAGAAATGTCCTACCAAAAGATTTAATTTTTGAAGAACTAAATGTGAAAGGAAGTTAAATAAATGACATTTGAAACACTCCAGCAAGAAATGTATTCTGCTATGAAGTCCGGAGATAAATTTCGTAAGGAAGTTATTTCTGGTCTTATCGCTGACATTAAGCGCGTAGCTATTGATAAGAATTGTCGTGATAATATCACTGAAGAAGTTGTAAATACGGTTCTTCTAAAAAGTCGTAAGATGGCACAAGAAATGATTGATACTTGTCCTGAATCTCGTCTTGACCTTCTTGAACAATATAAACAAAACGCCGCAATTATGGACGAGTATGTTCCTAAACTTATTACAGATACAAATGAAATTGCGGCGATTATTAGTCAGCTTTTAGTTAAGTTTAATGTTGAACCTATCAAAGCTAATATGGGTAAAATTATGAAGCTTTGCAAGGAAAACCTTAATGGCAAAGTTGATATGAAGATTGTAAGCAATGTTGTAAAATCTATTTTAGTCTAAAGAAAGGAAGAGAAAAATGTCTGAACATGTAGGTTATGTTGTAAAAATTAATTCGTTGCGGCCTCATTCTAATGCTGACCGTCTTCAAATTGCTACTATTTTTGACTCTAATGTTATTGTTAGTCTTGATACCCATCTTGATGATATTGGCGTGTATTTTCCTTCTGATATTCAGCTCTCTGAGGAATTTTGTAAAGTAAATGACCTTGTTCGTCGTAAGGATGAAAATGGCAATCCTGCAGGTGGCTATCTTGACCCGAACAAACGTAATATTCGTCCGTTGAAGTTGCGCGGTGAAAAAAGTGATGGTCTATATCTGCCCATTACTTGTATGATGGAATTCTGTCCTATTTCTGACCTTAAGGTTGGCGACACTATTGGTGTTGTAAATGGACACGAAATTTGTAAGAAGTATATTCCTCATAGCACGAAGGCATACCATTATACTGAAAAAGTAAGAAAGCAAAAGGTTAATTTTGCTCCTACCTTTTTTGAACATTGCGATACCGCCCAGCTTGCCTACAATCTTGAAGCTTTCCGTGCAGGAGATGTTGTAGAACTAACTCTTAAAATGCACGGCACTTCTGGCCGCACTGGTTATCTGCCTCTGCTTCAACCTCGCACTTTATGGGATAAGATTCTTCGTCGCACTCGTAAAGAATATGGCTATGTATCTGGCACTCGTCGTGTTGTCTTAGATGAAGAACACACTGGTGGTTTTTATGAAGATAACGCTTTTCGTCGTTATATGGCCGCAAAGTTTGAAAATAAGCTCCATCGTGGAGAAACTGCCTATTACGAAATCGTAGGCTTCCAAGGCCCCAACGGTGCGCCTATTATGTCTTCTGTGAAGAATTCTAAGATTTCTGACAAAGCCTTTACTAAGCAATTTGGTGAAGAAACTGTATTCTCTTATGATTGTAATGCTGCGAATGGTTATGAAGATGAACATCCTTGTTGTGAATTATATGTTTATCGTATGACTATGGTAAATGATGACGGCGATGTGGTAGATTACTCTCCTGCGCAAATCCGTTATCGTTGTGAGCAAATAGGAGTTAAAGTTGTTCCTCAATTTGAAGTATTCGTAATTCCTCAAGATGAACCCCATCCTGGTGAATATGTAGTACGTAAAGTTGAAGAATACTATGACGGTCATGACCCTATTGGTAAAACCCATGTACGCGAAGGCGTTGTTGCTCGTATTTTGAATCGGAATAATTTTGCGGTTTATAAAATGAAGAATTGGAGCTTCAAATGCCTTGAGGGTATTATTAAAGATGAAGCGGCAGAACCAGATATGGAAGAAGCGCAAGAAGAATTAGTGGAGGAGCAAACTGAATGACCTTTAGTTCGCTTTTTACTGGTTCTCTTCTTGCTGGCATTTTAATCGCTTTAGGAAATATGATGTATGTATGTATTGAGAATAAGATTGTTGCCGCGTTCTTATTCTCAATTGCATTGTGCTTTATTAGAATTAGAAAACTAAATCTATTTACTGGTTCCATTGGGAGACTTTATTTTGATAAAAATTTAAAGATATACCATCTAATTTTTATCCTTTTGTTTAATATCACCGGCACAGCTGTGATGCGTTTAGTACCGAATTTTCCAATAGATGTATATGCGATTGCAAAAATGAAATTCCTTGATGTTAGCTTATTGCGAGTTGGTTTTTATTCTATTTTTTGCGGGATGTTAATGGTTATTGCTACAGATTCGCTAACTCCTATGTGGCTAACTATTATGTGTGTAGCTGGATTTTTGCTTGCTGGTTTTAGACACAGTATTGCTGATAGTTGGTATTTTTGGTATTTACCGCTGGCAAATTATAAAACTGGATTAAAAGTTCTTGGTATTGAAATTTTAGGTAATTTTATTGGCGGTTCTTTTGTTGCTATTTTTATTAAAGAAAATTTACAAGACAAAGTAAAATACCTATTAAAGACAAAGAATCTTTAATACTTTATTTAGAGAAGAAGACCGAGTTAAAGCTCGGTCTTTTATTATGAGAAAGATAGTTATGGATGTTATTACTTATGCTTTATTAAGAAAACTGCGCAAAGTGGCAGTAGCAGCGCGCCAGGTTTGGTATTCTGTTGTAAAGAAAAATTGATTTTTATAAAAAATTCTTTTATAATATATACATAAGATGAAGAAAGGAAAGATGTTATGAAGTTTTTATTATATGATTTGCAAACAGCTTTTGAAGCTGGCGTATCAGAGCATCCACAAGAACAGATGGATAAATTATTTAAAGTAATTCATTGTGTTCCGCAATCAATTGGTGAATGCTGGTGGTTTTGTGTTGAAGATTATAATATAAAGCAACTTCCTCCTTATCTTACAGAAATGCGACCATACAATCTTACTTATTGGCGAGATGGTTGTTACAAAACTTGCTCTTTTTGGCAAAAAACTAAAGGAGCTTGTTGCCATGGCGGCTGGGACTGCATAAATAATTATAAAGAGGTAGAACCCGATGTTTGATTTAGATGATTTGTATAAGATTACTTGTGAAGAATATTACAATTATATGGGATTTGATACATATGCTCCAGATTATGAAGGCGGTTCTACTGAAGAATTTGATTTAAAATTTGACGAAAACGAAAAATAAATATATAATATATTCAGAAAGTGAGAAACGGACAAGGCTTTGGCAAGTGAAGGAACTTTGATGTAGGAGATGAAAATCATTTGAACTAATAAAAAGTTTCTAACAAATTGGTGGGTTGCGAGTGGTTTCTTACTTCTTATGTGGGGTTAGTGTAATGGTAGCACATTGGTTATAGTGGGTCTTGTCAAAGAGCTGTCAGCAATTATTCTTTCTTGCAGGGACCCGAAGGACAGGGTTCAATTCCCTTGACCCTACACCAACAATCATTTTGCAATTAAAGTAAAAGAAGAAAGGAAATAAGAATATGTTTGAGTATAAGGTTCGTTTTTATAATGAAGATAGTGAGGTTAGTTTATCTCACGGCATAATTGGCGCGAAGTCTTACTCCAAAGCCGCGAAAGCAATTGTAGAATATTTTGGCGAAGAAATTATTTCTATGGAACTTTCTGAACTAATGAATCCTCTTGAAGAAGTTGACCTAAAAGGTTTTATGGAGGAATCTTTTGAATGAAAGTAGCAATTCTTGCAGGCAGTCAATTTTTTTCTTATGACCAAGGAATGAATGACTTTACCATTGAAGAAGTAAGTGATATTGAAGAAGCCAATGAAATTGGTGCAGAAATGTCGCGAGATGTAATTGATAGCTATGCTTGTATTTCTTCTTTAATTGATGATATTGCACATGATGCGCAAGAAAATGGCGAAGATTATGATGAAGCATATGAGAATGCAATTCTAGAAGAACTTTCTTGGAAAGTCTTTGAATTGAAAGATGACGCGCCAGATTCAATTAAAATTGATGAAGATTATGAAGATTTTCTTAAGAAATGGAGAAAGTAAATGACACCTAAAGAATTGGGCCAATTATTCGTTGATTTAGTAGAAATTGATGAGAATGGTTGTTCTCCTCAAATTTATATGAAAGATTTAGTTGAAATTGAACCAGAATTTCGTACTACCAATGGCTCTCAATGGAGCCGCGCAAATGGTTGGTTGGGAAAACAATATTTAATTCAAAAAACTTATAAATCTGGACGAGTTGATTCAATTCAATTAGTAGGTAAAAATACTTCAAGCGAAAATCATTTTATTCCTGCGGAAGTATATGCTTACTATAAAGGAAAGCCTTGTGTTTTCACAGGAACAACAAACAATATTGAAATTGACCATAAAAATGCTCGTTATAATAATTCAGAATATACAATGGCAGATTTTCAACCTGTATGTAAGATGATGAATGATATTAAGCGAGAAATTTGTAAAAAATGTCGTCTAAATAAACTTAGACCGAAAGCATCTTCTCTTGGCTTTTTGAAGGATTTTATTTCTGGCGACGAAAAATCTGAAACTTGTCAAGGATGTTATTATTATGACCCAATTGAATTTAGAAGAAACCTATAAAAATCAAAGTTGTTTTGAGTTCCTTCCTACTATTCCTTCTAAATCCGTTAATCTTATTCTAATTGACCCACCATATGAAATTTCTCGCACCACTAATTTTCAAAGCGGAGAAGAAACTGGAACCGATACTGACCGTTTTCGTATATCTATGGATTTTGGTGATTGGGATAAGAATTTTTTTGGCTTAGAAAAAGTTTTTAAAGAAGCACAACGGATTTTAGTTGATGGCGGCACGATGATTTGTTTTTATGATTTATGGAAAATTGAAACAATTAAGCAATATTATGAAAATAATAAGTTTAAACAAATTCGTTTTCTTGAATGGATTAAAACAAATCCTGTGCCAATTAATAGCAAAATCAACTATCTAACCAACGCTCGTGAAGTCGCGGTTTTGGGAATAAAAAAATCTAAGCCAACTTTTAATAGTTCATATGATAAGGGAATTTATGAATATCCTATTTGTCATGAAAAAGGCCGCTTCCATCCCACACAAAAGCCATTAGAGTTGATGGAAGCTTTGATTCTAAAACATTCTAATGAAGGCGATACTGTTTTAGATTGTTTTGCTGGAAGCGGCACAACCGGTGTTGCCGCGATTAAAAACAATCGGAAATTCGTTGGTTGTGAAATTTCTCCAGAATATTATTCTCAATCTTTAGAACGGTTAAGAAAAATTTGACAAAAATAAAAAATTAAATTATAATTAATACATAATGAACGGCAGATACAGCAAATTTTTAAGCTTGTGATTAGGGATTACAAATGTGATTTCCTGCCGTGTTTATAGGCGAATAAGATAACGGCAATCGGACGCTCTCCAAAAGCGTTCAATCCCTGTTCAAATCGGGGTTCGCCTGCCAAAATAAAGACGCATACAGCTAATATTTTGGTTAAAAAGTTTTCTGCAAAAAAGCTTAAGAGATTCAATTTCTCAATGCGTCTTGTTTTTATGGCTCGTTAGCCTAGTGGTTTAGGCAGTAGACTGTTAATCTACCTAGGCTGGTTCAATTCCAGCACGAGCCTCCATTAATTCAATAATATGCGTGAAGACGACGGAATAATTGGCCGCCTTTAAACGCTTGCCCATGAAAATGGCACTATTATTGAATATTTTAAAAAAACTCCGTCTTCAATGTGGATTGGAAAGTAATTTTATTTATTATTATAGGTAAGTCCACAACCTGATAATAAGTAAATTATGAAGTTTGTAACAGTGTTCTTCAAAATAACTTCTGAACAGCGGCATAAGAGCCACGCGAAAGGAGCGGATTGGTGTGGAGGGTAGAGAGTTGCAATTATCTATTATTCCACAGGCCATAAAGAAGTTATATGCCAAGGTAGCTCAACTGGTAGAGCGATAGAATAAAAAGAAATCTTGTAAAAGATTTTTGCCGCAATTATTTATATTTGGTATCTGTGTGTTCTCGGTTCAAATCCGAGCCTTGGCTTTTATTTTTTATTGAAGTGATTAATATGGTTGGAATTTATAAAATTACAAATTTAATTAATGGGCATAGTTATGTAGGACAAAGTGTAAATATTGAATAGCGTTGGAGAAATCATAAAGTAGCATCAAATAATCCTAATGACAGAGGTTATGAATATCCATTATATCGTGCAATGAGAAAATATGGTTAGGATTCTTTTTCTTTTGAAATTTTAGAAGAATGTTCTTAGGAAATTTTAAATGAAAGAGAAATATGGTGGATAGAAAAATTACATCCAGAATATAATCAAACTGCAGGCGGAAAATAGACTATTACTTGGAAAAAATTAACACCTGCCCAAGTATAGCAAATTCAAACAATATTGATTAATGATAAAGAAGGACAAATAAGTCATACTAAATTAGCTAATTAGTATAATGTTCATCTTAGTACAATACAAAATATTAATGTTGGCCGTTCTTGGTTTAATGAAAAGTTAACATATCCATTACATTATTCTAAATTTACATCAAATAAACCTTTTCCTATTTCTAAATACCGTTGCTGTGATTGTGGTGTAAAAATTTCTAAAAATAGCATTAGATGTAATAAATGTGAAGCAAAACACAGAACAAAAGAAGCCCCAATATCTCGTGAAAAATTAAAAGAACTTATCCGAACAACTCCTTTCACAAAAATTGGTGAGTAGTTTAATGTAAGTGATAATGCTATTCGTAAATGGTGCGATAAATATAATTTACCACGCAAAGCTCGTGAAATTAAACAAATTAGCGAACAAGAATGGATAAAAATATAATTAAAATAATTTTATCCATATCTATCGGGGAATACGTCAATTGGCAGACGGCTTGCTTTGGGAGCAAGCAGCTCTCAGTTCAAATCTGAGTTCTCCGACCAGAGGAATTTATTATTCCTTTAAACCTATCATTAATACAATTTTATTAATAAAAGTATTATAAAAGAAAGGTAAAAGATATGATTAAAGATACTGTTATTTATCAAGCTTATACAGATTGTGATTTAAATAATTATTGGACAAAAACTCCGTATGAAACATATTTTACTATTGGTGCAAAATCAAAAGGAACTGTCGGCGAAACAATAGTAAAAAATTATTTAGAAAGTGTTGGTTTTATTATTAAACCGCGAGAAAATGCTGGTCATGATGCTATTGTAAATGGGATCAAAACCGAAATTAAGTTTTCTTTAGCTTCAAAACGTAATTTAAATAATGAATATACATTCAATCATATCGGAGTTAATAAAGATTGGGAACGAATTATTTTTTGTGGAATTAATGGTAATCTTCAAGAAAAAATTGTTTGGTTTACAAATGAAGAAATTCAAAAGATTCTTGCAGAAAGTAATTCTTGTTTCCGTTTTCAAGAGGGTGACGATGATTTCTTTTCCATGGGGAAGAATAGCACAAATCTGTTAAATCATTCTTTTGCTAAGAATATTATGGAGTGGTAATATGAACTGGTTAAATATTCCTAATGCAACGAGAAATTTATCAGATGAACAATTTGCTGAATTACTCCCTCAATTTGCAAAAGAACTCGCCGCAATTGATTATCATTATAATTATTCAGAAGAAGAATTGCGCCAAGATTGGGAAAAATTAAAAAAATATAATAGAACAGATGTTATTACCGCTGCGCAAACACGGCCAGGAATGAAATTATGTGAGCATTTTTTCCCTAACTTTTTTAAAATTCGTTCTCCAAAAGGTTTATGTTTTCAACAATTTTGGAATCCACAAGATTTACAAAAAGTCATTAAATGGAATCGTTCTTCTCATTCCACTCCTTATTTAAGTGAAATGAGGCGCGGAATTAATTTTTGCTATGGTTTAACGAAAAATACAATGTATCGTCCACATTTAGCAAAGACGATTTGTAAATATTATAATACAAAAGTTTTGCTTGACCCTTGTTGTGGATGGGGCGGTCGTTTATTAGGGGCAGTCGCAGCGGGAGCAAAATATATCGGTTTTGAGCCAAGTACTGAAACATATCAAAATTTATTAACTTTGATAAATTTTTTACAAATTAATGATAAGGTAATAATTTATAATTGTCCTGTAGAAGACTATGATTTATCTTCATTAGAGTATGACACAGTTTTAACTTCACCACCTTATTATAATTTAGAAATTTATTGCGATGAAGATACACAAAGTGAAAATCGTTTTTCCTCTTATCAAGATTGGTTTGAAAACTGGATGAAACCTGTTATTGATAAAACAAGTTTAAAAGCTAAACAAATGTGTTGGAATGTTGCAGATGTAGGAAAAATTAAATTATTGACTGATTTAACAAATTATATCTCAACTAAATCTGAATGGCAAGAATCGCAATTGTTTGGTATTGGTTCATCTGCTCGCCAAGCTAATCAAAATGAATTAAAAAACAAGAAAAATTTAGATAAAACTATTACATATATTCATATTTAAATAATGAGGAAGTATTTCTTCCTCCTTTGGCCGCAAGTGGAGAAATGTTATCTCACCGTTTTAACGGAATAGGCGGTTCAATTCCGCCCTCGGCCATTAGTCGCCCTGGCACGGGGAGAAATGTGCTGCTCGGTAGGAGGACATCGGCGGAGAATATACTATCCTATACAAGATGGGGCTGACGCGAGTCCGGGTCCCACCTATGAGGGGAAGTTCCCCTCTTTATTATGGAGGAGTGGCGGAATGGCGAGACGCAGTTGACTCAAAATCAACCACGAAGAAACACTGAGAGTTCAAATCTCTTCTCCTCCACCAGGCCTTAAGACAGGTCAGCAATTTATTTAGATGAGTGCATTTTTCACCTCCAAGGTAGGCTCTTGGTTGTATTCTGTCTTGTTTTTATTTCATATGAAAGGAACTAACTATGATTAGAGCAAATATTGAATTAATTACTACTACTGAAATGCGGGATTTTATTTCTTGTATTAATAGCGATGGCACCGCAGACAAGTATACTCTTGAGAATTTTAATGGCAGTTATCGTGCTGATGCTCGTTCTATGTTAGGTGTTGCATATGCAGCCGCGGAATTTGATAGTTTATTTCTTGTTAATATAACTCATGATGGTGTTTTTCCAAAAGGTATTGATAAATTTCGTAAGTGAAGTCGTAATGTAATATTACGACTTTATTTTTTGACAAAAGTAAATTTTTCTTTTATAATAAAAGAAAAAGGAGATAAAAACATGACAAAAAGTGTGCCTATTAAATATGAAGAAAGTATTGAAGTGCAACGTTTGTTTCATAAGTATAATGCGTTGCTTGCAGTTTTGGCTTATATGAATGATAATAGTTCTAAATATACAGAATTTTTAGATAAAAAAGTGGATGAAGCTACCGAATTATATATTGAATTAGAACAAGCAAAAGATAAGTATGGTACACAATATAGGCCACAAGGCGATTGGCAACATTATACTTTTGACTTTGATAATAATGTTATTATATATGAGGATTAAATGAAAAGGTCCTATTTAGATTTAATTGCAACTTTATATTCAGAACCTGATTTACGAAGCTGTAGAAACATTACTTTATAGGTTTGTGATGATTGTTGCTTAAAATGTTCATATTGCTATCAAATTCACAAAGGTCATAATTATATGACAAAAGAAACAGCAAAGGCCATTATTGACTTGTTATTTAAAATGTATGATGAAGATAAGCCAGACGCATTTATCAATCATACAACTCATGGCATAATTCTTGATTTTATCGGCGGCGAGCCTCTAATGAATGTTGAAATTATGGAATTTGCTACTGAATACTTTATTGACCAATGTTTACAAAAAAATCATGAGTGGCTTTATAATTTTCGTACAAGCTTTGCAACAAATGGTATTCTTTATTTTGAACCAAAAGTACAAGCATATTTACAAAAATTCCACAACTTTATTTCTATGACCGTTAGTATTGATGGCCCAAAAGAAATTCATGATACTTGTCGTCTTGACCATGATGGTAATGGTAGTTTTGAACGAGCAAGTGCTGCGGCACACCATTATTGGGAACATTATGGAAAAGATGTTGGCGGACGAGATGAGACCAAAGTTACCATTGCACCAGAAAATTTATCTCAATTAAATACAATTATAGATTACTTCCTAAATGAAGGCGTTACAATTATTAATGCAAATCCGATTTATGAAATAGAATGGACAGTAGAATAGGCAAAAATATATTATAATGAATTAAAAAAATTAGCAAATAAATTGTTATTAAATTTAAAAATTAAATGTAGTATTTTTGATAACCATTAGAACGTCCCCTTGCCTATTAGTGATAATGCAAACTGGTGTGGCGGTGATGGACATATGTTAGCTTTTGACCCGCACGGAAATGCTTATCCTTGTTTGAGATATATGGAAAGTTCTTTAGGTGGAGAAGTTGAGCCTTTGATTATTGGTGATATTAATGGTATTTATAATACACCAGAAAGTCAAGAAATCAGATGTAAACTTTGCGCGTTGACTCGTAGCAGTCAATCCACCGAAGAATGCGCTCACTGTCCTATAGCTTCTGGTTGTAGCTATTGCAGTGCTTGGAATTATCAGCAATTTAAAAAAATCGGTAAGCGTAGCACGAATATTTGTTGGATGCACCGAGCCGCAGCATTGGCCAATGTCTATTATTGGAATCTTAGATACCGTTTAGAGGAAAGTGAAAAAAGATTCCCAATTTATCTTGAACAAAAATATGCCTTGTAGATAATATCTTCTGAGGAATATGATGCTTTACTTTCACTTTCTCAATGGGGAGAGTGATATTTATGAGCTGGCTAAAAGGAGATAAAATTACAGCAGAGGATTTCATTGCTATTAAAGAAAAAGTTAAAAACGAATTGGCTCGGCGAAATGCAGAAGGGAGTGTAGCAAACTATGCAACAAGCTATACTGATATGCCTGTATAGAAAGGGAAAATAAAAGTTAGTCATATTACAGAAATTGTTGAGCCATTAAGCCATATTAATGATGTAGATTATGATTTAAATAAACCAATTACAATAAAATCTTTAACTACAATTCAAACAATGTTAAATAATTTAGCCACAGCAGAAAAGGCTGCATCAACATTAGAAGCAACTGGATGTAAAGCTTCTTGCACTGGTTTGTGTTATACATCTTGTTCAGGAACGTGTCGCTCTTGTGGAGATAGTTGCAGTCAAAATTGTAGTACTGGATGTAATTGGACTTGTAAAGGGTCATGTCGCGATACTTGTTCTGGACTCTGCAAAGGTAGCTGTGGAAATACTTGCCAATTGGGCTGTTCTAACAATTGCAAAGGAAGCAGTGTAGGTGGCTGTTCTGCATAAAATATATAGTAAATTGAATAAATATTAGGCGCTATAATGACCGAACAAGAAATTTATTCCTTTAATAATTCAATATAATATATTCAATATATTAAATACTAAATTGCTTGTATTATTGGTTTTGATTTTCCTAACCATAAAACGCTGCTTTAGAATATATTATAAAATAATGCGCGGAACAATTTCCTAATTTTAACCCAAAACAAATTTAATTTAGGAGCTTTGTTGCTCCTATTCGCCGAAATAGCATAATGGTAGTGTAAGGCTCTTGTAAAGCTTAGATTTCAGTTCAATTCTGAATTTCGGCTCCATTTAACCAGACTGAGAGTTGGAGGTAAATAACCTACTCGTGGTGATTTTAAATGTAATCATGAAAACCTCATAAAATATGGTCGGGTAGAGAGCTAGGCTCTACAATGGAAACGCTATACGAGGTAGGAGACCCCTTGCAGACGTGATAATGTATCCAAGATGCCGCGGCATAGGGTGCAATTCCCGAGTAATTGGTGTCGGCAAGACCGAGTTATCTAAAAGGAGCGGGCAGAGCGCAAAAATATGATGGGACAACTGCTCACCTCATATTTTGCTCAGTAGGCGGTCGTGCCGCAGGAAGGCCCACAGGTATGTGGAGTATAGCAAGTCGGGGAGTTAGATGCAAGCCAGAATTGGGTTAGAACCGACAGGGAGAATAGAATATTTCTCTAACAGAGTAAGGGCATGGATGCGGCGATGAGACGCGACCTTTACTCTTTTTATTTTAAAATTTGACTTTTCTAAAATTTTCTCCTATAATATATCTATAAAAGATAAGCAATAGCTCTATTGCTTCCAAAATGAAAAGGAGAAAAGAAAACATGAATAATCTACTAAATTCCCTAAAGCAAGAAACCAACTATACCTACACCACTAATGGCGCAGTAGCACATAAATCTACCCTAAACAAAGTCCTTGACCTATTTGCCCTTGGTGGCGCTTATCGTGCAAAGAGTGACAATGATGTTATTCTTCTCTTTAAAGAAGCATATGACGAGAATCCTGAACTTGCGCTAAAGTGCTTATTCTTTATTCGTGATATTCGCGGTAATGGTTATGGTGAACGTCGCTTTTTCCGTGTATGTATTCGTTGGCTTGCTAAGGAACATCCTGAAGTTGTAAAGCGGAATATTAACTATATTCCTTTTGTTGGCCGCTATGATGACCTTTATGCTTTAATGGATACTCCTTGTATGCTGGATGCTTTTACTTTCTTTGACCGCCAACTGCGGCTTGATATGGAATGCCAAACCCCCAGTCTGTGTGCAAAGTGGATTTGGTCAATGAATTGTTCTTCCGCCGAACATAAGAAATATGGTAAAGCACTTGCAGATTATATGCGCCTAACTCCTAAGCAATATCGTAAGATGCTTACTGGTTTGCGCGCGAAGATTAAGATTGTTGAAACTCTAATGTCTCAGAATCGTTGGGATGAAATTCAATTTGATAAATTACCTTCTAAGGCTGGTTTTAAATATCGTAATGCTTTTGCAAAGAACGATTACACTAAAGAACGTTATGAAGCCTTTATGAAGTCTAAAACTACTAAAGTGAATGCAAAGACTTTATTCCCCTATGAAGTCGTAAAACAAGCTATTCACGCTGATTGGCAAGATGAGCTAACTTGCAATACTCTTGAGAAGTATTGGGAAAATCTTGCTGATTATTTTAATAACGCCACCTTTAATGCTCTTGCTGTTGTTGATACTTCTGGTTCTATGTGCAGTGGCGCCGCTTCTGTCGCACCTATTGATGTAGCAATTTCTCTCGGTATGTATTGCGCGGAGAAAGCTAATGGTCCTTTTAAGAATCATTATATCAGTTTTTCTTCTAAACCTCAGTTAATTGAAATTAAGGGTGTCAATTTTGTTGATAAGGTTCGGCGTATTTACCGGACTAATCTTTGTGAAAATACTAATATTGAAGCTACTTTTGATCTTCTTTTAAATAATATTGTGAAGTATGATTTAAAGGAAGAGGATATTCCAGAGTATCTTGTAATTATTTCCGATATGCAATGGGATGAAGGAACTCGTGAAATTCGCGGTTGGCGTTATATGCCCGCAAAAAACCCCCAAACTTTAATTGACCAAATTAAAGAAAAGTGGAAAAGTGTCGGAGTGAAAATGCCAAAATTAATTTTCTGGAATGTTAATGCAGAACATCCTGTCATCCCCGCTCTTGATGGAGATTACAGTTATATCAGCGGCTTTAGCCCTGCAATTTTTGAACAAATTATGACCGGTAAAACCGGCGTAGAACTAATGCTTGAAGCACTAAGTTCTGAGCGTTATAAAGGCATTCATTAAGAGAGCTTAGGCTCTCTTATTTTTTTAGGTGGTGAAACTTTATGAGTGGAGGATTTTCTGGTGTCGGCGGCTATGCTGTTATTTTAACTCCAGAAGGTGCATCACTATATGGCGGTGGAAATGCAAGTTTTGAAGCACTTGTTACTGCCGCGACAGGCAAGATAGATGTTGAAGAAACAACAAAAGAAATTATTGATATTTTACAACAGCAGTATGAAGAATAGACAGAAATAGAAAATAACATCCGTGCAGCTTATAATAATGAATCTATTGAGAATATCATAAAATCTTTGCGCGGCGAAACCTCAAAAACAATGAGTGTGCCTGAAGCTCTACAAAGTCTTGAAGAAAAAATTCCTGTCTGGCAACAAAAAGACCAAGAGTATAAAGATACAGTTGCTCAAATCCGCAAAGATTCAGAACATTATTACCAAGTTTATAATACTTTAGTTGATGGTTTAGTTGCTCTAGCTAACCAACTTACTAATATGGACGAAAAAGCCTTACGAACCGGTCCTGGTATTATTGAAACACTTATTAATAAGTGGGATAAATCAACAAATTAGTTAGAATAGGAAGCCGCGAAAATGGCTTAGTCTTTAGCAAAATTAGATTTAGATAATGAATCATTTATCAAAGATATGAACAGCACTTTTGATAAAATTAGAGAAACAATTAATAAAGAAGGTATAGCCTATTCTTATGACCCAACCTCTAATGCAACAGAACTTAAAAATCCTGAATTAACAAAGGCAATTTAGGAATTACTTGCCTTCCAAGAAAAAATACGCGGCGATATAGACAAGAAAAGTAAACGCAGTAAAAAGAAAAGACAAGAGCTCCTTGCTATGTGGAATAATGTTAAATTTGCCAATTGGAATGCAAAAAATAGTAAACTTGGCCAAGCTTTAAATCAAAAAGGTAAAGATGACCCAATAACAATTTTAAATAGTTTGCGGTAGAAAGTTTATGATATTGCTAAGCGGCAGTTAGAAGAAAACACTGGACGAAAAGCTACTGATAAAGAACAACAAAAATTAAAGACTTCTGTCACTAAAATTCAGACCAAAGCTATAGATGAATTAAGTGAACAAACAGAGGATTATGCAGTAAGACAACTTGTTTCTCTTGTATTTGGCGAACAAACGCAAATTGGACCATTAAAAGGTTTGTTAGCAGAATAGTTTAAAACTGCCGCGGCTAAATCATATATACAAGATATTGACAATTCTGTTCAGCAAGCCTACAAACAAGCCATTGGTACAGTATGGGAAGAAATTATAACAAATCTTTGGCTAACAGGAAAAGACACAAGAAATGTAAAATTGCTAAAACCAAGTACAGACAATCTTGAACAAATAGTATAGTCTGACGATGATTTACGAATAGGAACAGATATTAATGCTTTTGATAACGAAAATAAACGCTATGGCACTCAAAATAGATTACATCGTGTAAATGATAGTGTTGATAAATACCAAAAAAATAAAAATAAAAAAGAATTAACTGCTTCTGGACGAGAACTTAGAAAATGGATTTCTACTATTGGTGGTCGGAAGAATCTTCAAACAAGCTTAGATAATTACTTTGATGAAAATATCATTGATCTTCCGTCTATTCAAAAATAGTTTGATAAAGTAGACAGTGTTTAGGCCGCAACAGTGGGAAAGAATCCTTATTACATTGCTTTTTCAGAAAAGCAACGCACTACTGGCGGTATGACTGGTTCTATCGGCTTAATGGGTGATGACATTAGTATATTTAATAATATGAATGCGTCGGGCACAAACCTATATAGCTCTTTAGATTTGATTAGCCAAAATGGCGCTGACAGTTCTATTCCTACTGCACAAATAATGTTTGCTATGTTAAATCAATCTACCGCTTCTATTTATCATAATAGTAGTTCCAATGTATAGGAAAAAATAAAAAACTATATCAAAATGCAGCTCGCGGCCAAAGTACTGGATTTAGCATTTAATAGAGTAAACTTTTTCTTCAACCAACAACAAAAAGGCATTGATATGAATCATAAAAATACTCTATTTGTTATGAATGTTAATAATCTCTATGTTTCTTCCACTGCAATCCTACGTGGTCTTATTGAAAAATTTCAAAACTATTAGGATGTAATCGCAGACATCGTTTACGTTAATGTAGAATTTGACACTGCCCATCAAGCTTATCCTTTATGGATGGCTGCAATTGCAAGTCAAGGTAGCGGAGATGCCAACCAGGCAGCTCGCTGGGGCTTTGTTGCCAATCAAGTTGCCGCGAACACTAAATTAAATGTTTCTCTTAGTATCGCTAATTTAATGCAATTATTTTAGTTTTAAATTTGACATAATTAAAAATTTTAGATATAATAAAGAAAAAAATAAGGAGGATAAATACGCATATGAATGCTTATTTAGCCGGCTCAATTTTTTATTATGGTGATGTTCTCCGTAATACAGAATGGGCTAAGAAGATTCGGGACGCTATTCCCAATATAAATCTCTACTCCCCTATTGAAAATACAGATATTAATGGCGCAGAAGGGAAAAAGAAGTTTGCAGGCTCTCAAGAAATTGCAAATGGTGATAACATTCGTTTAAACAATACCGATATTCTAATTGCTTGTATTGATAGCGATGTGCTTCCAAGTGGCACGTGCGCTGAAATAGGAAAGTTCCATGAAAAGATTGAAAATGGCGCTCATAAATACATTATTGGTATTTGCACTGATAACCGTCAATGCTATCTAACCCATAGCGAAGCCAAAGATGCTGGTGGTGCCGCGGCATTAGGCGAACAGCAATACAGTTATCAAAACTTATATGTAACTGGTCTTATTAAGCAGGGCGGTATTTTAGTAAGTAATATTGATGATGCTATTGCCGCTCTTAAAGAATATGCTAAGGAGTTTTGATGATGATTTATAATATTTCTGATCGGCCACCTTTTGGAAAAAATCTTCTATTTTCTCTTCAACTTGTACTTGCCTGTTTCGTAGCAACTTGTTTAATTGCTCAAATTTGCGGTGTTTCCGCAGCTGCCGCACTTGTTGGTGCAGGCATTGGCACGATTTTTTATCTGATTATTACTAATTTCAAAAGCCCAATGTATATTAGTAGTTCTGGCGCTTTTGTTGCACCTGTTCTCGCCGCTCTAACTCTTGGAGGTTATACCGGCGCTGCGATTGGTGGAATTATTTCTTGCATTGTATATTGTATTTTTGGATACATTTTTTCTAAAGTTGATGTTGATAATATTTATAAGATTTTCCCAAAAACTTTAATTGGCGCTATTACCGCAGTTATTGGTATTAATCTTATGCCGTTCTGCTTAACTTATGTACAAATTGCAGGTCAGACTTCAATTTGGGGCGTTGTAATTGCTTTTATTACTATGACCGCAATTGCATCAATCTCCCAATATGCTAAGGGACTTGGTAAAATTTTGCCTTTCTTACTCGGCACACTAATCGGTTATGGAGTCGCTATTATTTTAACTCTAACTGGTATTTATCCCATTGTTGATTTTAGCGTATTCCAGAATCTCAAGTTATTTGCTATTCCAGATTTTGGATTCTTCCATTTTTCAACAATTTCTTGGAGTGCAATTCTTTCTATTGTTGTTCTATATATTGTTTATACTGTTTCCGCTTCTATGGAGTTGCTTTCTGACCACGCCGCACTTGGTGCAATTATTGGGACAGACTTATATAGGAATCCTGGTCTAAGTAAGATTTATTTCGGGGAAGGCGCAGCTAACTTAGTCAATAGCTTATTCAGTGGATTAGGTTCATGTTCATATGGAGAGGGAATTAGTACTGTTGGATTTTCTAAGGTAGCATCAACTTGGACTACACTTTGGGCTGCAATTATTATGATTGTTCTTGGTTTTTTTGGTCCAGTGCAAGCGTTAATTACTTCTATTCCTTCTTGTGTATTCTGTGGTGCAGCATTAATTTTATATGGTTTTATTGCTTGTAGTGGTATTAAGATGCTACAACAAGTAGATTTAAATGATAACAAGAATATCACTATTGTTTCTGTTGTTCTTTCTCTCGGCATTAGTGGTATTGTCATTGGCGGCACGACCTTTGCCTTATCTGGCGTAGCACTTGCTTTGATTGCTGGTGTTGTGCTTAATTTGATTTTAAAAAATAAAAATTAAAGTGCTTCGGCACTTTATTTTTTTTACTTTTTTTAAAATTTATCGTATAATATTTATACAAAAGGAAAGGAAGTTAGACTATGAATATTATTATTGAGTTAAGTAAACACGCTCGTAAAGCAGAAGAATATGCTTATGAGAGAAACAATATTCCATTTATCACATTACTTCAAGGCAGCCAAAACTATAACCTTAATGATGAAAATAGCGATGTAGACACAAAGACTATCGTTATCCCGACGTGGAGAAAAATGGTTTTAGACAAACAACCCCTTTCCACCACTTTAGAAATGCCAGACTCTTCTCATGTAGATATTAAAGACGCACGAGAAATGATTGCTTGCTATAAAAAGCAAAATGTTAATTTTGTAGAAACGCTCTTTACTGACTACTATAAAATTAATGTCTGTGCTAACCTTTGGGATGAACTTCTACTACATCGTGAAGATATTGCTCATTATAATCGTTATGCCGCGGTTCAGTGCGTAAAAGGCCAGGCATATAATAAATATAAAGGCTTTAGTCATCCAAGTGAAGGTAATAAAAAAATCTTTGAAGAATATGGTTATATGCCAAAAGAACTACATCATTTGTTTCGCAACTTAGTTTTTCTTCAAAAATATTTATACGATATGCCCTATAAAGAATGTTTGGTATGTTCTGAGGAAGAACGTGATGTATTAATGTATTATAAACGAACAAAAATTCCTCTTGAACAAGCCGAAAAAGATCGTGAATGGATTTTTAAGCAAATTAACGCTATTTGTGACAACTACTGTCTAACTCATAAAAATGAATTTAACAAACAAACTGACGATTTCCTAAACGATTGGCTTTATAGACTATTTAAAACTGTTAATGAAGAACAAGGAGAAAAATAATATGCTTGTTGAAGATATGACAATTGAAAACTTCGCAAACTTACCAGACTTTGAAGACTTACCTGAAAGTATGCAAGTTGAAGCTGTGGATGGACTTGTAGTGATTCCAGATGAAACACACGATACAAGTATCTCTGGCCGCGCATTTTTTAAATTTGCATTATGTAAAAATGAAACTCCATTTTGCATTAAACACATCCACGCAGACATTCTTTCACTTTATGGTACTGGATGGAAAGCTATTTATCTAAGTAAAAGTGGTTATATGTATTTTTATAATTATGCTTTTAAACGCAATAATTTTCGTTGCGGTGAAGAGAATGGTGCTGTTGGTTTGGTTGATGAGCATTCTTCTTTAAATCGTAAGAGTGATATAGTTCGTAGATTATTATGGCCTTAAGCATCTTGCTACTTTAGAAAGGAAAATAAATAAGAAATGTTAAAATTGGCACCTGTTATTGAAATTAAAGAAGTTAAAAATTATGATGAATTTGCTAAGAAAATCATTGTAAGTTTTATGATGTTTCCAAATTATGATGGACATATTTATGATTTGGATGAAGGCGCAGAACAATTTCTTCCAATCTTTTATAAAGAACCAGGCTTTCGCGTAATGTATAATGAAGAAATGAAGCGACTTTATGTGCAAAAATTTGAAGAAATGGAGAAGAAAGAAAATGAGTAATCGTATCTACGTAAGGGGCGACACACATGGCTCCTATGATTGGCTTGAAAAATTCTGTCAAGATGAGCAAACAGACTATTCTGATATTCTTATTCTTCTTGGCGACCATGCACTTCGCTTTGAAGGATACAACAATCGTAGAGAAGTCCATAGGAAAGAACAAGTATCTAAATTTCCAATCACGATTTTTGGTATCTTCGGAAACCATGACAGGCCACCGCGCCCAGACCTTCAAGAAACCCATTGTCCTCTAACAGTTCAGCCAATGCTACACGATGAAAAATACCCCAATCTATGGTATTTTTGTGAAAATGAATTTCCTGTTTGGGAGATTTATGGGAAACTTTTTCTTGTTCTTCAAGGCGCATATTCGGTAGACAAGGAATGGCGACAACTAATGCATTGGACTTGGTATGAGGATGAACAACTTGCACCAGAACTTCAAAACACTATTCTTAAAGAACTAAAGAAATATCAAAACAACTTTAAATACGATTTTGTTCTTTCCCATACTTGTCCTGAAAGTTGGGAACCAATAGACCTATTTATGAAAGGCGTAAGTAAAGTAGACTGTCGTACAGAAAAATGGTTAGAGGAAATTAAAGATACAATTAATTTTGACCACTGGTATTTTGGACATTACCACGATAATAGGGAAATTAATGATAAAGCGACAATGTTGTATGAAGAAGTTAGGAGAATAGTATAATGAAGAAAGCTATTCTTATTTCTGTGCTATTGATTTGTGTTTTTCTTTTTTCTTCTTGCACCTCTACAAGTCATCTTAGTCTTGGTGGGAAAACCGAATTAGATTTGCCAGAAGGTGAAAAGCTATTAGACATTTCTTGGCAATCAAGTCAAGACAACTTATGGATTCTAACTACTGCACGAGAAGATAATGAAGAACCAAAAACATATTACTTTTACCAGTGGGGCGGCATCATTCAAAGTGGCTGTTTAACCATAAAGGAGCATTAACGGAGGAAGAAATTTGACTTCCTCTTTTTTTTATTATATAATTTTTATATAAAAGAAAGAAGGTAAGAATATGGCTAAAACAGTTTTACAAAAAGAACAATATGATTTACTAATTAGAACTTACAATGAAAAAGGCACTTATGCTGCCGCCGCAAGAGCAGTTGGAATTTCTTCTTCTGTCGCGACAAGAATTATAAAAGAGTTCCTTGAAAGCGGCGTTTCATTAGAAGAAGAGCCGCAAGAAATCCTCGCTTATTCTGGACCGCAACCAAAAGAAAATCCTGAATATAATGACATCTATTATTGTCTTTGGAATAGTGAAGAATGGTGTGATTTGATATGACGAATTATAAATATTTTAATTTTGATAAAAGTCCTTGGGTTTCTTATGAGTGTTATTTTGTTTCTGGTTCTGCAGAGGTTTGGGAACTTTTTACCAAATGCCCACATCACGATACTTCATTGTTTGGTATTCAAGTATTTGAAGCTGCGTTATTTGGTTTGAAGCCAGAAGATTTTTATAATTATATTGCTTTAGTATATAATGCTTATGTATTACGTTCTGATAAATCAATTTGGCGAAAAATTTTCTTTGATAATATCAAAGATGCAAATATTTTTGTAAAAGAATTAAATCGTAGAATGGAATTTGCGGTAAAAAATAAATTCTTTGAGGGACAATATGGGCAAGAAGTATGAACCTACTCCGGAATTACTTGAAGAAATTCTAACCAAATATGCTCAAAACGGCAATTATTCCCAAACTGCGCGTAGTGTGGGAATGTCTACTTCAGTTGTTACAAGAATTATCAAAGAAAATTATAAACCAAATGAAACTAAAATAAAACAAATCAAATTAACCTACAATGGTTTAACACCACAAGAACCTGAAAAAAAAGAAGAAATAGACTTTAATATTGCTGTAGAAAATTTATACAATGAGGTTAAAAAAAATGGCGGAATACTTTAAAACAGAAGATGATAAAATGAAGAATACTTATATTCTGCCAACTTCTACATTATTAGAACAATTACAAATAGACCATAAAAGTTGCATATTAGAATTAATGAGCGGATGTTTCAATTACTCATTAGCAGATTTCTTTAGATATTTAATTAATACATATGACGTAAAAATATATGTTGAAAATACTTATCCGTATTTTTCCATTTATTTCACTCATCTACAAGACGGAGTTGAGTTTTGTAAAGAATTAAATTCCCGTTATCAAAATTATTTAATTAATAAAGACCTCTAAGAACATCCACCTCTCTTCTCTACATACAAATTGAGGAGGTGGGGATTAATGAGCGAAACAGTCGCCGCCGCTGGTAATATTTTTAAACGAATTTGGGAACGTCTTGCTGGACGATACAAAAAATTGACAGAGACTATTGAAAAATTATCTACTACTATTGATAAGTTAGATTTGTCTATTCAAGCTATGGAAGTTAAAATCGCTTCAGTAGATAACAGATTGAAAACAAACACAGCAAATTTAAATTCATCTGTTGAAAGCATCAATAAACAATTAGATAAAAATACTCAGACCTTACAAGATTAGGTTAATAAAATCCAAGCACAAGACACAAGATTGGGTAAAATTGAAGTAGGTCTTCAACTTGAGCTATTCCATAGTCTTCAAAATCTTCATGATAAATATTGTAATCGTTCGCCATCTGGTTGGGCTACCGAGACAGAAAAGGCTGATGCCCAGCGTTTTTATAACCAAATTCATATTCTTGGACAAGATGGGTGGAGTAAAAAATATTGGGATGATATTTATAATCTTCCTAGCAGCCGTCCATATAATTAATTCTGTGAGCAATAGTAATATTGCTCATATTTTTTTTACTTATGTAAATTTTTATGATATAATATTTATATAAAAGAAAGGAGATAAAATATGATTCAACGAAAACTTGAACCGTATGAAATCTATTGTGATGGCTCTTGTAAAGGAAACGGAGCTAAATTGGCTTTAGGGGCTTGGGCTTATTGTATATTGTTTGATAGTTCTCTTGTTCGTAAAGATTGTGGTGGAATTCCACAAACTACAAATCAACGAATGGAACTTACTGCCGCACTTGAGGCAATTAAAGGTGTTTTGGAATTAACAAAATATTCTAAAGGCAACACCTACAATATTTATAGCGATAGTGCTTATTTAATTAACTGTTATTCCCAAGGTTGGTATATTGGTTGGGAACAAAATGGTTGGCGAAACGCGGCAAAACAAGAAGTTAAAAATCAAGATTTATGGATTCAACTTTTACCATTTTTTAAAAATAAAGATTTTCATTTCTTTAAAATAAAGGGACATTCCACAAATCATTATAATAATTTCGTAGATAAGATGGCACAAGACGCCGCAAAACAATTTGAAAAGAAAGGACTCTCTTATGGTGGCACACCAATTTGGGAGATTGAGGAATTAAAACAATATGTGCAAAGTTAAAGATACTTATTTAGAACATTTAGATTTTTATGAGGTTGATAGAGCCGATGCTGTTTCTTATATTTTCCGCTTAAAGGCGCGACCTCAGATGAAGCTTACTCCACAGGAAAACCTTGAAGTTTCTATGGATATTGAAACTCGTCAATGGCTTTATGGAGTAGAAACTATTGACCTAATGGGACAAAAAGCAAAAAGATATTTTATTTTTGAATTTCTTGATGATGAACTTCTTGGTCCACACCGAACAGTAAAGAAAATTGAGCTGCCTTATGAACAATATGAAGAATTTATTAAGCGTAGTTTAGGAGAATATTGATGATTAAAAAAATCTTTTTAATCCACGCACCTGCCCGTAGCGGAAAAAACACTTGTGCAGAAGCAATGATGGATTACTACAAATCTAAAAATAAACGTTGCTGTATTATTGCTTTTGGAGATGTTGTTAAATTTACTTTAGAAAAATATTATGGCGTTACAGATTATAAGTCTGAATGGGGCCGCAGCAATATTCAACATTATGCAACAGAACAATGTCGTGGGAAAATTCCAACCTTATGGGTAGATTGGGTTTGCAATTGGATAAAAGCCACTGAAGACGACTGGGATATTATTATTATTCCTGATTTGCGTTTTAAAAATGAATTAGAGACGGTAGAGAAGAATTTTCCTTCTATTGTAAGAACAATTAATATAATTCGTCCTGATATTCAAGAATGTTCTGATTTAACTGAAGAACAAAAACAACATCAAAGTGAATCTGAACTTGATAATTATAAAAAATGGAATTATAATATAATTAATCAATCTGGACAGTTTATGACAACTATTCAAGAATTATGTGTTTTAATAGATAATGAAAGCGAGGAAAATGAATGAGCAAAGCAATTGACATCACTAAGCATCCAAGTGAATGGGAACCGATGAAGTATAATGCAATTGCGAGTTCTTACTCTAAGGAAATGCGTCGTCAGAAAATTGACAATCTATTGCTTTCTAACGGTTATTGTTTTTCTGAAAAAAAAGATGGCGATTTGTGTCGCGTTGTATTTGATGACGGTTATGCTGTCGCGCAAAGCCGCACAGTTAGTAAAAAGACTGGCACTTATGGTGATTTAACTGGAAAACTTCTTTTTATGGAAAGTATTCAAAATGCTTTCAAGGATACAACTGTGTTGCTTGGAGAGGTTTATATTCCCGGCGGGACAGCACAAAATGTTGGGACAATTCTACGATGTTTAGATTCTAAAGCTTTGACGCGCCAAGCAGATAATCCAGTTCATTATTATATTTTTGATGTTTTATATTATGAAGGACAAGAGCTGACTCATACTCCTATTGTAGATAGAATTAAGTATCTTCCAGAAATTTGTGAAAAGATTAACAATCCTCTCGTATCTTATGCAAAATATTATAATGCAGATATTAATACTTTTTGGGATAAGTTGGATAAGATTTTTTCTTCTGGTGGAGAAGGCGTCGTTCTTTATAAGAAAACTATGCTTCCTTGCGAAGGCCGCACAAGTGTTTGGGAAACAGTTAAAGTAAAACGTGAATTAGAACTTGAGGCTGATTGTATTATTACTGGTATTGAGCCGCCAAAGGAAGATTATACTGGTAAAGAACTTACAACTTGGCAGTATTGGGAGAATACAAAAACTTTAGAAAAGTTATGCGGTTCATATTATCTTGATTATTACAATGGTGGAACTTTGAGACCAATTACGAAGTCATATTATTATAATTGGCCGGGAAGTATTGTCTGTAGTGTATTTAATGAAAATGATGAATTAGTTGAACTATGTAAGTGTTCTAACTTAACCGAAGAATTAATGTGCGGTTTGAGAGATAATTTTGAAGATTATTATATGAAGCCTTGTAAGGTTGATGGTATGTCAATTTCTTACAGTAAAGACAGTCTTTACCCAAGCATTAGACACCCTAAATTCATTTGCTTACGTGATGATATAGACATTCACGACTGTTTATTGAATAAAATTATTGGAGATTATAATGGGGACAATATATAAAATTATAAATGATATTAATACAAAAGTTTATATTGGAAAAACTATAAGGCCATTAAAAATGCGTTGGAAAGAACATAAAACTAATTCAAAAAGATAGGATTGTCCATTATACCGAGCTTTTTAGAAATATGGTATTGAGCATTTTTCTATTGAAGCTATTGAAGAAAATATCCCAGATGATTTAATTAATAGTAGAGAAATCTTTTGGATTAATTAGTATAATAGTTATAAAAATGGTTATAATGCCACTCCAGGCGGAGACGGTGGAAGAACACATTATTTACCGGAAAATGAACAAGAAAAAATTTTAAAATTGTGGTAGGCAGGAAATACTTTTTCTGAAATTAAACAAATTACAGGAGTTAGTTATCCTGCTATTAAACGAAGCTTAATTGAAAAATCTACTTTAAAATTAGATGAAATTATACAAGAAAATGAATTACGAAAACACAAATAGAAAACTATTTAGTAGCAATTAAAAAAAGAAAAATAGGAACAAAATTTAAAAGAAAGACGCGCTCTTGCACAAATTCGTTGTAATGAAAAGAGAATACAACGTTTTTCAGGTTCAGAAACATTTATTCAAAATAGTTTAGACGCTCATTTATCTATTACATATATAGCTAAATAGTTAAATACTAGCTACGAAACTTTGTATAATTACTTAGCAACAACTCGTTCCCCAGAGACATTAAAAATGATTTTATCGTAGAATACTTTAAGTAAGGCGTGTTGCAGTAATAAATATTATCAATATAGCTTAGATGGAAAATTGATACATATTTATGAAAATCGTTATGCTTTATTACAAGATTATTCTGCCAACCAAATAAAATGTATTCAAAACTGTGCCCGTGGAGTTAAAAGAAATATGTATGGTTATAAATGGTTTTATACTTATTAGGGAGATATTATTGAAAATTCGTGATGATATTGACATTAATGATTGTACTTTGAGTAAGATTGTTGGAAAGGAATAAAAATAATGTATAGAACCTTTGACGAAGTAAAAAAAGATTACCCTATTGGAAAAATTATGACTAATGGTATAGAACAATATTATAATTGTAAATTAAATTCTGCGAATTTTCAGGATTTTATTGAACGTTTTCAAAATAATGATTTTGTTGTTTCAATAAAAAATACAAATGGAATTGTGTCTGTTATTACTCGCTATCCTCATGTAGAATATAATGTCATTGATTATGGGTATATTGCTTCAAAGGATATTTGGTTTCCAATTACTGCTTATACTCATGATTTTGAACATTTTTTATGTGACGATGAATTGACGTATGATAAATTTGATGAATCGTCATATTATCCCAAGACTTATAATGAAGTTATAGATTCTATTAAAAAATCCAATAAAACAATTCTAAGTAATACTGTTGAGGAATAAATGTCTTTATCTACTAAAATAAAAAATTATCTTCTTGGAATTTTACTTACATTCTTTTCTATTATATACTTAATTACAATGGCTATTTGTTCTTTAATCAGTTGGCCATTTAAAGTAATCTTTAAAAAAAATTAAATTCTTTCGCAAGAAAAGTAAAATTTGCCGCGAAGTAGACTGCGTTAATGGTCTGGTTAGTTCTAGCCAAGAGCCTTGAGAGAAGTAGAGCCGTTTATGATTGACATCTTAAATGTCATGAGGACGTCATCCCCTGTTTAATACACAGAGGTAAGAACTTACGTGGTTCAGTTAGTATTTGGTGTGGTAAAATCTGCTATTGTCGGGCAAGTGTAGCAATAGCCTTAGCCTTCTTTTGGAGGAGCGCTTGCGAACGCGGCATAATTCTACCCTTTTTTAAGAAAATAAAATTGACAAAAAAGAAATTTTTACTTATAATAATAAAAAGTAAAAAGAATGCTGCTTGTCTGAACACTCCCTGCTTCGCCGGTCGTGTTCATTCAAGTCAGCGCGCCCGCGGCAGAGCCGCAAGGGCGCAAGGAAACTTGGAAAAATGGAAACACAGAAATATGCTTTGTTGGCGATGGAAAGCAAAATGTTGATTGATGAAAATTTATGTTTCATTGAATCACAAATAAATAGTTTAAAAAGTAAAGGTTGTATAGTTGAAGTTTATGTGTTTGATAATACAATTGATAAACATCTTACACGTATTGACTTGCTTAAGCATAATTATACAATTCTTGAAGTATTTTAATGGAGGACCTTATATATATGGGTTTAATTCCTATTGATTTATCTGAATTAGTTGCCTCTGGTGGAATGAATGCGATACAGTATCAATATTTTAACCAATTAATGAATCATAGAACTATCGTGTTAAATGATGAAATTGATGGTTGTTTAATTGAAACTGTTATTTTACCTTTAAAGGATTTTGAAGAAGATGATAGCAATGCTCCAGTGACTCTAATCTTGAACAGTCCTGGAGGTTCCGTAGGGGATGGCTTGTCCCTCGTGAATATTATTGATAACTATAAGAAGCCTCTTAATATTATCGTATATTCTTATGCTTGTAGTATGGGTACAATTATTCTTTGCGCAGGTAATAAAAATCCTAATGTTAAGAAATACTGCTATCCTTTTACTTTCTTCTTGTTCCATTGCGGGCATCTAACAGTATCTGATGATGCAAACAGTGCTCGTGATTATTTAGATTTTTCTGAGCATCAAGATGATATGATTAAGGATTATATTTTCTCCAACACTAATATTACAAAAGATGAATGGGATAGTCATAATCGCCGTCAATGGTATTTTGGCGCGAAAGAAGCTAAAGAACTTGGTTTGATTGATAAAATTATTGGAGAAAATACCATTAAAATTACAGATTAAGGTGTTGAAATATTAATGAATATTTTAAAAGTATATGACACCTCGGCTTTATTAACTTTAAACGATACTTTACAATTGGATGAAAATTGTTATATTAGTTTAATTGTTATCGGTGAATTAGAAAACATTAAAACGTCCGCAGCAAAAGACGAAGAAGTAAAACAGGCCGCACGAAAAGTTGTTAATATTATTAAAAATTCTAAATGTTTAACTACAGTTTTTAGTAAAAAAGATTACGATTCTTTTATGAAAAAATATAGTTATGCTTTAGAAGAAAAGAACGATACTCGTATTATTTTTGAAGCGGGTTTATTATCTCAAAAAAATAAAGTTATTTTCCATACTGGCGATTATGCCCAATATTTACTTTTAACAAAAATTTTCCCTCAAATTGAGGCACATCTTTTTAGTAAAGAAAGTAAAGAAAGATTTTGGGACGGTTATCAACGAATTATTCCCACAGAAAAACAGTGGGATGATTTATATAATATTGCTTGCCATGATAATATCTTTAATTTAGATATTAATGAATACGGTATTTTAACCGACCCAGATGGTAAAGAGCATATCGTTCGTTGGGATGGGAAAGAATATGTTAGATTAGGTTTTGAAACGCTTCAATCTAATCTATTCGGAAAAATTAAACCACGTTCTGATGAGCAGCAGGTTTATGCAGACTTATTACAAAATCCTGCGATTCCAATCATCTCTTGTTTTGGCCGACGAGGTAGTGGTAAAACTTTCCTTGCTATTGCTACAGGTTTAACTCTAACTGAAAAAGGCCAATATGATAAGGTATTGTATCTTCGTAATAATTGGTCTTTGAAAGGTTCTCAAGAAATTGGTTATTTACCTGGGACCGCAGAAGAGAAAATCTACCCATATTGCGGACCTGTTATTGATGTGGTTGGCGGGCCTGAAATTTTTGATGAATTGATGGAACGCGGAGTATTAGATTTCTTTCCTTTGAATTTTATTCGTGGTCGTAGTCTTAATAATGTCTTCTGTGTATGTGATGAAGCGCAAAATCTAACTCGTGAGATGCTTGCGGCAATTGTTTCACGCATTGGAGAAAATAGTAAATTAGTTCTTTGTTCAGACTATAAACAAATTGATAATAAATTATTTGAACGTTCTAATGGTGTTTTACGAATGAATAAGGTTTATCGCGGCAATCCATTGTATGGACAAGTACGTTTGGAACAAGTGGAGCGTTCTAAAGTTTGTGAATTAGCAGAGCTATTAGATTAAATTTAAGCGGTCGTCAATGACCGCTTATTTTTTTTACAAAAAAGAAAAATTATAGTATAATATAGAAAAAGAAAGGGAGTAAGAAAATGAAAGATGATGTTATTATTTTAAATGAACTTAAAACAAAACAAGTCAATTTATTTAATTATCTTAAATATCGTAGATATATCAGGGGTTTTCCTTGCGATAACAACGAATGTAAAGATTGTCCTCTTGATAAATGGTGCGATTACCATATGCGCTTTCAAGAACCATTTGACCAATTAAATTGTTTTTGGTTTATTAATATAAAGCTACCAATTAAAAATTGGTTTAGTAAAACAATCTTAAAGAATAAGATTTATGTTTGTTCTGTCTGCGGTCTTATGGAAAAACCTATAAAAGGTTCAATTTGCGATGAGTATGGTTGGCGAAAGAAAAAAGGAATTTATACTTGTCATCATTGTGCTTACCATCAATATGATGATTACGATATTTCTGAACAAGGCGAACTTTTTCATATAAGCCACGAAGCCTATCAACGACGTTGGCAATATTTTGTAGAAGAAAATAATAAAAAGTATGAAAGGAAGTAGAATAATGGGACTTGATATGTACTTAACTCGGCGCAACAAAGCTAAAGATTTAGAAGTAGAAATTTACTATTGGAGAAAATTTTGGGACTTATATGAATATATTTGGAAGGAATTTGACCCAAAAGAAACAAACATTAATGGACAAGAAGTTCATGTGAATAAAGAGCTGTTTGAAAAAATCTTTAAATTCTGTTGCTGTCACCCTGATTACTTTGATACATTTAATAGTCTTCCAAAATTAGCAGAAGAATTACATTACTTTGATGAGCGAACAGAAGAAGGTTGGACATATTATTTTATGGGAGATTATTAAATGAAAAACATAAGAAATCATTAATGTAAATGGTATAATAATTTTGATGATTGGAGATAATTTTATAATTTATATAAAACTCCAAAAGAGAAGTTATTATTTTTCATTACTTATATAATGTGCCACCAAAATAAAATTTGACACTTATAAAAATTCTTAGTATAATATATTGAAAGAAAGAAAAGAAGATAGAAAGAGGTCATTAAATGAATTATGATGCAAATTCTATTCAACAATTAACATTTCGTGAAGGTGTCCGAAAACGAGTAGGTATTTATCTTGGCTCAGCAGATAATTCAGGCGTTATCGCAGGGCTGCTAGAATTAGTAAATAATGCAACAGATGAAGCTCTTGTGTGTCCAACTGCGAATAAGATTGAAATTACAGTCGGCCCTGATTGGGCAAGCTGTTTAGATGCGGGACGTGGAATGCCTCATGGTTCTAATGCATTTGCAAAGGAAGTTATGATAAACCTTTTAACAGAAAATCACTCAGGAGCAAAATTTGATGATAATGCTTATGGTGGGAAAAGCCGAGGATTGAATGGTACTGGGTCCGCCGCGACTTGTTGTTCTTCTGATATTTTTAAAATTTCTTCTTATCGTGATGGTTATGAATGGTATATGGAATTTGAAAAAGGAAAACCAAAATTTCCTGAATGTCAGAAGAAACCGTTAAATGGTCATCCGAATGGTACGTATATTTGGTATAAACCAAGTCAAGAAGTTTTTAATGCAGATACTGTGCATTTTGATTATGATGAAATTTGTTCTATTATAGAAGAATACTCTTATTTTAATAAAAAGATTCGTTTTATTGTAATTAATGCAGAGACGCAAGAACGAAATGAATATTATAGTGCGAGAGGTTTAGCTGATTTCGCAGACAAAAAGATTCAAAAACCTCTTCATAAAAATCCTATTACTTTTTCTACAAGTGAAAATGGAATTGACATTGAAATTATCGCACAATGGACGACAGGAAAAGAACGATTTTATTTATTTTCTAATGGCGGTGAAAATCCAAATGGCGGAACGCCAATTACAGGTATTAAAACTGCTTTGACAACGTTCTTTAAAAAGTATATTGATACTTCCGATAGTGATTTGGTTCGTAGAGGATTGGTTTATATCTGTTCTGTAAATTTAAAAAATCCTATTTATGATGGGCAGACTAAAACAAAAATTACGAATCCAGAACTTCGTGGTTTAGCACAGCGTAGTATGGGCCAAGCTTTAAACGACTTTAAAGATAAAAATCCTAATGAGTTTGAACAGATTATTAATTTCTTTAAGCGATATGCAAAAGCAGACGCCGCGGCAGAAAAAGCACGAGAAGCAATTCTAAATCACGAAAAAAAAGAAGCCACTTCTCGCCGAAAGAAAGTTCTAATGCCAGAAAAATTTAAAGACTGTGAAAAGCACGGTGAAAACAGCACTTTAATCATTACAGAAGGCAATTCTGCTCTTGCTGGCTTAAATCCTGCTCGTAATGTAGAAACCGATGCCCTCTATGCTGTGCGAGGAAAAATTAAAAATCTTTTAAAGCATCCTGTTGAAGAATGTTTGGAAAATCAAGAAGTTAGTGACATTATTACTCTTCTTGGCTGTGGCATCATGGACAAATACAATAGTAAGAAGTTAAATTATGGCAAGGTTGCCATCGCTTCCGATGGAGACATAGACGGACTTAACATTATGTGTCTTGTTGCGACTTTGTTTATGGTTTTAATTCCAGATTTTGTCAAAGAAGGCCGTTTATGTTGGCTTCGCGCTCCACTTTATCGCATTGGTGTTGGTAATAAGAGATATTACGCCTATAATGATGAGGAACTAAAGAATTATCAATCTCAATTTCCTAAGGCTGAAGTTGGCCGCTACAAGGGTCTTGGGGAGATGCGGCCAGAAGATGTTGAAGAATCAATGTTTCACACTGAGAATCAGCATTTAGAGTGTCTTACCATTGATGATTTTGAGCAAACATATCAAACTCTTGTTATGCTTATGGGTAAAGAAGTAAGCCCGCGTAGAGATTATCTTTTTGAAAATGTTGATTTTAGTGTATTAAATAATTAAGGAGAGTGTTAAATTGATTACTCAGGTTGATTTTGAAAATTCAATACAAGATGCTTTCCTTGAATATGGTGCATCAGTAGCACAAGAACGAGCAATTGCTGATGTGCGAGATGGTTTAAAAATTGGTTTGCGGCAAGGTTTGTATGCACAATACACAAATAAACTAACTCATAATAAACCATATAAAAAGGCACTAAAGTCTGTTGCTGCGGCAACATCACAATCTTATGTTCATGGTGATAAAGCAATTTACGATACTTTTGTGCGTATGGCTAAACCTTGGGCAGCCCGTTATTTGTTGGAAGATGCTCAAGGTGCAGTTGGTTCTCCTTGTGCTCCTGATGACCATACAGCTTCTCGTTATTTGGAAATGCGGGCCAGCGAATTATCAGATATTTTTTTTGATGGTTTAAAGAAAAACGCCATTGGTGATGAATGGTATAATAATTATGATGACACTGAAAAAATTCCAAGCGTTTTTCCTTCTATTGGATTTTGGAATATTGTAAATGGCTGTACCGGTATCGCAGTGGCTATGAGTACAAATATTCCACAATTTAATCTAAAAGAAGTTAATCAAGCCTTAATTAAATTAATTCAAAATAAAGATATTAATTTTGATGAAATTTATTGCCCTCCTGACTTTGCAACTGGCGGCACAATTACAAATGCTAAAGAAGTAAAAGAGAGCCTTGAAAAAGGCAAGGGTGCCTCCATTCGGTTGCGCGCTGATTTAACTTATAATCAAAAAGATAATGTCATTATTGCTTCACATTTACCTTATGGTGTTTATACTAATACTGTAATTGGCCAACTTGCTTCTTTAACAGAAGAAGATGAAAATTATGGTATTACAAAAGTAATTGACCATACTAAAAAAGAAGCCGATATTCGTATTTATCTTACTAAAGCCGCTAATCCAACGGTAATGATTCAAAAGCTTTATAAAGACACCTCTCTTGAAAGTTGGTTTGGAATCAATATGATTATGCTTGACCACGGTCGCTTCCCTAAAGTATTTGGGTGGCGTGAAGCTTGCCAAGCATATATTGACCATATTAGAGAATGTAAGAAACGAGAACTTCAATACGATTTGGATGCTCTTGTTGCTCGTAATCATATTTTAGAAGGTTTATTAATTGCAATTGCGCATATTGATGAAGTTGTTGCTTTAATTCGTCATAGTGAAAGCGCGGCAGATGCTAAACAAGCATTGATGAAGAATTATAATTTAGATGAAGAACAGGCAAAAGCCATTCTTGATTTAAAACTTCAACGACTTGCAAACTTAGAAGCAATTAAAATTAATAAGGAATTAGAAGAAAATCAAGTTGAAATTGATAAGTTAAACAACATCTTATCTAATCCTCTTGAGATTGATAAAATTCTTATTAATATTCTTGAAGAAGTAGCTAAAAAATTTGGTGATGCTCGTCGCACAAAAATCACTAACATCATTGACGCGGATGAAGAAGAAGAGGAAGAAATTCCTGTAATTGTTCGTATTAAGGATGGAAAGATTAATTTATGTGAAAAACTTCTAAGCGGTCAAAATATTAAAACCACAAATAAAGATACTCTAATTGGTTTTGCCGCGAATGGCAAAATGTATAAAGTTGCAATTAAAGAATTAACTGATAAACAAATTACAATTAGTACACTATTTAAAACTCGTGATATTATTGCAATTAATAGTGTAAGTTCTTTAAAAGAAGGCGGCATTATTACATTCATTACTAAAGATGGATATGTAAAGAAAACTAAAATGTCAGAGTATAGTTGGCCTGCGCGGGCAAATACAGTATCTTTTAAGCTTCAACAAGATGACGTAATTAAGGCAATAGACTTTAATGACGCTCAAGAATTTACTTTAAAAATTGGCGACAAAGAACAAATTATTAATTGTAAAAACTACAAAATCTTGCCTTCTGGCAAACAAGCAAAGGGCAAAAAAGTAATTCAAGAAAATGAACAAATTGATTCTGTAATATGGAGTGTATAATGAAACTAACACAACAATATAAAGATTTGTTTGCCTTGGTTGCTCGTAATGGAGCAATTAATGGCGAGAAAGCAATGGATGTTATTTCTGAAAAGAATCCGGAAGAAGACCTAACCAACACCAAGAAAATGACTCAAGATTTTCGCGACCTTGAAGATAAGATTGAAGCAGATGAAGAATTAACTCTTCTTGATTTTATCCATCTTTGGGTTGGCGCGTCTATTAGCCGAACAGTTATTGCAAAGAACGTGGATACTTGGACGGCAGTTGTAAAGGCTTATGATGAAGATTTAATTCCTAAGCTATATGAAGTAGCCCAAAGTTCTAATGATGATACTAAATGGCAAGAATTAGTTGAAGAATATTTTTGTAAGAATTTGAGTGAAAATTCAGACGAAAATAAAATTGACAAAGAATAAAATTTAATCTATAATAAATTAAACATTGAGGATATAAAAAATGCGACCAAATTCAGAAAAAGTGCTCGCTTTTTTACAAGAGCATTCTGACAAAGAATACACCAAACAAGATTTAGTGGAAGAACTTGATGTCCCAATGGCGGCGGTAACTGGTTCAGTAAATGGATTAGTTAAAAAGGGGTTGGCAACAGAACGCATTGAAGAATACGCTCCCCTTGCCGCAGGTAGTAAACCAACAGTTATTCGTTGGATTCAAATCACAAAAGAGGGGTTGAAGTTTGACCCCGTTCAAGAAGAACGCCGTTTAGCGCGTGAAAAAGCAGAAGCGACTGCTGCACGAAAGGCCGCGAGAGCAAAGGAAAAAGCGGAGCGTGCCCGTAGAAACTCTGTATTATAATCTATTTTATTTATTTTATTTTATTTAATTATTAGGAGAAAAGATATATATGAGTAAGTCAATTCAAAATCCTGCAAAGAATGAAGTTTCTATTACTGGTACTTTACATAGTGTAGTAATTCGTGATGGTGTTGCAAAGGGTAGTGGTAAGCCTTATCGCTCTGGTACAGTTACTCTGCGTGTAAATCAACATTATGGCGCAAACGGTGGCGTTGATGAAATTAGTGAAATTCCTGTAAGTTTTGTTGCTATGAAGTTTAAGCGTGATGGTTCTCAGAATCCAGCTTATGATAATCTAAAGGAATTTATGGAAGGCGGTTCTTATCATAGTATTCAAGAAGTTGGTCTTGAACACGCAACTCGTCTTCGTGTAAGTGGTAAATATGGTAATTTAAGTGAGAATATGTTCGTTGGCCGTGATGGCGAAACTATCAATTCTGGCTGGCGTGTAAATTCCAGTTTCTTTGGCGTAGTTCGTGGTGGCGGTGAAGCAAGTCCCAGCAATGGTGATAGCGCAACTTTCAGTACTGATATTTTCATTATGAGTATTGATGATGAGGTCACTGCTGAAGGTGAAGCTACTGGTCGTCTACATATTCGTGGCGCGATTGTCCAGTATGGTCAGCGTCTGGATGTTATGGACTTCTATGCCGAGAATCCTGGCGTTGTGGACTTTATGTCTCGTAATTATAATGTAAATGATACTGTTAATGTTGTAGGTCGTATTCGTTATACTTCTACTGTAGAAGAAACTCACGAAGAAAGTTCTTGGGGCGAAGTTATTCCTAAGTCTACTACTCGCACTAAGCGCGAATTAATTCTTGTAAATGGTGCAGATGAAGTATTTGACGATGAAATGGCTTATGACCCTGCTGATATTGCAACTCTAAATGCCGACCGTAATAGCCGTCGTGAGCAGTTAAAGATTGACGCTCGCAACAAGGCCGCGGCTTCTAAGGCAGCGAAGGCTCCTGTAGATAATGGTGGTTATGATTGGGAGTAATTCCCAATCATAACTTGATTGAGTAATTAATATTTTATATAGAAAGAAATGATGTTATGTATTAGGAGATAATTGAATATGGCAGATATTGATATTTTTAGCATCCAACCTACTCAACTTTGCACAGATTTAAGCGGGCGCTTTGTGCTCCTATATGGTCAACCAAAATCTGGCAAGACGAGTACTGCTGCTTTATGGGAGAAGCCTCTACTGTGCGCTTTTGAAAAAGGTTATAATGCCTTAATTGGTGTAAAGCCTGTTGATTTAACTTCTTGGGCAGATTTTAAAAAGGTTTGCCGTCAGTTAAAGAAGCCAGAAGCAAAAGAAATTTATCACAGTATTATTATTGATACCGTTGCAATTGCTTATAATCTTTGTGAAAAGTACATTATTGCGCGTGAAGGTGTTAGCGCGATTGGTGATATTGGTTATGGAAAGGGCTGGAATATGCTCAAGGACGAGTTTGAAACAACTTTCCGTGAGCTGACTCAACTTGGTTATGCAATCGTTTTTATTGCTCACTCTAAGACTAAAACCACTGAGTATACTGATGAAGATGGTAATGAAATTCAAGCTTTAGCTCCTGACCTGCCAAATGGTGCTTATGCAATTGTAAATCGTCTTGTTGACCTTATCGGTTATTTAGCTGTTGAATATGATGTAAAGACTGGCGATAGTCATCGGTATATTTACACTCGCGGCACTCCTCGTGTATTCGCTGGTAGCCGTTATAAGTATCTTGCTCCTAAGATTGAGCTTGGTTACCAAAATTTGGTAGATGCAATTGCAGATGCAATGAAGAAAGAAGCCGAATTAACTGGTACAGAAATTGTTTCTAAGACAGCAGAAGAATACACAATGCCTACTATGCGATCTTTCAATGATACAATGGCTGAAGCTCGTGACCTTTGGAATAAAATTGTTGCCGCGAATGGCGACGAAGGAAAAGCTAAAATGCATGATATTATTACTCATGTATTCGGTCGGGATGTCCAACTTTCTAAGGTTTCTGAAGAACAGCAAGAACTTGTTGAACTTGTCATTGATGACTTTAAGAAGCTAATTTAATTAAGAAACAATATAAACCTCGGATATATTCCGAGGTTTATTTTTTGACTTTTATAAAAAATTATGCTACAATACATAAAGAAAGGTGAGTTGATAGCATGATAATTTGTAAAGAATGTGGAAAAGTTATAAATGAATCAACTAATTATTTTTGTCTTGAGCCAACTTTTTCATATTTATGTTCAAAGGAATGTAGTTCTAAATATGCCAAAAAGGAAAAGGAAAAAGAGGACAGAAATAAATTATATAAACAGGTTAGTAATTTGTTCCATATAAAATTTCCTGGCCCGCAAATGTTAGCAGAAATAAAAAGATATAAAGAAAAAGGAAATTTATCTTATTCTAATATGTCTGCGACATTGCACTATATTTATGATATTTTAGGAAAAACTCCATATGGAACTTCTTTATATTTAATTCCGCAATATGCAGATGCGGCAAAAGAATATTATCAAGCGAATAAAATAAGAAATCTTGAGGCTTTAGAAAAATTAGGTAAAGAGCCAGAGGTTTCAAGAGTAATAATTCCTTCTCATAAAGGGAAGACAAAAACGACAGTTAAAATGATAAGTCCAGATGATGTATAAGGAGAGATTGGTTTGACATTTGATAATATTGAATTGTATTGTCAAGTTCTTGGCAGTATAATGAAAGAGCCAGTCCTTCTACATAATACTCCCAACCCTATTACGATTAATGATTTTAGTAAAAATAATGTAATTGCAAGAACAATTTTCTTTGCGGTAAATAATATTGCGAATAATGAAAGTCGTTTTATTTCTAACGATATGATTATCGCATATTTAAATCAATATGATAATTTAAAAGGTAATTATAATCGTTATAATGGGCCAGAATTTGTTCAAATGTGTTTAGACAAAGGAAGCCCAGAAAATTTTAATATCTTTTATAATCAACTTAAAAAAACATCATTATTGGTTGAATTAAAGTCAAGAGGTTTTAATATTATTCCCTATGATTTTGAAGCTGCGGCAGAACGTTATGGCGGCGGTTCTCGCAAAGAATTAGAATGTATTGAACGATATGAAAATGCAACTGAAGAAGAAATTCTTGGGTATGTAGAACGACAATTTGAAGAATTAAGAACTAACTATATTTCTGGTGGCATTGGTGGCGGCGATATTTCAGATGGAATAGATGAGTTACTTGAAAATTTAGGTGATAAGGGAGATTATGGACTTCCTATTCGCGGTGAAATGTTTAACTCAATAGTCCGCGGCGCGCGTTTGGGATGTATGTATTTAAGGTCTGCTGGAACCAATGCAGGTAAAACAAGGAATAGTGTATTTGATGCGTGTGAAGGAGTTTATCCAATTATTTATGATTTAAAGAAAAATTGCTTTACTTATAATAAATCAATTGTTCCAGTTAAAACTCTTTTTATTGCAACAGAGCAAACAAGTAATGAAATTAAGATGATGGTTTTAGCGTATATTTCTGGTATAGAAGAAAGTCGTATACGTGCAAACATTATAACTCCTGACGAACGAGAAAGATTAAGAATCGCCGCGAAAATAATGAAGCATTTTGATGGGTATTTTAAATGGGAAGAAATTAATGACCCGAATTTAACGAATGTTCAAAATGTTATTAAGAAACACGTTATTCAAAATGGGATTAAGTATATTTATTATGACTATATTTTTTCTTCTCCATCTTTGGTGTCTGATATGAAGGGCCTACGTGAGGATAGATGAAAATTATGTCCTCTTACACATCTTTTCCACTTATCAGTGGGGTTATGTTTTAAACATAGCTAACGAGGAAGCCTAAACCGAAAGGCAAGGTAATCTCGTGGGAAACTACTAAAATAATAGCTAAATAGGAAGTGAAGGTAATTGTTATTTAGTTATTATAAAATTGTTAATAAAATTAACAAAAAAGAATATATAGGTATTACACAAAAAGAACCAGAACGACGGTTTCGTGAACATAGAAAAAATTTAAAAAGTCATCATCATCCTAATTATTTATTGCAAGCAGATTATGATATTTATGGTTTAGAAAATTTTGATTTCATTATATTAGAGCAAATAGATTATCCAACAATTGAAGAAGGTTATGAGCACGAGGCATTGTTAATTAATAATATAACAGCAGAATCATATAACCTTGCTCCTGGTGGAAAAATCAATCCAATGTGTTCTAATGAAGTCAAAGAAAAAATGACCAAAACCAAACAATCAGCAGTTCCAGATATTTATCAATTGGAAGAAATTGAAGAAAACAAATTTAAAATTGTCAATATTTTTCCTTCCAGAAAAGCAGCGGCAAGGGAAAATAAACTTGATTTTCGTAATCTCTGCAAAGCAGTTAATGAACATAGAGTTTGTAAAGGCTTTTATTATTTAGAAGAAAAGCATATACAAAATCATCAAATTGTTAATTGGCGACCAAATGCAAGAACTTCAAGAGCAAAACCAGTTGCAAGAACAATTGGTGGAAAAATTGTAGAAGTTCATAATTCTTGTAGAGTATTTGAAGAGCAGTATGGGCAACGTCCTTATTCAATTTCTGCCGCGATTTGTCATGGAACAAGTTCTTTTGGAAGGTATTATAAGTATATTAGTGATGATGAATTTTATAAATTAAAGCCTATTATTTTAGTAGAAGCCTGTAACGACTATCCGACCGTCAAGGCGGAGTAAGCTAACTATTGATACGTTAGTTGAAATGGATGTGGCAAGCAATAAGCTTGTTAAGAAATAGTCTGTGCCGATAGAAATATCGGATTTCACGGTAACTCTAATGTTACTCTCCAACCAACTCAAGGAAATCGCTAAGACATATAATATTTTTATTATGTCCTCAACCCAATTAAATGGCGAAGGTCTTGTAAGTGGGCGAAAGCGCGACCAAAGTATGATTCGCGGCAGTAAAGCAATTGCAGACAAAGCAGACATTGGCTGTATTATTGCTCCAGTAGATGAAGCAGAAATGGAACAAGTAAAAACTATCGTAGATAAAATAGGTCTCGCGCCGACTCACGTTATTGATGTTTATAAAATTCGTAGTGGCCGTTTCCGAGGGGTAAGAATTTGGACAAGAATTAATTTGGGTAATGGGAGACAAGAAGATTTATTTATTACTGATTCAGATAATAATTATTTAACTTTTGACGCGGGAGAAAGAATAGATTCCTTAAGAAAATTTTCTGAAGCGGTTCCATTAGAAGGAATAGATAATTTTATTGATTCAATTCCAGTTGATGCAGAGATAATAGATGTTGGAAAGGACAATGATTTCTGATGAAATATTTTTTACAAGATAATTTTGATGATGTTGCAATTAAAAATGCAATGTCAGTTAAAGAAATTATTGAGTCTTTAACACTTGAAGATATTCATCAGTTTCTTTTAAGCTTAGGGGTAGACGATAATGACATTGATATGCAAGAAGATTATCTAATTTGTCCAACAATTTGTCATAACCCGATAGAAGAAGCTACGAGTATGAAGCTTTATTATTATGACCAAAATAAAAGTTTTCATTGCTATACTCAATGTAGTGAAAATTTTAACATAATTGAACTCTATATGCGATATATGGAGTTGAATCATTATAAGATTTTTTATAGTGACGCAGAAGATTATATTCGTCAGTTTGTTGGACAATTACAAGAAGTAGTTGTTAATGAGCCGACTTTTCATTATGAAAAAACAGTTAGGTCAGAAGACTTTATTGATTTGCCTCCATATAATCCAAATGTATTAGATTGTTTTATTGATTATCCTCATCCTTTGTGGTTAGGTGATGGAATTTCAGAAAGAAGTATGAAGAAATTCCATATAGGTTTTTCATTAAACCAAAATCGCATTACTATTCCACATTATGATTATCGTGGTTTTTTAGTTGGTGTGCGGAGCCGTGCATTAGAGGAAAAAGATTTAGAATTTGGAAAATATAGACCAATGATGGTTGGAAACAAAATGTATAATCATCAATTAGGTTTTAATTTATATGGTATATATGAAAATAAAGAAGCAATTAAGCGTTTTAAACGAGCAGTAATTTTTGAGGGCGAAAAAAGTGTGTTATTGTCTGATACTTTTTATGAAAATTATAGTGTTGCGGTGGCAACTTGTGGTTCACAATTAAATCGTTTTCAAATTAATTTATTGGTTAAAAAATATGGTGTATCAGATATAACTTTAGCTTTTGATAAAGAATTTAAAAATTTAAGCGACCCGGCTTGTAGAACATATAGAAAAAAATTAATTGATAAGTGTTTAAAATATCGCGGCTTGGCGAACTTTTATTACATTTTTGATGAACATAATTTGCTTCAACAAAAAGACAGCCCAATTGACCGCGGAGTGGAAGTATATGAAAAATTAATGAAAAAGAGAATTAAAATAAATTAAGAAGGTTATTTATGAACTATAAACTAAAATACAATCTACCCCATGACCCAACAACTTGTTTAGGATGGTTATTAGACGCGCGAGGAATAGAAGATCCAGAAGCATATGTTTATCCAAGTAAGGAAAATGAATTAAATCCTTGGCTATTGGATAACATTGATGAAGCTGCGCAATTGTTAATTTGGCATCTACAGGCAGGAGACGAAGTTTTATTCGTAGTGGATTAACCGATAAATCACGGTCCACTTTAAACCAATTAAATTGCGGGGACACCCTTAGAGCCTTAATAACTAAGTAAATATAGTGATATATTTATGGCGTTCAGTAACGGGAACGGTATAGTAAAATCATTAAGGATTGGGCAATCAAACGCAGCGAAATCTCTTTTATTATTAAAGAAAGACGTTCAACGACTATAATATTGGAGTAATAAAATTACTATGGTATAGTCTAATCCCTAAAAAATTCTAAAAGAAATTCTATCCATCAAAATCACTTATATTATGGAGGTGGTTTTTATGGCGAAAAATGTAAATATAAAAAAAGTTTCTCCAGAAACCAAACAACTTATTATTAATGATTATCAAAATAATGTTTCTTTGCGCCAATTGGAGCAGAAATATAAAGTTACCAGACAATCTATTTCAGCATTTTTAACAGAACAAGGTATTAAAACTACAGTAGGAAATCATTATAGGAAATATTTCCACGATGAAGATTATTTTGAAAATATTGATACTCCTGAAAAAGCTTACTGGTTAGGTTTTATGTTTTCTGATGGTTATATTGTTGATAAAACAGGCCATGGGATTTATGGACAAGATTGCTTTGGTTTAAATGTGCAAGAGCAAGACAAGGATGTGCTGGAGAAATTTAAACAAGCTTTACATGCAACGAATCCAATTACTTGGGAAGTGCGAGCAGGACGTGCAAAAATGGGCCGTTTATTATGCACTTCTTAGAAAACTGTTAATGATTTAATTGATAAAGGTTGTACAAAACAAAAATCATTGACTCTACAGCCTCCAGAAAAGTTGTCAGATTCTTTAAAATGGCACTTTATTCGAGGTTTTTTAGACGGAGATGGCTCAATCATTAAATGTCATCCTAAAAATTCTAATCATTTTGTCTATCAAGTTTCTTTCGTTGGAACTTATGAAATGATGATTTGGTTGCAGGAATAGTTTGATTGGATTGGTAGTGTTTTGCCTGAAAAGAGAAGAACAAATACTTGGTATTTTAATTTTGGTGGAAATATACAAGTATTACGATATCTTTCTAAGGTATATAATGAAGCTACTGTTTATATGGATAGAAAGTACAAACGTTTTCAAGAACTTTTAGAATTATATAAAATATGACGAAAGTCAGGGTAAATATGAGTGATGCGGACGGATTCACCTCCAGTGCTATGCTTTGGAATTACATTAAAGAAATTAGGCCAGATGCTAAATTATCATACATAATGCACGAGCATAAAGGTCATGGTTTAGATGATTTAATTGATAGAGTATTAGAGAGTAGTGCAAAGCTTGTAATCTTGGCAGATGCAGGTAGCAACGATTATGTTCAACATAAACAGCTTAAGGATGCAGGCAAAGAAAGCATTTGTCTTGACCATCACGTTGTTGACCACGGTTATAGTAAAAATTCTGTTGTAGTTAACAACCAACTCTCTACTAACTATCCTAATAAATGGCTTTGTGGCGCAGGTGTTGTTTATAAGTTTTTATTTGTTTTAGATAAATATTTCCAAGTTCATAATGCAGAAAAATATATGGACTTATGTGCGGTCGGCAACATTGCGGATATGATGAGTCCAAGCAATGCAGAAACCCGTTATTATACTGTAGAAGGTTTAAAGCATATAAATAATGGTGGTTTAAAAGCACTTCTAAATGCACAATCCTTTTCACTTTATCGTAATAGTCAAGGATTAAATTATACAAAAATTGCTTTCTACATCGCTCCAATTATAAATGCAGTAATTCGTATTGGGACGATGGAAGAAAAGAAACTTTTGTTTGAAGCTTTTATTAATCCTGACGAACTTGTTCAAAGCGATAAGCGTGGCGCAAAAGTAGGAGAGATGGAAACTCTTGCTACACAGGCTGCCAGAAAAGCCATTAATGCGCGAGCGCGGCAAAATCGTGTTAAGGACAAGGCAACAGATTTAATTGATTTTAGAATCCAAAAAGAGGGACTTTTAGACAATAAAATTATTGTTGTTGAAATTTATGAAGAAGATAATATTCCTCAAGAGCTAACCGGTTTATTAGCAACACAATTTGTTAATAAGTATCAACGACCTTGTATTATTGTAAGGAAGAATCCTCAGGGTTTTTTGCGAGGTAGCATTAGAGGTAATGATAGTTTTGAAGAGGTTCCAGACCTAAAAGACTTCTTGGAATCATCTGGATTTACGGAATATGTGCAAGGCCACAAAAACGCCGCTGGGATTTCCATTCACGAAAAGCAATTAGAATCTTTAATTAATTATGCAAATTTTAATATTTCTGACAAAGGTTTAGAAAGTTGCTATTATGTTGATTATATTTTTAAACCAAATGAAAATTTTTCTCAACTTGCTTTAACAATTGCAGATAACGAAGACCTTTGGGGTAATGATATTAGTGAGCCGCAAGTCGTTGTTGAAGATATTCCGCTCTCCTCCAGCCAACTTTTTATTATGGGAGAAAATAAAGATTCTGTAAAATGGACTTTAAATGGAGTAGAATATGTAAAGTTTAAAGATGCAGATTTTGTAGATACTTTACAACAATATGGTTTGTTTAATATTACAGTTTATGGCAAGTTTGCAAAAAATGTATGGCAAGGAAAAACTTCACCTCAATTAATCATTGAGGACTTTAATGTTGAAGATGTTTCAGATGAATTTTGACAAGTAATAAAAAATATTGTATAATATATTAAAAGTAAAGGATAAGGAGAGAAAAGAATGCCAAGGTTTGAAACTCACGCTCACTCATTTTTTTCAAATTTACGTATTCTTGACTCAATTAACCGTCCAAAAGATATGATTCTTACCGCCGCAAAGTTAGGCTATTGTGGTATTACATTAACTGACCACGAAGCACTTTGTGGCGCAGTTGAATGGTTAAAAAATGAAAAAGAATTAAAAGAAAAAGAAAAAATCCCACAAGATTTTAAGTGTGCGATTGGTAATGAGATTTATTTAACTGAAACTCGCACAATGAAACAGAAGTATTATCACTATATTCTCATTGCGAAAGATACAATTGGTTTTCATCAATTATGTGAATTATCTTCTAAAAGTTGGTATTATTCTTATTTTGACAGAGGATTGGAACGAGTTCCGACTTTAAAGTCGGAGTTAGTTGAAGTTGTAAAGAAAAATCCAGGTCATATTATCGCCGCGACAGCTTGTTTGGCAGGAGAAACTGCGACATTAACTTTAGAACTTTTAAAAGCGGAACAAGCTCAAAATCAAGAAGAAATTACTAATGTTCGTCATAAGATTGAGAAATGGGTTGAATTTAATAAGGATTTATTCGGCGAAGACTTTTATTTTGAAATCGCGCCAAGTAAAAGCGCAGACCAAATTAAATTTAATAAAAAACTCAAGCAATTAGCACGAATTTTTAAAGTTAAAATTATTTGTGGTTCTGATGCGCATTATCTTTTAGGACCAGATAGATATGTTCATAAAGCGTATTTAAATTCTAAGGAAGGCGAACGAGAAGTAGACGATTTTTACACTTATGCTCATTTAATGGATGACGCAGAAGCATTTGAAAATTTGTCTGCTTCAAATTATTCAATGGATGAATTTTTAGAGATTTGTGAAAATTCATTAGAGATTATGAATAAAATTGAATCTTATGATATTTTTCATACTCCAATTATTCCAGAAGTTGAAGTAAAAAATTATAGTAAAAATATTCCTGATTATATTAAAGGGCAAGATAGATGGCAATTACTTCAAGATTTATTTGTATCTAATAATGTTCAAGAACGTTTCTGGGTAAATGAATGTTATATTGCTTTAGGTAAAAAAACATTATTAACAGATAAATATTTAGATAGATTACAAGTTGAAGCTGATATTCTTAAAACTGTTGGAGATAAATTAAATAACTGTTTATTTTCATATTTTAATACTTTTCAGCATTTTATTAATACATTCTGGGATTGCGGTAGTATCGTTGGCCCTGGCCGCGGAAGTGCAGTTTGTTATTTGTCTAATTATTTATTAGGTATAACTCAACTTGACCCAGTGCAATGGGGATTAGCCGAATGGCGGTTTCTGAATAAGGAAAGACTTGAATTGCCTGATATTGATATAGACCTTTGCCCATCTAAAAGAGCAAAGATTTTTGAACGAATTCGGGAAGAAAGAGGGGAGACAAATCTTCTTCAAGTTGCAACATTCGGCACAGAAGGTGGCCGCTCAGCTGTATTAACAGCGTGCCGTGGTTATCGTTCAGAAGAATATCCAAATGGCATTGATGTTGATACAGCACAATATATTGCAAGTCTTATTCCGCAAGAACGTGGTTTTCTATGGAGTATTCACGATATGGTTTATGGAAATGAAGAAAAAGATAGAAAACCAAATCAAGCTTTTATTGATGAATGTGATAAGTATCCTGGACTGTTAAAAATTATTAGTCAAATTGAAGGAATTGTAAATAAGCGAAGTCAGCATGCTTCTGGTGTAATTATCTATAATCAAGACCCATGGAATACTGGCGCGATTATGAGAAGTCCTAACGGTGATTTAACAACTCAATTCTCACTTCACGATGCAGAAGCAATGGGTGATACAAAATTTGACTTTCTATTAACTGAAATTTCTGATAAATTAGTAAATGCAGTTTTACTTCTTCAAAAAGATGGCCGGCTTCCTCAAGATTTAACTTTACGACAAGTTTATGATAAATATCTTCATCCAGCAGTTTTGGATGTTAATGATTCTAAAATTTGGGATGCTTTAAGCGCTGGCACAGTAACCGATGTTTTCCAATTTAATACAGATGTTGGTTTACAAGGTGCGATGTCTGTAAAACCTCGTTCGCCAATTGAGATGATGATGACTAATGCTCTTATCCGGTTAACTGCAGAAAAAGGCAAAGAGCGGCCAATGGATAGATATATCCGTATGAAGAATAATATCAATGAATGGTATAATGAATGTCATTTACGTGGATTAAGTGAAGAAGAAATTAAAGTCTTAGAGCCATATTATTTACCAGTCGCGGGGACACCTACTACGCAAGAGAAGTTAATGATGTTATGTATGGAACCAAAATTAGCACATTTTAGTTTAGGGGATGCAAATAAAGCGCGTAAAATTTGTGCGAAAAAGAAATTGTCAGAAATTCCTGCTTTACACGATAAATTTATAAGTCAATGTCCAAACGCAAATTTAGGTGAATATGTTTGGGAAACTGCGATTGAGCCACAAATGTCATATGCTTTTGCAGAACCTCACGCGTTAGCTTATAGTTTTGTTGGTATTCAAACTTTGTATTTAGCAACTCATTTCCCAGTAATTTATTGGAATTGTGCTTGTCTGATTACAAATAGTGGCGCAGATGATTTATTTGAAAAATCATTAAAAGAAGAAGTTCAAGACGAATATGATGAAGAAATTGTAGATATTTATGAACCAGAAGATACGGATGATTATGTCTATGAAGATGCGCCGGATAGAAGTTGCAAGAAAAAGAAAAAGATAAAAACTGTAAACTTTGGTAAGATTGCTACAGCTATTGGCCAGTTTCAAGCGGCAGGTATTTCTCTAACGCCGCCAGATATTAATCATTCTTCTTATACATTTATTCCAGATTATGAACATAATGATATTATTTGTGGGTTATATGGTTTAACAAGAATTTCTGCGGATTTAGTTAGTCAAATTATTAAAAATCGTCCATATACTTCTACAGAAGATTTTATGAATAAAGTTAAAGTTAATAAACCTCAAATGTTAACTTTAATAAAAAGTGGAGCATTTGATGGGCTATATCCAGATAGAGAAAAATTATTAAAAGATTATTTAACTTCTATCGCAGATACAAAAAATAGATTAACTTTAGCAAATATTCCAATGTTAATTAAATACGATGTTTTTCCAGAAGGATGCGAAGAATATATTGAATTATATCAATTTAATAAATTCTTAAGAAAACATCTTAACAAAGAGACTGGATTAATTGAAATTCCAGAAAAAGCGTTAGTTCATTATTGTGATAATTATAATATTGACTTATTAATTAATCAAAATATGATTTATGAAAAAGATTGGGACAAACAATATAAGAAAAATATTAAGCCGTTATCTGATTTTATTAAAGAAAATAATGATTTTTTATTAGAAGATTTAAATAAAAAAATTGTTCAAGAGAAATATGACATTAGTGTAAGCGGCAATATTTCTCATTGTGAGATGGAAGCAATGTCTTTTTATTATCATAAACATGAATTAGCAGATGTAGATAAGCAACTTTATAATATTGTGAATTTTGATAATCTTCCTGAAGACCCTGAAATTGATAAAACCTTTAAAGGAGAAGGAGGAAAAGAAATTCCTTTATATAAATTACATTGTATTATAGGAACTGTTCTTGATAAGAATAAAATTAAAAACAGTATTTCATTATTAACTCCCGATGGAGTAGTCACCGTAAAGATTTGGAAAAATCAATATGCAAAGTATGATAAACAAATTAGTATAGTTGGAGACGACGGCAAGAAAAAAGTAATGGAACGCAGTTGGTTCAAACGTGGAACCTTGTTATTTCTTCAAGGTATTCGTCGTGGCAACAGTTTTATCCCAAAAGCTTACAAAGGCAGCCCGTATCGTGTTCCAATTATGAAAATCTTAGAAGTTAATGATGATGGCACAATGGTATTTACTAATAAGCGTTTTGACGAGTAAGGAGGTGAGGAAGTATTATTGGAATTGTTGATTTTGACTTCATTACAAATTCTCGCGGGCTTCCCACTCCTTCATTGGTGGCGATGAAGCTATCAAGTTATTATAAACGAAATGAACCTAAAGAACATATCCGCTTACTAACAGATACGTCGCAAATGATGAATTGTGATTTGGTGTATTTTTTGAGCAATAAACTTCTTGAGGAAATTCCAGATGAAATTTTTATGACAGAAAATATAAAATTTTATGGAAAATATCTTCCAGACGATATACCAAATCTCATCCATCATATGCCGCCAGATGTGTCTATTTATAATGAAGTTGTCCAAAAACGATTAACTGACGATAAAGTCGGCACTGCAAAAGCACTAAGTTTCTTAGACTCTATTTATTATCAAGCTTTCGTAAATGACCAATTAATTCCTGTCCCACCCATGGCGCCAAAAACCAGAGTTTATTTATATGATAAGGATATTTTAGGCAATGAAAAATGTTGGGAAGTGTTTGATTCTATTATAAAAAAACGCCCATCTACTATTTGTTGTGTAGAACCAATTCAATGTCATACAATTTCTCAGTTTTTATATCTGCGTGAGGAATATGAAAAGGTTAGCCGTGCCAATAAAATAATTTTAGATTATTATGTGCCGCCGCATCAATTTGAAAAATACTTTGGAAAATATAAGTTAAAGTTGCTTGGTGAAATAACCACTAACTCTAACATTTCTATTTATTTAGGTAAGAATTATGGCGCGGATTCTTATACTTCAACTTTTTATATACGAAATATTGCTTATTGTATAAATCTTTTATTTAGTTATTATTCTCGTAACATCCCTATATTTTCAGAAATTTACTATCCACCAACAAAAGAACTTAATCCCTATATTGAAATCTATAAAGCAATCCGCAGTTGGTCAAATAGTAATAATAAAGATTTAACTTTTGAGCAAGCTTTTAGAACAAAAAAGCAAAAAGAAATTCTTCAAACTTTAATTGAAAAGAATCCAATTTTTAAGGGCTTTTTACCTTATTCAAAAAATATGTTGATAAAAACTAAAGGAATGTGGAGAGTGATTTAAGTGAATAATTTTGAAGTAAAAGAGCAATTAAAAACTTTACAAGACGAATTTATACGAGTATTAAATGATACCAATAATGTTTTTGAGCTTAATCCTCGCATTAAAGAACTAAAGAAAGAAATTGATAATTGCGCGGCGCAATGCACTCATACAAATGAAGATGGAACAAGCGCCTTTAATAGTGAAGGTATTTGTAGTTTTTGTGGAGTGCGGAATGAGAAATAAGTTCTATCATATTAATTCTCCTGTTTGCCGCACAATGAAACAAGTATTGGATGAATATAATATTCAATACGAAGAAATAACAGATGTAGAGCAAATTTATAATGATGGTATTTTAATTGTTCCATCGTTCTGTTGGAGCGATGGAACAGTTGATACATTTCAAACAATAACTAAAACCTTAAATTGCTAATGGAGTTGAAACAAATGAATTTATGTATTATTAAACGTAATGGCGATATTAAACCTTTTGATAAAGAAAAGATTGTTTTAGCAATTTCAAAGGCTTATCATGGAGAAGATATTCCAAATTATGTTTATGCTATTGCAGATAAGATTGAAGCGATGGCGACAGAAAGCGAAGATTATTTATCTGTTGAAGAAATTCAGGATAAGGTTGAAAATCTTCTTATGGAATTTGATAAGGAAACTGCGAGAGAATATATTAGATATAGGTTTCAAAGAGAAACAGTTAGAAAAAATTCTGTAAAATTTATTAATGCTATTAGTGAAAAATTACAAGGACAAAAAATTGAAAACTCTAATGCCAATATGGATGAAAACTCATTTGGTGGTCGTGTTGGCGAAGCAACCAATGTTATGATGAGACAATATGCTCTTGATAATTGTATGTCAGAAATGAGCCGTAATAATCATTTAAATAACGAAATTTACATTCACGATTTAAATGCTTATGCAACTGGACAACATAATTGTTTGAGTATTCCATTTGATGATTTACTTGCCAAGGGTTTTAATACTCGTCAAACTGATATTCGTCCAGCCAATAGCATCAATACCGCTTTTCAATTGTTAGCAGTTATTTTTCAAGCACAGTCTTTACAGCAGTTTGGTGGAGTGTCCTCAACTCATCTTGATTGGACTATGGTTCCTTATGTCAAGAAAAGTTTTAGAAAACACTATATTGATGGATTAAAGTATATTCATAATATTGAAGATGAAGAATTATTCCAACATATTCCGACAGATGCAGGAATTGAAGATGACGAGTATAAGATTTATAACGGCGCATACAAATATGCAATGGATATGACTAAACGCGAACTTAAACAAGCCGTTGAAGGAATGTTCCATAATCTTAATAGCCTCCAAAGTAGATCGGGTAAGTAAGATTGCCCGTATCCGGCAATATCGGTGAAGCCTAAAAATTATCAAAGAAAATTATAATTAATTAGGAAAATATCTTTGTAAAGTATTCATACTGGAGAACATTTATGGCAAGTAACTTGGGCTGGAAAAAAAGACATAATAAAAATTTGCTCTTATATTTATAAAGATAAAGATAAGTTTTTCCTTAAAAGAAAATATGAAAATTTTTTGAAAATTCAAGGTAATACCGAGATAACTGATTAGATTGCGAAAGGTTAATCAGCATCGTAGAGCGTAGGAGATGAATAAATATAATTCTCCCAAGAGTGTCGGACTTTCTTTATAAGAAAGAAAATGTACGCCGAACTTATAGGAAACTATAAGAATTAGAGGATAAAAAGCCTCTAAGATAACAAAGTGAATCAACTTCCATTCTCTTCCATTAATTATGGAACCTGCACATTACCAGAAGGACGTATGGTTATTAAAGCATTACTTGAAGGTTCCATTAGTGGCGTTGGTAAATTTCATAGAACTTCTGTGTTCCCTTGCCAGATTTTCCAATGTATGAAAGGTGTAAATCGTAAACCTGGTGACCCAAATTATGATTTATTTTTATTAGCGTTAAAATCTACCGCACTTCGTTTGTATCCTAATTATTGTAATGTTGATTGGAGTGTAAATGAAGGGTATGATAAAAATGACCCAACAACATATGTTTCAACGATGGGTAAGCGAAAACTACAGCTCATCTAAAATCTCTTGAACCGCGCTCGCGGGTGTCGCAAAATGCGGCTAACGGTTAGGACCTAATAGGTTGAGACCGTGCCAAGATTTATTTATAAATAAGGTGTATCGACTATCCCTGATGAATGTAAGGGAGTAGGGTTAGAGATAAGCACTAATCCGAAGCAGGAGACGTCTTTTGACGAAGATATAGTCAGTGCCGTTGGCAACAACGGATAAAACGTGTAGAACTTATAATGGCTTTGATATTAATGGTCTTGGCTTTAAAAAGGATGGCCGTGGTAATCTTGCCCCAGTTACCGTTATTCTACCTACTTTAGCGATGGAAGCAAAAGAAAAGTTAGAAAACTTAGCGCAAGTTTCTAATATCACTACTAATGAAGATAATCTTATTGAAGAATTTATGTCTATTCTTGATACTAAAATTCACGAAGCAAAAGATATGCTACTTGAGCGTTATAAACTAATGTGTTCTCAACCAGCTTCTGCCGCAAGATTTATGTATGAAAATAATACAATGGCCGGATATATTCCAGAAGAAGGAATTGAAAGCGCACTTAAGCACGGAACCTTGGCTATAGGTCAAATTGGTTTGGCAGAAACCTTGCAAATTCTTGTTAAATGCGACCATACTACCAAGAAAGGTATGGAATTAGCAAAGAAAATTGAGCAACTTTTTAATACAAGATGTAAAGAATTTAAAAACGAATATAAATTAAATTTTGGTGTCTATTATACTCCCGCAGAATCATTATGTGGAACAGCATTGGTTAAGTTCCGTGAAAAATATGGCGTTATTCCAAATGTCAGTGATAGAGAGTATTTTACGAACTCCATACATGTCCCGGTATGGAGAGAAATTAGTCCTTTTGATAAAATTGACATTGAAAGCGAACTTACGAATTATAGCAATGCTGGTTGTATTTTATATACTGAATTGCCTTCAGGAGTAAAGAATAATATCGCCGCATTAGAAGAACTGGTAAATTATGCTATGGATAAAGATATTCCGTATTTTGCGATTAATGTTCCTAATGATATTTGCTTAGATTGCGGTTATAGCGATGAAATGAATGATATTTGTCCACAATGCGGTAGCGATAATATTCAACAGCTTCGTAGAGTTACTGGATATTTGTCTACTACTTGGAAACATTTTAATCACGCTAAGCAAGAAGAGACAAAAGAGCGCGTTAAACACGCTCATTAAGAGATGATATTATGAGTAAAATAGCCGGAATTTATTATAATGATACCGCCGCAGGACCTGGTTGGAGTGTTTCTGTTTATTTTAGTGGTTGTGAGAAACATTGTCCTGGTTGCCACAATCCAGAAGCTCACAATAAAAACTATGGTGAGGACTTCACAGAAAATACAATTAAAAAAATTCTTTCAAGTCTAATTTGTAATGGATTACATCGTCATTTAAGTATTCTCGGCGGCGAGCCTTGTTCTCAATATAACATTGATAGTGTATTACAACTATGTATTGAAGTTAAAAAACAAAATCCTGAAACGCCAATTTATCTCTGGACGGGCTTTACACTTGCAGAATTATCTACTCAATTAACTTCAGAGCAATATACTACTTTAAGCCGCAATATAGATTATCTAATTGACGGCCCGTATATTGAAGCACAGCGAGATATTACTTTACCGTTGCGTGGGAGCAAGAATCAAAAAATTTATCATATAAAACATAATTTGCTGAAAAACGGGACTATTGATTGTGAATATGAAGATATAACAGAAAGGTTTTGAGGGAAAATATGGAATTACTAAGACAAAAGGAATGTGCAAAAAGCATAACAGTTTATGGATTTAATCACGAACACGAGGAAGTAATTCTTACTATTGATAAAGCTTTTATTCCACACAATTCTATTAGGTTAAGTAATTATGCGAGTTTGAACCAATTGACTTTTCAATTTGCTTGTCTAACCGCGAGAGATTATGAAATTCTAAAAGCTGTTTGTGAAGAACGACCTTATTGGTCTTTTACAGTTGCAATGCAGGAGATTTGGCGCTCTAGTGATACACATGAAGATAAAACTATTAAACGTGTTTATGGGCCATTCAATCGTATCCAATTAAGTTATGAGCTTAATAACGAGACTCCAGCAATCTATACCTTAACTTTAGATAATAATTAATAAGAGGCTTTATGCCTCTTATTTTTTTTAGAAAAAATTTGACAAAAAATATTTTTTAATTTATAATAAGAAAAAAGGTTAGGGAGTAATCAATATGGCGCCTGGATGGATTGTGGTTATATGTATTGTTGGATTTTGGGTAATATCAACAACAGTTTTTAGTGTTTATTTATATAAAAATCTTAAGAAAGATAAGCAACTCAAACAAGCAATACAAGAAAGAGAAGAATGTCTTGAAAAATTAGATTCTCAAATAAATAGTCTGCATTTACAACTTACTGATTTAACTGATAGCTATAATCGTATTTATGTAGATAAGCAATATGCTAATGATGAATTACAGCAACTTGTGCAACGATGCGACATACAACAAACTCAATTAAATAATCTTAATTCTACCATTAAAGAAAAGAAAGATTTTATTGAAAATGGAATTGAGTAGTTAGCTATGGCAAAGCATAATGAGTTAGAATTACGTTTAGAAAACGCAACTAAAGAAGCTGACGAAAAAATTACAAAAGCACAATAGGATTGCGAATTATTAATTGCTAAATATACTTATGCCGCAAAAGACGCAAAAGATTAGTATCTTGCAGTTATAAGTGCGTTAAATAAAGTTGAAGAAAATTTAGTTAATATAATTAATATTTCTGATGCAGATAAATCAGACATAGAATTATTAACAACTTATGTAATTCCAAAAATTCAACATACTGATACAATCTATAAATTGATTTGGTCAGAATATTATCAAGCTCCGACAAACGAACTCTTAACAAATATTCTCCCAAATAATGATTGCTCTGGTATTTATAAAATTACGAATTTAGAAAATAAAAAATGCTATATTGGCCGCTCCACAAATGTAAAGCGTCGTTTAATTGACCACATTAAAAGTTCTATTGGAATCGGCACTATAGCAAATCAAAAAATACATGATGTAATGCGAGAAGAAGGACTATGGAATTTTTCTTTTGAGCTTCTTGAAGAATGCGCAAAAGACCAATTAGGTGATAGAGAAAAATATTATATTGACTTCTTCCAATCTAACCAGCCGCAATTTGGATATAATGTTGTGTCTGGTAGTGCATTTAAGGGGTAACAATGCTTATACAACAATCAAAACCGGCAGAAAAAGATACCCAACTTTATATTAATGGAAACAATATTTCATACTTTATTTCAGAACACGGAGAAGGTAAAACCGCGGAAACTTTACGGCAAGCCATTTATCGTGGAAATGTTATTGTTGCACCTTGGGAAAAGCCTTATGAACAATATGGTTTTAATAAATTTTGCGATAACGTAGCAAAACAAGACTATAAAATTACTTATTTAACACTTCATCAAATGGAAAAAATAAGCGAAGAAGGCTTAGAAGAAAAATACAGTGAAAACCATCCTTTAGAAGTTTGCGTTGATGAAGGTCGTATTTTACTTCAAGAACTTTTACGAGAAAAAATTGGAGTACCAGTTAAAGTTAATTTTATGGCTTTAGACACAGGAGATATTGATACATGAGTGAAACTGATTTTCAGAATCTACCCGAAATTACCGCCGCAGAAGCTACAGAAAAAGGACTAACCTCTATTGTGAATGCTGAGGACGCCGCGCCGCCTCCTGATGTGTGGATTCCCAATCGTGCAGAACGAAGGGCAATGAAGAAAAATTCTAAGAAAGCAATTAATAATATGCTTGCAGGAAATAAGTTTGCTCGCGGCTCAGCATTAGTGGATAAGAATACACGGCAAGAACTTTATAAGGCCGCGTATGATAAATTAAAGAATTTTAAAACTGAAGAATATAGACATCAAGCGAAAGGATAAGATAAGATGGAAACAAACGAACTAATTAAAGAAAGCAAGACTTGGCGGGTGCGTTCTGAAAAGACGGCAATTGAAATTATTAATGAATGGAAAGATAACGCTATTGACGGCGGTTATACAGTCAAGAAGTCTGGCTATGTAATAAAGCAGAAAAAGTCTAAAGGGGAAATTATTGATGAATGTTTTCTCGTGACCGTAGAAGTAAGTTATGAACTATGAGGTATAAAAATGGACGAATTACTTAAAATGATTGAACAATTACTTCAACTTGAAGATCCAGTATTTAATGCTTCTCGTGAATTAATTGAAAAGCGTATTTTTGAATCTTTTAGCGGCCCAGAAGGTGAGAAAGCAATTCACGCTACTGCGAATGCTTTCCGCCAAGAAGGATACAGCCGTATGGAAACTGTTCAAGCTTTAGAAACATTCAAAGAGAATTATGCTAATCTATTAGATTCTTTTAAAGAAAAAACAGAAAATGAAGAAAAGAAAAAGTTTTTAGATAATTTAAAAGCTTCTTCTGTTGCTTACTTTAACGCCGTTCTTCCTGTTTATGAAGCAGAACATCCCCTGATTTCCATCCAACTTCTGCGGGAAGGTGCAAAAGTTCCAACTTATGCGCATCGTGGCGACCAAGGTTGTGATTTATATTTACCAGAAGATATTACCATTGAGCCAAATGCTCGTGGTGTAATTATTCCTCTTGGTATCGCAGTCGCAATTCCTGCTGGTTGGGCTTTGGCAATTCGTCCTCGTAGTGGTTTGAGCCATAAAAGCACACTAAGGGTTTCCAACACTCCAGGCACAATTGATACTTCCTTTAAAGATGAAGTAGGAGTAATTGTAGATAATCTATCTGATTCTCCCTTAAGTCTTAAAGCTGGAGACCGAATTGCGCAATTTATTTTAGAAAAGAATTATCAAGCTGATTTTGAGATTGTAGAAAATGTAAAAACCATTGGAGAAGACCGCGGTGGCGGTTATGGCTCTACAGGAAACTAATGGCAATTAACATCTACACCGTCCAAAGTGATGCCATGGCTAATGGCTGGATTGTTTTGGACGAAGAATACAAAAATCTTAAAACCCCTATGAAGTGGTAGTGTCCAAAAGGGCATATTACTTCATAGACTTATGAAGATTGGAGAAAAAAACACCGGTGCGTAGAATGTGAAGAAGGCGGTTTATTTATTGCAAGAAATAAGATTTTACCACCAGCTTCAGGTGTTTATCGTGTTTTATCTCTTGATGCTGCGACAGGAACAACGGGATGGTCAATTTTTGATAATAAGAAATTAACTTCTTATGGAACTTTTTCAACAAATTCAGAACATTCCGCGACTTAGCGTATCAATGAAGTTAAAAAATGGTTAGCAAATAATTTAAAAATTTGGCAACCTAATGGTGTTGGAGTTGAGAATATTTAGTATCAACAACAACGCGGAGTAAAAACCTTTTAGACTTTAGCTAATCTTCAAGGCGTTTTAGTAGATTTTTTATATGAGAATGGGTACAATTATTTACTTGCAGGTTCCTCCACTTGGCGCTCATATGTTGGTTTGAATCACGGCGACAAACGAGAAACTGCAAAACAAGCAGCTCAAAATTGGATTTTATCACAATATAATATTTCAGCAACACAAGATGAAGCTGATGCAATAGCGATGGGAGTTTATTTTTCTCATCAACTATATGATAAAAAGAAAATCACCTGGGGCGAAGAAATTTAAATGAAGATTACTTTATATAATTTAATGCAATCAATGCCAATTTTCCAAAAGTTAGTTGTCCAGCCTTTTCCAGCTAAACAGGCTTTTTTATTAGCACGCCTAACTAAAAAGTTAGATGAAGAAATGACCAATTTTAACGATTGTCGCCGCGAACTTATTTTAAAGTATGCACAAAAAGACGCAAATGGCGAAGCAATTTTTGAGAATGATTCTGTCAAACTAATGGAAGGCAAAGAAGCAGATTTTCAAAAGGAAAGTATTGATTTACTAAATACTGAAATTGAATTAGCCATTACTCCTATTAAGTTAGACTGGTTAGAAAACGCAACCTTAACTCCTCAAGAAATGGCAACTATTGAACCTTTTATTGAAGAATAAAAAAATAAAGAGGGTAGCAGAAATGCTACCCTCTTTTTTTATTCTTCAACTAATTTTACAGTTTTTCCTTTACTTGTGATTGTTCCATCATAATATAGAACAAATTCTGCTTGATTCGCATCTTGGCTACCAGCCATTAATACAACATCTTTAGCGTCCTTCGCGGCGCCATTTAGGCATACATAACCTTCACCACTACCAATGGTTAATTTTCCCGTTAAATGTAAATTACCATTCTAATCAGTATATAGTGTTTTCTATTTATCAGTATTGTACATTGCCAAGCCATACTAAGATTGACTATCTGTCGCGCCGGTATAATGACGGCCTAACTATACCAAACGGTTATCAGACTTATCATAAACTTCAAAACCATCTTCACTACTAATGCGAACTGCGCCATTCTACGCACCAATTTTTAAACCATTCCAATCCAAAGAAAGTAACTCCGTTCCTTTTTGTTGAAACAAAAGGCCGTTTTCATTAAATCTTACGAAGGTCGTAGTATCAATATTTAAAGCGTTATTCGTAGAACTAACAGTAGTATCATCACCAAAAGCATACAAACCGCTTTCATTCCATTGGAACCGAGTTTGGTCGCCACTAAGAATACGAATAAATTTAGTGTCAATTTGACCCGCGGTAATAAGTGAAGCATTAATACCTTTTGGGGTAATACCAGTACTCCAAATTCGTTCACCATCCGCGTCAACAGAATCAGAGCAAAAAATACCACCGCCAATTAACTTAATCTAACCATAAACTCCATTGCGATAAGCGCTTTCATTGGTAATAATCATACCACCAGATTTATCTAAGGTAAGAGTGTTATTACCAAATTCAAAATGTGCATTTGTATTATCTAAGGTTTGCTGTAGTGTTTCTTGTGCAATCTCACCATTAGAAGTAAATGCCTATGCCGCGATATTATATTGAGTTTGGTTTTGTTTCATTGCTTCGTTTTGAGCAGAAATTGAAGAGAACAAATCTTCAAATTTTGTTTTGTAATTAGCAATAGTAATTGTATCTTTAGAAGGCTGATCTAATTGATATTTTATCCCTGAAACATAACCACGTTCTCGTTCAGCATCAATTGTCCAGTCACAAATATAAACAAGTTGGCCAAGTTCAATATGCTCCATTTCATCTGGAATATTGCCTATTTCAACTTCATAAGAATATTTAGGCTTGGAATTATCTTTTGCAACTTGTCGTGCATCCAGATATAGCATTTCATTCGCGCGAGAAACCTAATAAATAATATTGTAATCAAAGTCAAGGATATATTTAATTAGATTATTATTTGTAACCTTTAAAGTGATATATGGCCGCCCCTCGCGAAGCATAATTTGGTAATCTTCATATTTAATTAAATCAGGATTATTTTCTACTTCGCCATCAGCGTTAATGGTATGCGTTGCATTGCAGTGAACAACTAAATTGTCAGAATTATAATTAACATTTCTATAATCTAATTTAACTCGTGGATAAACAATAGGATATTGAGTTATGTCATTAGAGGTAATTGTTAATTTTGGGCTATATTGTCGTACTGCTGTTGCGGACGCAGCATAAGATACTTGAGTGTAATTCTCATAATTAATATCCGTAGCGTTAAGTAGAGCAACAGGAATAATATGTGGGTTATTTTTATCTTTACTTGTATTTAAGAAAGCAAAGACAAATCCACCATTATTATAAAGACTTCTTACGCCTAAAAATTGTTGCAAACCTGCAAAACGAGAAGTAATGTCAATTGCTAAAGAAGAAACTTCCTCTTTAGGCAACCATGGAATAGGCTGTAATGTGGTATTTGTGGGAATATTATAATATAATAAAACTTTTCTAATATAACCAAAAACAGGAGTATTATCTATAACACCAGTATCATGTGGGTCTAATTTTAAATATAAATGCGAACCTTTGGGTAAAGTATCTGGAAGATTAAAATAAAAGAAATCAGAATTATAACAAATTCTGTATTGCTAAGTTTTCGTTAATCCAACTTCTTCTGTAATTTCCGCACTAAATTCAGGATGTTCAAGTTCAATAACAAATTCTTCAACATTGTTTAAAGCATCAGACTGATATAGTTCCGAAAGGTCAATATAAGGATAATATTTGTTTGTATAATTAGTAACTCCTTCAGTGACAACATAGTAATTCTTTTGCTCATCCTCAAACAACTTATCATCAAAAATATAATAAGTATTTGTTTCAGGATGACTGTTTTCTCTTGAAAATACCGTATTAATGCCTTGACCGGGGTCTTCATAATCTTCTGCTTGCCAATATCCTTCACGAACCGCGGGGCCAAGTAAGCGTTCAAATTGATAATTTAAATCTTCTTTTTCTTTCTATAATTCTTCACGAGCAAGAGTATTATTTTTTATCTATTGATTTAAACCACATTTAGTGATGTCTGGGTCTTCATGGTCAATCTTTTCTTCAAGAAGTTTAATGGCATCTTCTTTTTCCGCGATTGTTGCTTCAAAGCGCGTGCAAATTGCTGCATATTTGTTCTTTGGCCAATAAGACAATTTAAAATAAACAATCGCGCCTGTGGAGAAATTATTAAAACCAGTATTTTTATTTTCTAAAGAAGTATAAACTGTGCTTGGAAAGCCATCTTCATCAGTCATAATAAACCAATCGTTAGGTAAAGAAGCGGCCTGTCCTGGAGAAGATTTTACAAAATAAGGCGCCGGTATATTAGGATCTGTGCTGCCATATTTAAATAAACATTTTTTGCCTTTAGAAGGATTATGCTCATAGGCAGAATTGTTATAGCATTCAATCGTAGAAGCATCAATACCAGTTACTCTAAAAGTACCTTGATTAATATTTGATGCAGTTTGTGGAACAAGCGTAACAGAATAAGAATTATGCTCATCTTTCACAACTGGCTGCTTATAAGTATCATTATCGCGCAAAGTTTGGTAATTACCTAATTGTTCTTGCGCACTCGCTAATTCAGCTTTTGCAGTGGCCAATTCCGCTTGGGCATCATTCAAAGAAATAGTTAAATCATTATATTCTTGTTCTAATTTGATATATGCGCTATTAATGATGTTTAGCTATGTTTTGTAAGTATGCTCGATCCAATCATATTGTTCATCAGTAACTGAACCAATAGAATGAAGATAATCAAAGTTAAGAATAAAATCATCCAGTAAAGGATTACTTGGTGTATCCGCAATACTAACATAACCAGTATCAGAAATTTCAGACTGTAAAGGAGTTACATACAATTTCGTATAAATTTCACTGCTATCAATAGTGCGGCTAATAGACTGCAAATTATGTTGATAATTAATCGTATATGGGTCATCAGTTTTAATCGCGCGATTATAGAATACAACTCGTTTGCCTGTCCAAACGCGGCCAATCTCGTCCCAATAAGTGCCACGAAAATAGCCGTGATCATCTACTTCATATTCATAAGTACAAAATACGCCAAAAGCTTCTGCAATGTCTTGGGTAATATTATATTTATTGCTATTAGAACAATTTACATAACGCGCTTTTTCTTTAAAAGAAGTTACTTTTGTGGGTACTAATTGTTCATATAAAACTTTGTCATTTTCATCTTTTACTGGCCAAGTAATCCAATTGGTAACATAAGCATCTTCGTAAATAGTTTCTTCATCACGAATTTGATACAACTATCTACTTGAGCCAGAATTAATAACTAACCAATTTTTATCCTTATTATTTAATGTTTCTGCCGCGCCGCGTGCATTATAAAAACTATATCCATCTAATTGTGCGGCCATACCACCGTCAATAAGGAAATCACTTGCATCCTAAAAATAACCGCGCCAGTCCATACGGATTTCATAACTCCAAGGAGTAAGCCAACGAATGACATTACCAGCTTCATCGCGGATATTTGGAAACACTTTATCTAGCCAATAATTTATGTTTGCTATTGTACTGCTATCTTTTGCAAAGTCAATTTCTAAGGTGTCAGCAGTTAATTCAAGTTTATATCCCACTTTTCCTAATTCGGCAAAAGCCAAACCATTACCAGTGACTTCTTTATAAACTCCAAAACTATTATCACGCCGATTTACGATTTTGTCAATAATGAAAGGAAAAACTTTTGTAATATAGCCATCCTCAGCAGAATCATCCGCGAACTAAATGCTAACTTTTAACACTCGTGTGTTTTCTGCTAATATTCCAGTTTCAATATCTTTCCATCTTGGATTAGTGATTCGTTCATTAGGAACTTCACTAATGAAATATTTTGGAATTTTTAATGTTAAGGTCTGCGTTCCATCATCCTTTATCTCCATCGCCGGTTCTACGACTTGACCCAAATAGTGGTCGTCATAGGACTACAAGTTTCCAATAAAGTTATCTTGTAGTCCATAGACGTCAATCTTATATGGGCGGGATTTTTGAGATAGATTAAATTTAACGCTCAATTAAATCCCTCCAATACTCTTTAAATATATGTATATTTGTATTTTAATGTAGCTGTTTCAACAGTAAAAGTGGAGTTTCCCTTCTTAAAAATTAGATAATGATATGAATTGATTTTTCCGGTTTTCTTATCTAAGGTATCTCCACCATCTAACATTAAGTAAGGAGATAAAGCCATATTACTGCAATTTTCTTTGATAGATGTTAAACGTTGTAAACCGCCAAGTAAATCATTATTATATTTATAATCTACAGTGCAAACTCCTAATTCACTATCAAAGGTTAAGGTGTAATCATAAAAGGAATTAGTTAAAAAGTTCTCATTAGTAAAATCATCAGAATTTCGTTCATCATTATAATTTGCAAACATACACAACATTATAATATTAAAGAAGCCAAACCAATTCACTTCAATCTAAGCATTATTTCCTACGGGGCCAGTATATATTTTAATTTTGTTCTTAGTGAAAGTATTCGTGCCTTCATTTTCTACTACCGTTTCACTTTCTGGAATATATAGCTAAGGGGATTTTTGCTTACCATCATAACTCATAATAGTTTGAATTGCATTGGCAGCCCAACTTAGTACTTTGCCATTAACAAGTTCCTCTCGCAATCTTTCTTCTAATGATACTGCGGCGGTAATTTCTTCTTGCTCATAATAGTCATGAGCAATTTTTATTGCCTTATTTACTTGCTCAAAAGTTTCTGGTAAAGAAAATTTGAAGGTCTAACTTAATTGTTGGTTAGCTAAATCTCCTGTTGAAGAAGCTAATACAGAATAAGTTGTACCAATAACATTATATGGAGGTTCAGCAAATAAACTGCCAGATAATTCCGCGGCAGTATTGTATTCATCGTTTATTTCATTAAAATAAATTGGCTCGCAATTAGCAGATAACTATGGCAGCAACTCACTATTTACAGCGTGCCGCAAAGAAAACCGAAGTACAGATTCACTATTATAAGTAGAAGGATTGTAATAACGAAAAGAACTACATTGAGTAAAAGTGATGTCTTTAAAAGTTCCTTTCTAATCAATTAACTAATTTGCGCCAATACAACAGTCCCCAATACCAGTCCAACTATCCCTTGCAGGAATATTACTATGATACATCATACGAAGTGCAGCCTATTGATTATCGTTAGTTTTCGCGGTAGCTAAATCTTTTATCGTGCTATCTAAAACGTGCTAAAAAGCGAACTAAAAAGGTTTATCCTAAATTAAGGTTAATTTACATTCGCCTTTATAAATTCTTGTTTTAAGTGGAATACCAGCAATAGTATCTTCCGTAAGAAAAGGAATAAAGGTAAAATTAACTACACTTTCAATTCTAACATAACAATAACGATCCCACCAAGTATCTTCATAAAATTGTCCATAATATCCTGGTCGGAAGAGCCGCTTAAATTCGCTAAATTGTTGTTCTGTCATACCATCTGTTGCCAGATTATATGTATATTTTTTTGTCTTAATTGTTGTTCCCCAATAATATTGTCCCATAACGCCATTAATGGTTGATGTTTCATCTTCAAATTCCGGTGAACCATCAAAAGAGTACCGGTCGCTACTTGTTGTAGCGACCAGTCCAAATTCACTAATATGATGGCCATTGAAACTAAAATCAATGAACTCTTTTTCCCAAGGCATTAGGTTTTTAGTAAGTTCTTCAACCTAAATACCCATAATCCTTTACCTCCGAGAAACACTGCGACTTGAGGATTTCGCAGCAATAGAATACATACGGTCCATAATGTCATTGGAGATGTCTTCAATGTCATAGGAGTCGTTAAGTTTCGCGACGGAGATTTGAATGGCTCCATCGGAAATATTGATAGAGTTAGAGTTTGAAGTTGTATAATTTTGAGAAGCAAGATTGCCAGCAAAAGAATCGTAATGAGCTTTTAGAACATTTACAAAGTCAGGATTTTTTTGAGTGAAAGAAACAAGTTGCTCTAAACCACGAGTTTGGCTAGCATTTAAGATATATTCGGGATTTTCTTGTGTGCCGTGAAGCATATATAAGCCAGTATTCGTGGCGGAACCACCTGTCTTACGTTTGGTAACTTTATAATTCTTCTTATACTGATTAGGAATAGAATTACTTGCACCACTACCACGGACAACTGCATTACCAGCAGCATTACGTTCAACCGTTCCGCCTTTCTCTTCGGCTTGTGCGGCTTTCTTATTTAAATAGCTCGCGGCGCTTTTAGCGTCATTACTACGAACGCCAATCTTTGTGCCATCAGCCATAGTTACATAATAGTACCCTGTGCCACTAGACTTGCTTGAAGGGCTACTTCCACCAGAAGAGCTACCAGAACTTCCACCACCGAAGTTATTATTACTCTGGTTCTTTGCCTTCTCATTATCATCGCGACGCTTCTTTTCTTGAGCAATATGTTCAAAGAAAGTTTGTTCAGCTAAACGAGAGGCTTCTTTCTAAGCTGCAGCAATCTACTCATTAGAACTTTGACCATTAACATTCTTAAGCATATAAGAATTATAAGTGTCTAAGTAATCTCTGTCCCACCCCGTGCGAGTCGCGGCATCAACAGAATCATAGACATCCTTATAACCTTCTTTCCACTTAGAAGTGTCACTTGTATTATTCTTTAATGTTTCAAAAGCGGGTTCAGCATACTTATTAGAAAGCATAGTAGAACGCTCATTTTCACTATACAAACCAATCTTAAATGCCCATTCTTCTAGCATTTTCTTTTGCTCTAAGTTTGCCTTTTCTAAGAAACTATCTGCACCAGCACCGCTTAAGAAATCAAGCATAAAGGCATTGCCCTAATCCATGATTTCATAAGCCTTAGTCCATAATACACCATTTTCCTTTTCATAATCTAAAGTATCTTGGAGTAATTGGACTTGCTGTTCCATTAACTCAGTTTGCTTAGTATTAGCATCCTTAATAACCTCAAGCGCATCTTCTTGCTTTTGGAAGTATTCGTCTTTTAGCTTTTCGCTAATAGTTTTTTCTAAGCTCTAAATCTCACTTGCGCTACCGCCGCTACGACGAAGTAGAGAAAGTTGTCGTTGTAAGGTTTCCCGTTCAGCAATATTTTGGTTATTAGAATATTGATTCTTTTCCTTAGTAATTGCATCTTGAATAGAGTCAGCGTAAGCTTTGTTTGCGTCAGTGATAAGTTTATTAGATTCTTTTAAATCCTTAATAACTTTTTCCTTGACTTGAACAATAGCATCATAAATCATTTGGCTAACTTCAATTTCATTATCACGAATTTCATCATTAACCTTTTGAATTTCTTCTGCTAAGCTTTCTAATTTTTCTTCTGTTTCTTGTACAGAATCACGAAGACCATCATAGTCATCAATTGGTTCTTGCAAAGCACTAAAGAATTCTTGAACATACTCTTCATCCGTCCATTCTTTCTTAGTGTATTCACCATTGCCAACTGTTTTACCGTTTTCATCTTCGATTTGACCTTCTTCCCAAGTGAAGCCACGCTTAAATTGACCATTAGTTACTTTCTCAATCCAAGCAACCTAATCTTTAATGGTATAGCGTTCAGGATTATCGCCCATATCGTTAAGTTCTTGTAAAACTTCAAGGGCACCTTTACCACCATTAGTCTCATTACCTTCAACATATTGTAATACGCCATCTGCGCCAACTTTATAGAACTTACTAATCCAGTTGGAAGAATCATTAATAGCGTCAGCTTGGCGCTTTAATTCGTCTTGTTGATAACGGTATAAATCACGTTGAGTGTTAAGTTGGTCTTCAAGTAGGGCCTGACTTTCTTTTAGATTGCGGAGATAAGCAGCACCTTGGTCAAAACCTTTAGAGAGGTTATTGCGCTGCGCAACAAGAGTATTGATGCGATTTTCAAGATCAACAATTTGTCTTGAAAGGTTATACCATTCTTGTAAATCTGCAATGTAGGGTTTGAGGCTGGCGTTCTTTCCGCCACCACCTCCACCTCC